TATTAATTTGTGTTTGGAGGTTTCCAGACACACTTGAGGTTGTACTCAATAATGTGTAATTCGTTAAATCAGAAGAGTTTGCCTTGGTATTAATTTGTGTTTGGAGGTTTCCAGACACACTACTTACTTCTGTTTTACCAATATATTCAGAATATTGTTGTTGTGTTAAATGGTAATAACTATTGGTGCTTCCGCCTTGAATACTCAATAATGTATTATGTGGAATATCCCCGCCAGATATAGTTGAATCTATAACTACGTGCTGTCCATCCCGTGTTATATTAATATTTGTACCTGGATATATTGTAACATCACCGACTATAGAATTTACTGTATTGACGTGATTTGTATTAACATGATCATTAATTTGACTTTGTAGATTATATAATCCACTCGTACTAGGCGATTCACCAAGAATAGCCGCAAACGATTTAAATTGTAAATGCTTTGACCCAAGAGGATCTATAGTAACCATTAAAACATCTTGTACATTTCCTATCTTAGTAGGAAATACTATTGACCCAGATGCTGGTGTTGATGCTATTTCTAATATACCATTTATTTTTAAGTTACCATAAATATCCATTAGTAATCCTCAATTCTATTTATAAAAAAATTATAATCTACTTGACAACATACCAATAAACTGGTTTCTTTGCTCATCGGATAAACTTTCAAGTTGATTTTTAATACTATTCCTAAAAACTTCAAGTTGCTGCTTAGAAACCTTATGACCCTCTCGGATTAAACTTTTCTCTAAAGCAACTAAGATTTTATTAAGCATGTTTTCATCTAGTTTATTCATTTAATTTCCTTTAAGGCACCAAGCCCAATGGTTATTTACATATTCCTTTTTATTTACTCTACAAAATTCTTTAACTGCTTCCTGGACAGTCTTTCGTTTATTTTGGTTCCTATTCTTCCAGTTCCAATCGTCACCACAAATCAAAGCATCTGGAAATAAACTATAAGCAACTGTTAAGTCACTAAAAACCGCTTCATATGAATGATCAGCGTCTATATAAATGAAATCAGGCTCCAAGGAACTTTTAGCCACTTCAAGCATCCCTTTAATCGTAGATGCTCTTAGTGGATAAACTCGTTCCTTAAAGTCACTTTGATTTACTAAAAAAGTCTCATAAAGAGTAGGTAATTTATCCTTAACATCTTCTCTACCTTGATGTTCTATAGATCCTAACCAAGTATCTATACAGATCACTCTTGCTCTTGAGTTATTTAACCAGTACCTAGTAGATTTTCCTAACCAAGAACCTAGTTCGACTATAAGTAACTTATTAGCCACTAAAGGAACTAAAAGTTCCTCATTCCACTTAGGGAACCATCCATGGTCGCTCTTAGGAACTTTAGGAACTTCTGGATACTTAAATTTACTAAAAAAACCGTTCATCCCTTTATTATAGCAAATTAAAAAGTAAATTTGGTGACTGTCCAGTTTGCATTTCTTAATAAAATATTTCTCCAGTCATTGTAAAGGGTCAGATTTTCTGTATAGTTACCTTCAGCGTCTCCTGTGGATCCCATATTGCAATTATTTGCGGCATGGTCTATGTGAGCATATGTATTAAAGTCTGAATCATTTACTCTGGGGAAATTATATATTAAGTTATTTAAGTCTTCTTTAAAGTTCTCAAGTACTATAATTTCAATATCTTTTCTCTCTGGTTCTGTTTGGCTCAATAAGGCACAATCAGATAGGATAACCTCATAGTTACCAGAAGGAGAAGCGGTAGTTGTATTGAAAAATGAAATTTCTTTAAATTTTCTAAAAATATACTTATCTTGGTTATTTACTTTCTCTACTTTTAACTGAGATAGTTCATTTATTTGCTTAAAGTAAATTCTTTGATTGGTTGCGTCAAATACTTGAACGAAAATAGGATCTGGTTCATTTTTCCAAGAACAGTTTCCCTCCTCACAAGTAGAATCTAAAGTTAATGTTTCTATTGCTCCTGTTGTCTTAGTAAATTCATTAGCATAATAAGTCTTAAAAGATACTACGTCTGTGCAATATTCTACATTATTTGATGATTGGGAACTTGAAGACTGAAGAATATAACATGGTTCTGGATCTTGAGCTACTGAAGTTACTTCATTGTTCTCTAAGCAACCACAATGTTCGTGGTCGTATTTAATCTGAATAGTTTCTCCAACATATCTAAAATTATTATCTATCATAAACTGCTTAGTCTCTTCAATATTATCTCTAATAGAATCAACGTAGATTCTCTTATTAATAAAATCAATAGTAACTTCATTTGAATTCAAGTTGCTATTAGTAACTAAGTTTCTTATATCATCATCTGATAGTTCCATAAAGTTCCTTTATTAACCGTACCGCCAAACATCCCAACCCCAGAATCCATATATGTATCTCCCTAAAGTATCTGCTCCACTTGCAGATTGCCAAGCTCCACCAGGAATATACTGTTTTTCGGTCCACGTTATATCTATTGGATTAAAAATATACCATCGCTCATAGTTTCTACCAACTACAGCGCCTCCTGTTTGTGCGCCCATATAAATTGTTCCGTAATAATTTACCCACGTTAAATTATAGTAATCCCAAAATAGGGGAGCGTCAGTAAAATAAGACCAATTACCGTTTTGAAATTTATATAATTTAGCGGGATTATTAGTACAGTAACTTCTTCCACATCTTCTATGTGAAGCTAATCCATATATAGTATTATCTATTGTTAATGTATGTAAATAATACCAATCATATAAATCTGGAAACTCATTACCATCATACCAAACACCAGTATTTGGATTATAATAATGAATCGTTTTTGTTAAATAAGGACACATATCAGAACAGCCATCACCAAAACACTGATAAGCCCAATCTTCACCGATAACCATTATTATATTATTATCGGTAGTAGCTACTGCTTGACAATAAGATGCTCCTGGTCTATCTGCTAATCTAGTCCAAACACCAGAAAGAAGATCATATGAATAGAACTCACTATAATATGGTTGAGAACATCCATACGTATATGAACCGCAATAAATTTTATTATCTAAAAATACTGTGTATCCTATAGATCTTGTTGCCCTTAACGGATAGTCAGATACTTTAGACACCAAATTTGAAATCGGATCATATTTAATAATTTCTTTTGATGTCGCAGAATATAATTCACCAGCATAAGCGTATGATCTATTACCATTTCCGTTACCAATCGCCGCATATGATGAAGATGTCATATAGGTCCACACATCAGCTATAGGAGGCCATGAGTCTCTTGATGAGCTACTAGATGAACTATTGGATGAACTTGAGTTACTTGATGAACTAGATGAACTAGAATTAGATGAACTTGAGGAGCTAGAGTTACTAGAGGAACTTGAGGAACTATTTGAGCTACTAGAAGAATTTGAGCTTTCGGAACTAAATTGTCTAATGAGAGGATTTTCGCCTGTTTGTTCATTACAGCAACTTTGAGTAGATATGATTAAAGTTCCTACTAGTTCCTGGGAGTTACTTAACGCTGGACATTTAGTAACTATAATTTCAACGATTCCACTATTTCCTGTATTGGATCCTTCATCAAACGAATAAATCAGTTTATAAGAGTTACTTAGAGTAGATATTGACTGTAAGCTAAAAGCAGATGAGTTCAGATTATATGAGTTAAAGTTATTATTGAACTCAGTATCTATTATAAGATTAACATTAGAAGTAACTACATTTTCTATTGTATCTAAGTCACTATAAGAGACTGGATACCCGTCTTGGCTAAAATTATGTATGGGGATCTCTATTGTAATATTATTATATGCGGTATAAACATGGTCACTTGGTGTTCTCAATTCGTGACTATATAAACTATTGTCTGATTTTTTATATTTAATAGAAGTTAAGCAGACGCCATCCAAGTAACTATTATCTTTAATTAGTGAGTACTTAATATTTATTCTTTTAGCATCCAACGCAACGAAATTATCATAAACCCACAAAAAAGTATCATTACTTGGTGAGTAAATATTTAATGGAAAGTTGATTTCTTTTGATTCAACTGTACTGTTTCCACTGAAGTTTTTCTCTACGAACGATCTTGGGTTTATTTCCGAATAAAAGCAATTATCCGTATATGTAAAGTTAAAAACATTACTTGGATTATTAAAACTAGATTCCAATGTCAGTAAATATGCGCTAATTTTACTAGTTCCACAACAATCTAAAGACTGTGAACTATCTGATGACGAAGAAGTATCAGAAGCTGAACTAGTTGATTCTGAGTTAGACGATTCCGATGAACTAGATGAACTCGAACTAGATGTTAAAAAGTAACTTGAGGAACTAGACGATGACACTATATCGCTCCAAGCGAATTCTAGGATTTGTCTAAACTTAATACAATTACCTTCAATTAATTTATTTACATTAAAGTTAAAGTTTCCATCTGTATCTTTTGAAGTATTTGTATATAATTTTATTGATTTTGCGTCGGTTTTATTTTGAATCTTATATTCTGTTGCTTTTAAAACTAACTCATCGTTAATATCTTCAACGGTAATTCCATTGTTCGCTGATAGTGTTTTAAACTTAATATCTAAGTCTGAGTTAAAAAAACTTACTGAGTCTAAAATTGTTTTTAAATTAACATTTGGATTTGAAAAATTTTCTTGTAGTTGTTCTAGATTCTTATTAGCTGAGTAATTAACTAAATAACCATACGGTTTAAAGTCATAGAATTTTGCGTCTATGAATATTTGTGGTTCTTTTTCTGTTGCTTGGTCTATTCTTACGTTTTTTCCAGCAGTTAATGACGCAAATAAAAACACTGATTGGTTGTTATTAGTTGGTAGTTTTTCGTTAGACGAAAGATGCGTCTTCCCCACAAAAAAATTTGTGGGGGTTGAGCCTAAGTTTCCAACTTCATATGTTTTTACTACATTATTTGGCATAAATTATGGTGATTGGGAGGAAGACGAAATAGAATGAGATGAACTAGATGAATTAGAAGACGTGGAGCTTGAACTACTCGAAGAATTGCTACTCGAAGAGCTTGAACTAGAAGAATTAGAAGAACTGGAGGAACTAGATGAACTAGAACTATTTGAACTATTCGATTCGGAAGATGACGAAGATGAATTTGAAGAACTAGAGCTACTAGAAGAACTAGAATTATCTGAAAGCGAAGACTCACTCTGTGAAGAAGTGTCATTGTTGGATCTTGAACTAGAAGATACATCAGATACAGAAGACGTGCTGCTTGAAGAATTAGATGACAGAGACACGGAGGATTTCGATGATGAACTACTTGAAGAATTAGATGAAGACGAAGAATCACTTGATCTTGATTGTGATGATTTTGAAGACAAAGATGATACACTTAATAAGCTCAATAAGCTCAAAGATGAACTTGATGTTGAAGAATGATTTTTATCAAAGGACGATGACGATGATTCATCGGCTACAGACGAATCCGAAGACAACGAACTACTAGAAGAATAAGATTCCGATGATGATGAACTTGAACTTCTAGATAAAATATCTAACGAAAATATAATTCTAGGATAACCAACGAAACATATCTGATATGTATATCCCAATGATGATTTAAAGTTATGGCATTCTCTAAATATTTTAAAAGTATATGCGTTAATTGTACCGTAGTTCCAAACAAAAAATCCGTTTACAGTTGATACTGGTATTGTGTCTCCACCAATAGAAACATACGAAACTTGACCGTTTCTTCCATTAAATCTAATATTCGCTAATCCATCTCCAAAATCATAATGCAACGTATTTCCTGGGGAAAGATTTATTATATTATCTGCTGAACTAGATGAAGATGGGGAATACCAGTTTGTTATCTTATTATAATTAAAATCAACGCCGATTTTAATTCCACCATGTGCTTCCTCTATTCTAATATTCTCCCCTTCTTCAAGAGAATTCATTAGGAACGTAAAAATTTTACGACCAACTACTCCTCTTGAAATTTGGTCTTTGGATAATATTTCCGTCTCTTCTTTTTTGCCATATACTATACTTACTTTTTCACCATATCTACTTGAAAATTCAGTAGGCGAAATTTCAACTGAAAAATCCCAATCGCTTAATGTTATTTTTCCATTATCAAATGTATATTTTAATTCCCTAAAGGTTTCTTCTGTGTTTCTTGTTATAGATCCAAAGGTTTTTGCTAAAAACACACTTCCAAATGACCAATTTAATCTATCTCCAACTTTTCTTTCCTTTACTGGATCATTAGTAGCGCCAATAGTTACATTATTTCCTATATTATAATCTACCCATCTTCCATCATACCAATTATCTAACTGCAACGGAGAAGATAAAATTGTATTAATCCCTTTACCTAAATTATCAATAATAATATCGAATGAATTTATTCTTATCCTAGAATTAAACTCATCTCCTTGTTCTATAAACATTAGTTGATATTTTTGTTCTGATGTAGCTGAAGGTGTTTTATTAGTAACAGAGTTTGGTATATTCGGATCGGTTTTTTGTAATTGTTCTTTAAATCCTCTCTCTGACTTTTTTGCTTGAATATTGGCAAACATAAAAGTAGTAACACAATCTGCGTTTTTTGTCAAATTCAGATTAGCGGTTGGGTTGGTATAAAGAAACTCTTCAGAGGGCTGTCCATTACTTCCTAAAAATATCGGTTTTATGTAATTCTCTACTGTTGTTTCTGTGTTCAAAACTGGTAGATTCGTTCCGTCTATATTAGTAGAACCCATTACTGATTCTAATGCCGATAACAAAAAAACATTATCATCTGGTGAAGGGGTGCCGTTAACAAAAGCGATTGACCGTTCAGAAACTGGATTACGATACCCCAGTGGAGCATTGTTATTTCCTACAATCTCTCCTTCTTCTTTAAATACTTTTGGCTTTTGTTTTCGATATAAGGGCATCGTTAATTCAATCTTTATTTAAAATGTGTTCTTCGGCTTTGTCAGATGGTACATTTACTTGAAAGAAAAATTTAATATCTTCTACTTTTGATAGATCTAATCCAACATCAATGTTGTTAATTTCTTCTTTACCTAGTCTTTCGTGAACGAGCGTTGTTATCTTTGTTCTAATATAATGTAAAGTGTCTGCCGTAAACAACTTAGTTTCGTTTACATATTCTTGGAGAGCCTCGTTTATACAGTTTTCTACTATTTTCTGTGTAACTGGATTTAATTTATTGGTCATATTATCGCCTTTCTAAATCCAATTATATCAGGTTTCTTCTGAAGTTTCTGGGGCTGCTTCGGTGTCATCGACTGGGGCTTCTTCCGTATCCGTTGGCGCTGTTTCGTCTCCTACATCAGTTTCATCTGGATTAGTCATATCCCCGCCAATATCAGTTGATCCACCAACATCACCCCCACCACTCATACCTCCACCCATGCCAGCAGAAGCCCCATCAGCCGAAGTATCTCCAGTTGCGTTAGGGTCTTGTTCCGTTGGTTCCTGAGTTGGTGTTCCTTTAATAACCGAATCCATACTCCCAGATATTTTCGAATAGTTTCTAAAGTCGGATATTAGATTCTGAAATATTGAACTACTATTATAAAACTCATTAGTTTCGTTAGATTTTAAAAAGTTCCTTATAGAAACTGGAATGTCTATATAGATTTTATTAAAAGGAACTAAATCTGAATTAGTAACTTTATCCTTCTGATCCATTATGCTAATAGATAATAGATTGGTTCTAACTGGCTTATCGTTAGAAAAGTTAATCTTAATATTCTTTAAAAAATCCAAAGCTTCTTGATTGTCTAACCATTCATCACCAAATTTTTGAATTAATAGTTTATCTATTTTTTCATACGCTTCTTTTTTCTTCTCTTCAGGTAAGGGTATTTCTTCACCAAAATCATCATTAACCATCATCATTATATTTGTATTGTGAATGATGATATTTTTTTCCCTTTTTTCAATATCTGGATACTTCTTTCGTAAAGATTTCCATTTATTAATATAGTAGAATCTTTGTTCTGGTGAAAGACGATTTTCTAATTCTGATTTTAATGCTCCAACAGTTCTCTCATCATTAGATGTCATTAGTTGATTAATATCTATTCCAGAATAAGTAAATTTAAATTTAAACAGTCTTTGATTAAATTCATTAGTTAAACTATAATCATATACTAAATCACCTGAGTCAGAAAACATTTGCTTAAGTTTCTGAGCATCATTTTGATTCTGATTTATTGTTGGAACTGGTGCTGGAGCAGGATTTTGTGTTGCGTCTGTTGGGGGCGCTTCTTCTGGCTGCTCTGGTTGCTCTGGTTTTTCTGGTTGTTCTGTAGATCCAGCATCGGTCGCTTGATCTTCGGATTCATCAGGTGGTGGAATTTCTGGAGCAGCTTCTTCTGGTTCCTCTTCATTAAACAATATTTGACCATTTCCACTACTTCCGATATTGTCCTCAATTTTCTTGGGGGTTCTATCAAAAATTTTTCTAATTTTTTCTCTAAACTCATTTAGGTCAGTCATTTAGTTTTCCCTGCTTTATTTATAATAACTTTATTTTTCCTATCTTTTATTACCTTTTGTACTTTTACTAGTTGTTCTCTTAATTGATACAATCTTTTCAATAGTTTTTTCCTATTTTCTCCTTTAGTGTCATAATAGTTGGGAAAATATTTAATAATTATATCTTCATATCCACTATTAGTATTAGGCCAAAATTCATCAATATCATGTCCAACCTTTAATAATTTTTTAAAATACGAGAATCTAGATGTTAATTCCGCTGTAAGTTCTTCGTGTCTCTCGTTCCACGGTAAATCTTGTTGCTTAAGTGAATCTTTAGGGTCTCCGTCAGATTGAATTATATGCTGATATACATGGTCTAATTCATGACCAATATATCTCCATTGATTAGCATTAATGTCTAATAAAAAGTCTCTAGGAGAAAATTCCGTATCAGATAATAACTTTCTATTTGATTTATAGTTCAATACTTTTCTATTAGATAGATTTTCCATCAAATCTAACACTGTATTTGAAATCTCGTCAATTCTTAAAAATACTATTATATCGTTTCCAATATCATGCTTAAATGCTGGATACCTGTCAAAAATAGCACCAGATTCTTTAAAAAGATTTCCAATATAATAATTTAATTTATATTCCCCAATATCAATATTTACTCTAACTCCCGTAAATGTAAAACTCTTGAACCCACCAAAGTTTACATTAAGACCATTACAAAGTGTTACGTTACCGTCTATTATTTCCGCAGACAGTAATTCAATTTGATCATCGGCAAACTTACTTCTGGTCTCTAAAGACTGTCTCTCCAATAATGTAACTTCAAGTGCCTTCCAAGTATCTTCTAGTCGCTTCTGTTCCTTCAAGTTCATTTTAAGTTCCTCTAAGCCCTTATTTATAGAAAACAAAAATCCCCTAAGAGTTGCTCTCAGGGGATCTTTAAGGAACTAAAAGGAACTTTAAAGTTACTTTTTTAAATTATTAACTTTAATATACAAATATTTACTTTGGTTACCAATTACAGCATAGTCACCTTCTTCTACATCAAACTCAAAAACAGAGAATCTACCAAGACAACCCCTGAAGTAACTCTGATTATATCTGCGAGAATAATCATAGTGAAGTTCTTTGGGTTTATTATTAAAGGCACCTATTGTTCTTAGTAAACCAATAACCTGACTAGATGCTAAAAGAAAATCCCCCACATCAAATTTAAACCAATTCACCATTTCGTTGGATGTTCTCAAAAGAACCGTATATAACTCTCTTGTATCTGAATTAGTATAATTAAATTCCCTTATTGGTTCCTTTTTAGATAATTCAATTATTTCTTTAAAAGCTACTGACATGTTAGTTCCTTCAAATTCCGCTACTACCGAAACCCTTAGTTCCTCTAGAGTCATTTGTTGGCTTCTCTTTAAGTAAATTAAGAGAAACTAAAGGAACCTTTTGAAATACCATCTGAGCGATTTTAGAGCCTTTAGGGAGATTAATGGTTTCTTTTGAGGTATTGTATAGGATTACTTTAATAAGACCCCTGTAAGAAGCATCACACGTTCCTGGTGTATTTACTATAGATAATCCTAATTTACCTGCGTGACCTGATCGTGGTCTAATCTGAGCTTCCCAACCATTGGGCATCTCTAAGATAATTCCAGTATCTACTAGTTTCCTAGCTCCTGGGTCAATAATAGCATCTTCTACACTATAAAGATCAAATCCAGCGTCGGAAGGGTTTGCTTTAGTGGGAACTTTGGCTTCTGGATGATCCAAGAATACGCCAAAATTGTAAACATGATTTTCGTCCATAATCGTTTCCTTTATGGCAACCATTATAGTGACTAAAATTAAAAAGTCAAACCCGAGTAATTACTAGATCATCGGAAATAACGTAATCAGTATATTTCCACGTTACTGGAAGCATAATTCTAGATGCCTCGGAATCCTTTAACTCAATAGATCCCATAGTCTTAGGATGCACATCGGTAAATTTAAATTCCATTATTTTCTCACGGTTATTATTTAAGATTATTAGGTAGGCATTTACGTAAAAGTCCTTCCAATGCTGAACCGAGTTACGTTTATTGTATCTCTCAGGATTATGCCCCGCTAGTAACCAATAAGTTAACATTTTATAGATAAACCAATTTTCATCATTTAAAAAAGTAGTTGATAGTTCCCCAAAGTCAATCAATCCAGTCGCTTCATGAATAGTAGCAAATTGAGTAGGAATATCAGAGAAACCTAAGTCCATCTCAGGTAAATTAACTGTCTGAGTAAATAAAGCTAAATTTTGAACATCCTGATTAGCTTCTCTAATTACATCCGAGTTACTCAAAGATCCTAATGTAGCATCTACCTTAATTAAAGCATCTTTAGAAAACTTGGATATTAAGAAACTAGTAGGAACTCTGTCTAACACAAAAATATAGTTATTAGTGTGTGAGTTGTTCAGTATTAACTCATTGTTGTATATGACTTTACAGGTCATTTTAGTTCCTTCTAGCTTCTAACATTTTAACATATAGGAACTGATGTTTACAGTTAATACATCTATCCCATCTAACATCCTGATTATAGTAACCACACTTTACTTTGTCTCTATTCTCTTTTAACGATCCATCACATGAGCACCCAGTAGTACCGTAGCCAACCCTTTTATCACATGGTAAATTCTGATTCATCTCTTGTAACTTTTCCATTATAGTATTGTCCTTTGTAGTACCCTAAAATACTGAGTAGAAACTGTAGTTGCTAATTCGTAACCTTCAGGAACTTGAAATTGATCGCCTGAAAGTGGGGCACCTGTGATTGGTGTGCCCGTAATAGGCGCTCCAGTGGTACATATGGATGTTGAGTCTGTTGGGGTTCCTGTTGGGACAAAAGATGATAAAGAAATAATTACTCTCCATACTCCAATAGCAGCATCACAAGGTAACTGGTAACGATAGAAATACCAACCAACTTTCCTTGGATTAATCTTTAAAGGAGCATCTACCATTAACTCATTATTTGGTAACTCTATTAAATTAGTTTCTTGATATAAAATATTGTCTGGTGGAGCGTAAATCTTAATGTTAGAGAAATCTACCCAACGATAGTTATTTGACATTGGGGGAATAGAAAAATCCACATATGGCTTGTTGGAAACCTCTATGGTAATATTCTCACCCTGCCTAAAATTTGAATCTGATGATAGCATTTCACATTCCTTGTTGGTTTCCGAAAATAAAAACTTCTGTCTGGATTGTAGAGTAAATATTAAACGAATCTATTCTTGGTGGCGCTTTTTCTTGTGATATATCTTCTGTGGATCCTGGTGGAAAATAAACTGGTCTATATCTGGTTCTAATCTGTTCATCTTCTACTGAAAGCGAATTAATAGGCGCTGGCGTTTCTGTGTTATTTGCGTCTGGACACGTATCATCTGCTCGATAATCATCAAAGTTATCTCGTATCTCTCCTGGTACATGAAAATCCCACGCAGACCAATTATATTTAGGCATTCTATCCTCTTTTGTTATTAACCCTATTCACAATATATTTATCAATTCACCAAAATTACCACCGTTCGCTCCAGTAAATGAATTCTTTTTAAATGTTAATATCGAATACGAACTATCCCCTAACCCAACCTTATCTACTATTTTCCAAAGAAGTAAGTTATTACCAAAATTAGGGTCAATTATTCCCTTCTCAGACGGAATACATAAAGTTGAAATATCTCCCACGTTTCTTTGAGAACTAACGTAACAAATAATATCAACTTTAACCGAATTAAATGCTTTTTTAGAAAATTCATATCTTTTTAAATTTTGAATTAAATGTGGTAAATGTAAAGGAGAATATGATATATCAGACCACTGATCTCCGTGATCTTGACTATGTAACCAATATGCGTCTTTGGGTGTCTCTTGTTTCTTAAAAAGTTTAAAATCATGTGAGACAAAATTATGCGATGATTTGTAGTCTTTAGAAAATACGGTTTGTCCACCTAACCCATTGAAAGCCAAGTCAGTTCCATTATACCAATCATATTTATGATGAAGAATTTGGTTTGTGCTATTTACTAATTTCACTTTACTATCATATTTCTCATCATAGTCTCTTGATATATAAACTGTTTTTGCTAAATCGTTTATCTTTGAATTATATAGGGAATCAATTGATATGAAATCGATTCTTCCGTCTTTACATGAAAAATTATAATAAGAATTTCCACCAACTAACGACGAAGCAAACCGTTTAAGATAATTAATTGACTTTAAAAGTGGCCAACTTGGATTATAAAAATTTATGTTCTTTTCTGGAGTTAGTGTATCATCAGTTTCCTCTATATTTAATTCTATATCTAGACCTTCTTTATTAAGAACATCTTGAATTGTTTCTCTTACGATAGATGAAATCCCAGAATAACCACTAGATAACAGCGAATCATCATTCCACGGAAATGTTTTGAAATAAGATTTTTTTAATAATATATCATAGTAAGGAGCTTCTGCTAAACTAAAACACAAAGTCTGTACTTTATATTTTTCATTATTATTTTCCAATGAAGCTGGTACTTCTTCAGTTATATTCAAAACTCTAAAAATAATGTTTTTTGATGATACGTTTGCTTTCGAAAATTCGAAATTTGATGCATATTTTATTATAATAAAATCATTGCCTGTAAACTGGACTATTTTTTGCATCCCTAGTGCAAAATTCACGTATAGTTTTCCTATTCTAAAACTATAATCCATCGAATCCTCTATTTCAAACCCCCTCACCCACGATGTTATCGTGTATGCTCCTAATTCTGCGTCTGGGTTAAATATTGGATATTTTGATGAAAAATATCTAACTTCATATCCACAGTGTGCTAATTCTGTCTGAAATAATTGGGAAGATTCTGACATTATTGTCTTTCTTTAAGTATGTTATTAATATTATCCAGATTATAAGAAATATTTAATAGTTTAGTGAGACCAGTTGAGGTGAAAACTTTTATTTCAGAATTTATATATTTACCTTCCTCGTTATCTCTGACGTTTTGTAAAAAATCAAAAGGATCGTCCTCTTGATTTGCTAAAAGTATAGTCCACCATAAAGAAGCTTTTTTATATAAATTATTAGATATGGTTTCGAGATTATAATCAGTAGATAATACTCTGTAATCAGTAAATATTTGAGTATTATATTTTTCTTCTTGTGAAATTTTTAGAACTAGTGGTTTCCAAATATCAAGAGTAACACCAGATATTTGGTTCTTATCGTATATCCATTTTGAAAATATAGACGAAAAATTATTGGATCCCATCATTGAATTTAAAAAGTTATTCATAAACGCCTTTCATAAAAAACCAGGAATTCCTGTTAAAGATTCCCCTGGAGGAACCCATTTACCCCCACCGAGTAAATCACCAGTTCCTCTTGTTTCTGGAAGAACAACTCCAATATTCTGAGCTATTCCAGACGCAATCATTACACTCGTTGATGTTTCTGCTGCGGAAGAAATAGAAATAGTCCCAACATCCATATTAAGTGCTTTTTTATAATATTCGTCCCCATCTATAAAAGCAGTTTCTTTAAGCGTTATATTAATCTCACAGATACTTGGAAAAGCATTATCTTTAAACTTAAATATTTTAACATATTCGTCTCTTAATAATCTATCCAAAGATGCGCCAATGTCTCCCATCGGACCAAGCGAGCCAAAAAGTTGCCCAAATAAACCCTTATATCCAGCCTTTATATATGGACCCTTAAATTGATAACTAACTGACACTATAGCTGCTCTAGCCATATTGATGGTTTTATCATCGGAAGAAACCGACCATGTTGGTGGCGGCAATACAGTCATAGATTTGGTTCCAACTATGGCGTTTGCCGCATCAATGCCGCCCTTGATCCACTCCAAAGCATCAACTGCTCCTTGCTTGAGTCTAGCATCAACTTCCTCTGATATTTTTTTCTCTAACCACACAGCAGCCTGATCTAAAATTGATTGAAATTGACTAACAGAATCATCGTTGCTTCTAGCAGATGAAAAATATATTAAAGCCATTAATGGGTTAAAAATATCTCTAACAAAATTATCTTTTGTAAATAACAATATTGGTATAGTAAACTCGGTTAGTTTAGTTGATTTATATCTATCTTTTATATATGGAATACTTGATCTAACTCCACCAATAGACCTTCCTATTTCATTGATGTTCTTGTACATAGTGTTAACCGAATTCATTACGTTAGTTAAAATATCGTCACCAGCGCCCCAGTCATGTGATATAGTTATAGCTGGCATCGAATCCTGCCAATTTGGTAATATGCTTATTTGATATTGATATAAGCTCTGATATGTAGTTTTTGCTATAGTGTAAATAGCATCAACTTGAGCTTGAGTAAAAATAGTCTTTATATCTGTGGAGAATGATGTTTTACTGCCTATCTTCGTTGCTTTTGGAAACGGCGCAACCGCCATTAATGCTTTCTTTACGTCTTCAAGATCAGTAGTTACTTTTAGTACTATTTCAGATGATGGTGGTTTATTGAAAATATTAAGTAAAGATAATAGTTCGGATAATTGAAATACCTTAGTATCAAACTGAACTCCTCTAAGAAACTTATATGGAGTCAACGAATCTAATATGGGAATCATTGATCTAGGATGTCGCTGAATTCCAAACTCCCAACATGATTCTGTTGTTGGGAAAAAAATTGATTTCGGGGAATATCCCGATTTATTATCAAAACTCGGGTCGCTCATATTTTAATTACCTTCCATTTAACATACCCATAGCTAATAATTTAGTTAATTGGGAACCATCGGAATTATCTTCAAGGAAAATAGGTTGCTTAGAAGAAGTAGCATAAGTTTCTTTTTTATCGGCTTTAACGTTATCTTTAATAACTTTAGTTATTTGATTTACTATATCTTTTACCATATCTTCTTTATGCTCTGAAGTATAATCAAGTCGCTTTGAAATCTCGTCAATAAAAGATAGACCCTGGCGATTAAGCGGCAATATTACCTCTGGAGAACCTGCCTCAGCAGCTATAATGTTAACTCCATGTGGTTGTGGTTTAACTATACCGCCTCTAGCTAATCCGTACTGAGGATCGATTTCTCGTATCTTAGTAAAAAATCTTGACATCGGATTTAAATAAGAATTAAATGCGTCACCAGTAAATATTTTATATAAATTTTCATCCATATATTTTTCGGCGTCTTTTTTATACCAATTTAATTCTTTTTTTCCAAAACTCCACCCAGTAGCCAAACTAGATGCCTTCTGTTCATACATATTATCTAGTGATTCTTGAATTTGTAATCTGTTTTCGTCTATACTAGACCGCATAGTATTTAATTTTCCAATTAAATCTTTGTCTATATACTTTTTCCAATCTGGATTGTTTTTATTAAAATCCGCTTGAAGGTTTTTTAGGTTTTTACCATAGTAACTTTTATCCTTAGCTAAATATAAATCTCTCAACTCTGAATAAGCATCTAATGGAGTATTTACAAAATCAGTATCAAATCCCCTACTTTTCCAAAAATTTCTTGGTCTATTCGATAACGCCTTAATTTGATTTTCGTCTAACGTAGATCCTAATAAAGAACTTACCGAAACTTGTAATCCAGATAGTACTTTTGTGGTGTTTCTTAACGCAATAGCAAATGATTTCTCCGCTCGCTTCTTTTCGTTATCTGATTTTTCCCTTCCGCCAACTTTAGATTCCAATGCCTTTATTAGTTTTTCTGTTTCTTCTTTTCTTTTTTCAAAATGTTCTTTTGACTCACCGTTACTTGGCGATTTTATGGATTCGGATAACTCGGATATTTTTTCTTTGGTGTTTGTTAATTGAAATCCTTTAGCTTCAGAAACTCTATTAGATATATTTAATTTAACCGAACCAGAAATTTGACTAACTTTTTCAGCATAATCTGGACTAATGATTTCTATGATATTAGAAAGAAAATCCATTATCGAATTAAAAACAGGAAGTATGTATTTTTCTATCGAATCTATAATAAAGAAATTAATATCATATATTGTGCTATATATAAACCCAACTAATCCCAGACTTGATTTAAAATCAATAGTGTTTTTACCAAATATTATGTTATAAATTTGACCCAATAAACTATCATATGACGGAGACGCCCAGTTAATTGAATTTGTTCCAAATAATGATTTATATATAGACCCCAATATACTATTTTCATCGGGCGAAGACCAACTACCTTTTCCTTTTACTAAACTACTTATCCACTCCCACGCCGATTCTATCTTTTTAATTACATCATTGATTATTGGTTTAATATACTTCGTCCACATATCTTCTATTTTTATAATGAGCTTAGATAATAAAGGCATTGTGTCTGATAGTTTTTCTAATGAAACTTTATCAGCTTTTAGGTTTTCTGTATATTCCTTTATCTTGTCTGGATCTAGCATCATTAAGTTTTCTAATTGTTTTTCATAAAACTCAATATTTTTTTCAAAAAGTCTATAATCGTCTCTTTTTTCTTTTGATGTTGCCCAGTTCCAAAAAATCTTAAGCTGATCAAGAATCCAACCACCAAAGTCAGTGGTAATCCCCCACGTCTTCTTAATAACCACCCACAGTTTATCCCAAGCCCATACTATTTGATCACATAACCAAACAGCAAAAGACTCACCTATCCCCAGTGCTTTCTTAACCCAATTTCCAATAGTTTCAAATATTCCACCTTGTTTTATTTCTTTTCCACCAACATTAATTCCTGCTTTCGATGTTTCACTGTTTCCCTTGCTACCCCACCAACCCATCCAGTAACCTAAAAGGTAAACACCAGCACCTACAAGAGCTATTAGCCCCAACCAAGGAGCTAATGCCGATGTAATTAACGTCACTACCATATTGGCAATTGTTTTAACTATTGTAAAAGCTATTTGGAAAACGGTTTTAGCGATTCCTTTTATAGTCGCCCACATAACAGACATTAAAAAAGAACCTACTGTTTTAATTCCTTCCCAAATAGCAGACAATAAAAAGGATGTTATCTTAACCAAAGTTCCCCATATAACCTTTAGTAAAAATGTGCTTATCCACTTAAACATGGAGAATACGAATTTTCCAATACCAGATAATATAGTCCACATTAATTTAAATCCAATTTTAATAACTCCCCAAATAACCCCAGCTACCCATTTAAGTCCTTCCCAAATTTTCTTTATCACAAACACGAAAGCATCTTTTATTAATGATCCTATTTTCTTTATACCTTGCCAAACATAACTTAAAGAGTTACTAATTATAGTCTTAACTGAATCAATTGGATGAAATATAGCTCCTTTAAGTTTCTCCCAAGTACCTTTAATAACAGAACCTAACTTATCTCCTAATGATGTGACTAATCCTTTAATTTTACTAAAAGCGTTTAATGTAGCGTTTTTTAAATAACTAAAAGCAACATTAAATACTTTCGTTATTTTTTCGGTCATATAGTCAGCAAATCTATTAAGATATTTTTCAATAACTTTCTGATTTACTAAAATATCTGCGTGCAAATTTTCATTTAAAGTAGAAAACGCTTTTCTAAGATCCTTTTTATATCTATGATTTATATCGTCGATTTTTCTAATATATGAATCGTTGATAGCTTTTCTATTTAATTGATTTCTCTGATAAAACTCAGAAAACCTATTCTTAAGATCCTTTTTATTTTCTTCGGCTAAACGTTTAATATCTACTGAGTCATCTTTTTTCTTTTGATTCTTTTTATTAGATTCTTTAAGTTCCTTTAAGATACCTTTCTCGGTCCTTAAAAGTAACTTAGAGATCTTATCAATAGACTTTTTTAGTTCCTTAGAAGCAACTATATCAGATGAGTCAAGAGAATCCAATTTCGCTTGGTTCTCTTGAAGCATCTTTTTAAGTTGATCTGTGGTGAAATTTGAAGCCATAATTATCTTTATTTATAAAAATTAAAAATCAATTAACTTTATTAGAAGTCGTTTTTGTTCCGAACGCACCTGAAATAGTTTTACAAATGACTTCTACGCATTTTCTAGCAAATTCAAAAGTATTTTTAATGAACTCTTGCTTGGCTTTAGCTTCTGACTCTGCTTTTTCCTTAAAGATAGTCCTAAACACTTCAAACTCATGAGTATCTAGATTTTCTACTTCGGAGTAAGTAAATAACTTATCACCCCAACAGAGTAACTCTATTTCATAATTAAGCTCCTGCTGGTAACAGGAGTTCATTAGCATCAATTGATAAAAAAAGCTATAACGTTGACCTCTTGTTCTGATTCGTGTCCACATTTTTGACACTTAAAATCAAACGGCATTTTTGCTCCGAAGTCAGAAGACTTGAAATAATTCATTATTTTCTCAAGTTCATTCTCTGGTAAACTATCGAAAATATCAATTAATTCCGCCATACTCATGCTAACTTCATTCTCTATATCATCCTGAACAATAGAAATTGATTTAATAGCAGCAGCCATCATGACGAAGTTCTTTTCGGTTGTTTGCGTTATCTTGTTTCGCTTAATATAGTTTTCAATCTCAATTTCTTTATTTCTTGTAACTGGACCTAATTTAACCTTAATGGTTCCTGAGAGAGTGGAAATAATTATCTCTTCTCCAGTTTCTGGCTTCACGTAGTTCTTCACGTACATTTTTGATAAATCATATTTAATATTCTGATTAACGTCGCCACATGCTGGACATTCGTGCATAATATTAGCGTTAGTTCCCGAAGCGGCGACTTTAATATGAACTAAAAGTTGCTGACGTTCCTGAGTCGTAAGTTCACCAATAGTAAACTCTTGACCATCTACGGCTTCTACGAATTTTTCCAAAATATCATCAAAGGCTTTATTGATAACTACTTCATTCTTAGTTTCAATGGACTTTAAGATTTCTTTCTTATCCTTAATCTTAATTGGCTTAATATAAACTTCTCTTTGACTGTAGCATAGTTTTACTACATTCTCTGGGGAAGATTTAGTAGCTAATAGTTTCTTTAAGTCACTAGCTGAAAAAGTTGGTCGATCTGACATTTGAATGTCTCCTTGTTGGTTTTTGTCTTTAATCTTTTGGCATCTCGATCGTCAACTACCCACACCAATTAATAGCGGGGCTTGTAACGCACTTTTTCTAGTGGCTACAATAGGCTGGTTGACGGCAGCCCGAGAAATATTAATTGCAGCATTAATATCTGCGTTTTCTTTGTATCCACAGGATATACAACAGAATTCAGATTGGGACAGACGGTTATCTTCTTCAGTATGTCCACACTTGCTGCATTTTTGCGAAGTATAAGCGGGATTAACAAACAAAACAGGAACTCCTGCTCTTTTCCCCTTATACCCAAGATAGTTGGTCAATTGACCGAAAGCCCATTTACCCATCTTAGCGTTATTATCACGCTGTTTCTGGTTAAACTTCATAACTGGTTCTTTGTTGTCAAAAGAAAGATCTTCGATCTTTACCCCGACGCCAAGTGCCTTTGCTTTCTTTACTATCTTCTTGCTAATACAATGATTTACATCTCTCTTAAACCTTCCTTCTTTTCTCGAAATCTTTTTTAAATGCCGTTTCGCTGACTTACTTCCCTTACTCTGCAATTTCGTCTTTAATAATGTTAGTTTAACTCTATGATTCTCAACTGCTTCACCAGTAAAAATTTCTCCATCAGAACAAGTTGCCAACTTAACAATTCCCATATCAACACCAATAAAATTTTCAACTTTATCTGGAACTGGTTCCATCTCTTCAACCGACAACAAAACATAAAACTTGTTCTTTGGCTTATCATAGGATAGTTTGCACTGGCTACAAATTTTGTATTCTGAGAGAGGTTTTCTTGAACGATAATCCATTATTGTTCTTCCACCTAAGATAGAAATAGAAATTCCATCTTTTTTGACTCCGAAATTTCTTTCGTCGTAATCGATTGCCCCTAAATCTTTAAATTCGTGCTGGGTTTCTCGCTTTTTAAAATCTTTATAACTATCCGCTACTTTGCCTATTACTCGAATAACCATCTGACTAGAAAGATTAAAACGCTGTCTTGTTTCGTAATAAACTTCTTTATGTAGTCCGAACTTATTAAAAATCTTTTTATTAAAACAAACTTCACTAACCCAGTTACAAGCATTATTAAATGCTATCATTACGTCCCGCAATTGCTGATGTTGTTCTTGGTTAGCTAATAGTTTACATTTAATGGTCAGGTTCATGGTAATATTATATCATAAACTAAATTTTATTGACAATATAAAAGATATTTTTTATATTAATGCGGATTTTGCTTTCTTCATTCCACCATATACATCAAATACTCCAGCTACGTTATTTTGCGGAGTTCCCGCTGCTGGCGCTCTTCCCACGATCCCACTCAATCCTATACCATTTCCGTCCGTATTTCCTGTAGCGAGGTCTATTGTCGCTTCCAGAGGGTTTCCAGAATCAATAGTAAAATAATCATAAGCGAAATTAACCGTAAATGTCTGCAATTCAGTCGCATCGTGTTTTAAGTTAATATCTGATATTGATTTAGGAAATAGCCCAACAAATTGACATGTTTGAACTTTTTTCCCAGTTCTAGATAATTGATGAATTTTAACACCATCATACTTATAGGAATTGGCTGACATTGACATAACTCTAACTGGATCATATATTTGCGACATCCAAGCCAAAAATTTACTTCTTAAAGAATAAACTTGATCGTTTAAAAATTCAACGGTCCAATCATTAAAAGTAGCCCCATAGCCTAGTTTTATTGTAGCTGTTTGAAATTTAAAAGAAGTTTCTTCGATATTATATCCAGGCATTGTCGTTGATCTAGCGAATGATGTTAATTTTCTCGCATCGGTATCGATGTTCGGCATCTCCAACATAAACAAATAAGATCTAGAAACGTCATTAATTATCTTCCTGAAATCAAGAAGATTCATGTCGTTATCTTTATTGTAAAGATTATTAGATGGGAATGGCATTTTTTCCTTAAAAATTAGCCCCAGATCGTTTAATTCGATCTAGGGCTAATAAATCGATCTTAAAAATTAATCTCAGCCCCCGTTGTTACCAATAGTACCAGTTACTTCATTGATATTAGTTGCGCCAGCCAATGCAGCCAAGTCAGTAGTAGCACCAATACCAGTAGCGCCAATTTGGAATGCACTTGAGTTAACGTCAAATGAATTTGCTTGATCGATAGTATAGTAATCATACGCGAATTCTACTGGGAACTTAGCGTAACCTTGTTCTTCGTGTGATAATTGAATTTCACCAACTGAAGTTGGGAATAGGCCAACGAACTGATATTGTGCAATTCTAGCGCCATTACGAGCTAATTGAACAACTTTAGCTAAATCATACTTATAAGAAGACGGAGCACCAGCTTGAAGTCTTTGAATATCGAACCCAATCTGAGCCCAACTAAGGAATTTATTTCGTAAAGTATGTAGTTCGTCACAGAGAAACTCAACCTGCCAAGTTCCTTCAATGTTAGCTGGACCAGCCAATTTAAGTTTCTGTGATTGAAACGGAATATCAATTGTAGAAAGAGAATACTTTGGTAATGATGTAGTTCTCGCAAAAGCGGTTAACTTAGCGGCACTAGTATCAATATTTGGCATCTCGACCATAAACAGATAAGGACGACTAACATCTCTAATAGTTTGACGGAAACTATAAAGATTCATTGATTCTACGTCTGATGGGAATGGCATGGTTTTCTCCTGTGTTTATTTAATCTAATCTGACCTACCTAATTCAACCTCTACCAACTACTTCTGAGAAACTAACCCCAGTACTAACAGCAGTAAATACGAGTCTAACGAATTCGATTGCTCTGCTTGGCTTAACTAAAATTTCAGCAACAAATTCATTTCGATCAATAACATCTGGACCGTTATTAGTTGAGTCACAAACTACTAAGAAATCAGTTACGCCTCTACGAGATTTGATTTCTGCCAAGAAACCATTAACAATTCCACGGAATCTTGATCTTGTGGTTTCGTCGTTAATTTCGAAGATGAAATATCTAGCTAACTTTTCGATACTTCTTTCGAGGTGTAGGAACAATCTACGAACATTGATTCTATCGAATGCACTTGGGCGACCTTGCATAGTCTTTTGTCCCCAAATAACGATGCCTTGACCATTAAAGTTAACAATAGCATTGATCTTATTTGAGTACATAACATCGCGCTGTGCTTGGGATGGAGTAATTGCAACATCAACTATTCCGTCAATTACGCCTCTAGCAAAACCAGCAGGAGCATTCCATTGTGCAGTACTGAAATCCGAAGTTGCTATATTAGCAGCGACATATCCAGTAACAGGAACCCAACGGTTCTTTTCATTGAATCTATCATAAATCTTGAAATATTGTCCATAAATTGCTGAGTAAGATGAATCAATATTAAGAGTATTTGCAACATAGTTCTTCATTGAAGTAATATATTGTGCGATTGGGCGATGAGTAGAAGTATTTACCATTACGCTTTCAGGAACATTCAAAAGGGTAAAACAGTCTTTACGAATATTTTTGCTAATATCGTCCAATGCTTGTTTGAGAACAGTTGGATAGTCGGGATCGAAAGTTAAGTCGATTTGATAGGTTTCTTTATTAGCAAACCATTCTCTCCATTGTTCTTCGATCTCGCCACTTAATTGTGACAAGTCTGTGGTTAATGCGTCAGCGCCAGCCAAGTTAACTTTACCAGTTGTTACTGGCTCAATTCCACCAGCCTCAGAAGGATCCCCACCGATGAAGAAATAAATGAAGTTACTGCTTTCATTGATTACATCTGGAGCGAACATTTTCTGACCAGCGTCATTTAACTTATCGATTTCATTTGATACAATATATTGTTCAGCGAGATTGCCGTTTGGATCAAATACCATGACTGCGAACTCATCACTATTACTATATACTCTGGTGTTTGAGTCGTAATTTGCTTGTGGGCCGAATGAGAATGAAGTATAAGTATTCAAAAGACCAGTATCAACTGACCAAACTACTTGATTATCAACAACTTCGGAAGAAATAACATCGTCTTTAATTAATGAGCAAGCAAGATAGTTGCCGCTGTCAACGTAGTAAGCATCGCCAGATGCTGGGGCAGTAGAACCAGCCCAAATTGCATCAGCAGAAGTTGCTGGAGTTCCAGTGTAGTATTTCTTAGCAACTGCTTGTTTTTGTTGAGTAGTTGTGGCTTGAACATATTCTTCTTTAAGTTCTAAAAGTGTCTTATAGTCGAGAGAGTTGATTGTAACAACTTCAACTCCTTCGTAATATGGACCAGCACCAACAGCATAAATGTGGAAAATTTCTTTGCCGTTTCCAGTATTGAATACTGGAACAGATCCAACTTTTGCTTCCTCGTCACTGACATTATCGTAACTTAATGGGAAGTATTCGGATGCTTTTGGTGTTGGGTAAGAACTGATTAGAGGAGTTCCACAAGAAGTAAGACCACCAGAAGTTCCGATAGTTAAACCAGCAACCATTTTTGTCTTATCTTCAGTACGAACAACCCAAAGTTGATCAGACGATTTTAGGAAAGCTGCTCCAGTAAACCAGTGACGATAATTGACATCATCAGGCTCACCAAAAGTTTCTCTATATTGTTTTTCGTCGTTAATTAAAAGGGGCTTGTTTATAGCACCCTTCTCAGCAGCAATAACAATCGCACCAACACTTGATGTTACTGTTGGAATTCTTACTGTTATATCGCGTTCAATCGATTCGATTCCAGGTGAAAGTGCCATACCAAGCTCCTTATAGTTTCTCTTATGTTTATTTATAAGCGAGCAGTAAATATTTTTATTTTTATGCTATAATGTGTGGTTTTCATCTTATTTATAATTTTAAAAATCAGAATTTCCCAAGACCAGCAGTAAATCCTTTTAATTCGTCTTCAAAGTTGTCGTCAAACATATTCATGAATCTACTCATACTTTCTTCGTCAGGATCCTTAACTTGAGTATTTATCAGAGAACTCTTAGATCCACTTCCTAATAAAGCTACTTTGCTATTTTTTCTAATATCATGCAAATGATCTTCCCACCACTTCGATCTCAAACAATAAGCAGCCCAATATCCTACAGTTACTGTATCATCATGAAAAGCGTTTCCTTTACGCGCCTTAAATACCCCACTCATTACTTCTTCGAATGTTGCCAGTTCCTTTATAGTATCAGTAGATCTTATAGTTAATACGCTAGTCTCTAAATCTTCTTTATAGTGCCTACAAGCTAATGGTTTCGTTTTAACATTAGCATTTACTCCTATTTCCTTTCGGTCATAGTCATAATAAAGATTCTCGTATTCATCTTCTTCATGAATCGCTTTAGCTAATACATCGCCTAAGTTATTATTCTCGATTATTAGAGCACAATTATTCCACTGACGACAAATCTGAACTACTTTGGGTTTAAACTCTGGAAGTAACGCAAGTGAATTAGTTCGTAGCTGAGCAACTTGATCATATCTTCCATTAACATGCCAAGTAGTAACATCATAAATGTCAACTACCGAGAAGTCACTATTAACACCTTTAGCAACGTCACAAGACGCTAAGTAAATTCGATTCCTCTGAGGTGCCTTCCAAATACTGTATCCCTCTTCAGGCACTAATAAAGGAACTTGAGAAACTAAACGTTCCAACGTATTTCCTTCTATAAGTGTATTGGAAGATCCTGAGAAGTTACATTCAAATTCCTGATTAAACTTAACGATAGAGTTCATAGAAGACATCATTTTCTTCTTCCATGATTCGTCTCTACCAGGAACTACATCCCATCGCGCCTTAAACGGAATAAAATCACAATCTTCTATCTTAAGTGTTGCTTTTCTCCATAGATCGTAGAATAATCCACCAGCGCCGTTGGGGGTTGATACAACTATACACTTACCACCGTTGGAAATTGTTGGCAAAACAGCAGTCCAGAACTCTTCGGCTATGTTGGTTGGTAAATGTGCGAACTCATCAATTAGTAGGGCTGATATGGACCTACCACGTATAGCGTCTTTTGATGTTGCTGCCGCAATAATTTTAGTTCCACTATCAAATTCAATGTTTAGTTCATCATATTTCAATGGCGCTGGTTTTAGCCAATTAGGTAACTCCAAATAAGCATTTTTTACGTCACCCATTAATTCGGTTGCTGTTCTTTGTTTATTAGCCAATATCGCAATTTCAATATCTTTATTAAATAAAGCATACCACAATAAAAAAATACAAGAACACGTAGATTTACCAACCTGTCTAGCTGCATTAAGAATAACATGATCGTTGTTAACTAATCCATGTAAAATATCCTTCTGGAAATCATATAATTCAACTAACTGTTTTCCTTTATTGTTATGTGTAGATGTTATATAGTAATAATTCTCCGCAAAATAAATAATATCGGTGGCGCATTTAACATACTCCTGAAGCATTTCTGGAGTATATTCAGTCACCTCGTTTGGTCTTTTCATTCCCTTAACATTGTAACTAATTGGCATTTCAGGTTCCCTATTCTTATTTATAATATAAGTTACTATAGGAACTATAATTAACTTTAAGTTCCAAATAAAAAAGGAACTACCAAGTTACTGGTAGTTCCTATAAGTTACTTTTATTGACTATTAAATCTAACTAATCTTTTCTACTTGAGCATCTACCGTTTTCATAGCGCCTTTTTTCATCATATCTAGTAAATCTGATGGGTTACCAAAGAAGTTATTGTTTTGAGTTATTTTTTGATTACCTGGGTTACTAATCTTTTTCATATCCAAAGTTTCTCTAGATATTTTAATCTTCTCTTTATCAGTGTTTACATTATTGAGTTCCTTAACAGCCGTAGTTGCTGCATTAAGCACAGTAGCTAAACATTCAGTTCCTCTACCATCAGGATGTGCTTCGAGTTCCATTCCAAGTGACTCAGCAGCTACAACTCCAAGATTAACTATTTTCTTAAGTGACGATTTAATAAACTCTTCATCATCTACAGAGTTTTTTGTCTTAAGTTCTTCTTTAAGTTGCTCTATTTTCTTCATTCTCTCTTTAAACTGTTTCTCTTCATCGGATACTTTAGTATCAGTTTCGCTATCAGAAACTAAGTCTCCTATAGTATCTTTAATGTCAAGAATATCGTTTATACTAGCATCTAATTGACTCAAGGTTCCTCCACTGACCAAGTAACTTTATAACCATCAACTGCTGGGGTACTTGATAATCTAATTGAAAAACTCCCATCAGAGATACTTAAGATCCCCTCAATAGCAATATTAGGGGCTTCTGTAGTATTATATATTTGCACAACGGGGATTGAAGTAGCTTTAATTCTCTCATTAACTATAGTGACTGTATTAGAGCCTATTGGAATATTAACTATTAAGTCGCCTATAGGTTCTATTCTATAAACTATCTTATACAAGTTGCTTGTAGGAACTTCTGATAATTTTATAGTAAATTTCCCAGTATCAACTCTTGAGATACTTGAAGTTAATATAGGGAAACCATTAGGAGTAACTACATAGGAACTTATTATCGAAGATTTCTTTACGTTCATATTAGTTACTAGAAGTTCATCGGTAGTAACGTTGTCTGTAGTGACTATGTTGGTAATATCTTGGGAACCGTAATTAGGATCTCTTCTAAGGAGAGTATCTATGAATTCTTTAGGAAGGTGAGTTGGTAGAATCTCTTTTGGTTGAGGAACTATGCCATTTACGTCTGGGTAAAATTGTGAGGTATATATTTGATCTTCTAGGTTAAATTCTTTAATGAATGATCTTGTTTTTGAATCTAAGTCATGGAAGCACATTCCAGGTTCTGAAGCTGCTTCTACTACTAGTTTCTCACCGTGGGCTTTACCATTTTCTTTAGGTTCTGCGATATTCATGTACATTTTTTGGATTGGTTTAGCTATTGGGTTTTCTGGTTTATAGAAGTTTATTTCCATTGAGAAAGTTAGCGTTGATTGGAGAACTCTTCTATCTGGTTGGTTTAGATCATAGGTGAAGTTTAAACTTTCACTTTCCTTAGTTACTTTACATTGCCTTTCTAGTCCTACTCCTTTTTCATATATACTTACATAAGCTTCTGGGTGGAAAAATGGAAGAATATTTTCTAGTAACTGCGCCATATCTGATTCGTACTTAGTCCATAAAGTAACTTCAAATCCCATTTTATAGGGAACCGTTTTAATATCTGTATGAACGTAACTTTCGTCGCAACCATCTTCGTTTCTATCTGATACTTCTGTATATAATCTTCTTTGGTTTCTCTGACCAGCCATTCTTTCAGTATCTAAAGAAAGGTTATTCCAGAAAATCGAAATCTGTGGGAGATAGTTTTCAATAGTAACTCCTTGGTTACTCGAATCAGTTCCGAAATTTCCTTTCATTAACGCAGAAACTACTTTTTCCTTTGGCGCGATAATTACAGGAACTTTCTTGGATCTAGTTGCTCTTCCGTCAGCATCATAGACCCAAACTGACATATCATTGAATATATCGGCAAAGCTGGAAATTCCGTTATAAAGTATATTTGAAAAGTAGAAATTCTTCATGGTTTCTTATATATTCTTTCGGTATCAATTACTCTGGAACTATCGATGTGAACTAAATTCTTTAGCGTCTGGAGTATCATTCTTTTTTCACTTAGTTGCGTCTTATAGAGAATCATTTCAGCAAAATCAGTTTCTTTTAGTTCCTTTAAGGCGCTTTTGCAGATCTTTATCTCTTCATCGTAACTAGCTATAATCTTATTGATATTATCTAACATGTTTATTTTCCATAGCATCTGAATAAGCTTGGTTAACGTAATTTACTACATATTGCTTTTCGTACTTTGTTATATTCTTTAATGTTACATTTGGTCTAAACTTAGATGATATATTAAATGGGTTATATTTTCTTATAAATTGGACTAAGAACTGATTTGCTGGTTCGGTTATATCATCGGTGAAGTTAAGTAACATTTCTTTGAACTTATCGGGGTCATCTATTATAACTTCTGGTTGTTTAATGTTATCACCAAATGGCTTTTCTCCCATGAATAACTGAGTTAAAGCTAATTTTAGTTCCTTTATATCAAATTTTTCTATTTGTAAATCTAAGGATACGTGGTTTTCACTAGGAACATCGTGAAAATAAGGCATTTCATCTAAAACAGAAGTACTTTCTAATTTTGCTTTACTGAGTTTATCATAATAATAAGGATCTTCCCATAGGTGATCTCTTACTATCTCTCCACGAAGATATATATCATCAGCGTGTTCCTTCTCTACACTAAGACCTAGTTGCTCCTGATGCAAAATAACTTCGATAGGAACATTATGCTTCTTGGCAATATCGTTTACTGTTTTCCCATCAGCTAGTCCGCCTTTAAGAGCGTTAGATTCTTTAAATAGACTTAGTATTCTCTTTTGCATAAGTAGCTCTGATTTCATGTTAGTTCCTTTAGTTCACCAATCGCCCCAGTAAATCTTATTTTTCTTAAATGTTAACCCACCCTCTCTAACACCAGTTGTTTGATTTTCTATTCCTTCAGTAATATTTGCTATTTCGTTGTTATCTGACGCATTCTTATCATTAGAATTAGTTGCTTGAGTTGTCTTTGGAATTGGAACATTATATTTATCTTGTATTCTTAAGGATCCATCTGGAACATATGCATCTGCTGGAGCATTAGAAATTAAATTACCACTTTGGTCAAGAAGACCATATTGTTCTTCAGAATATTCTCTGGATTTACAGGTTAAAATATAAGTACTTTTTTGCCCGAAAATATTTCCATCAAGCCCCAACGTCATCCAGTCAACATGTACTACTTCATAGCCTATATTGCTACTATTAGGTAAATAAAAGTTATCACTAGCAAGAGGATCTCTATTTACTAATTTTCTAAACGTAGGTAAATGAATATAAATTTGAAACTCTACTTGAGTTATTTCACCGAACCCATTATAAACTAAATTTTCCTCAAAAGCACCGTCTTTAACTACACAAGTTAACTGTCTCTTGTGAATATATCTTTTAGCGGTATCTTCGCCAAATATTCTATCTTTGTTGTAATTTACTTCAACTGGGTAATAATCAATAGGAATACCATAAACACCAAAATACTGAGCCAATGCATTATCATACATTTCTATAGTATTCTTCTGCTTCCAAGGACCAGAGAACTGATTATAATACTGCTTATACTGAAGTGGATTATCTAGTCCCGCCATTATTTCCCCTAACTAAAATCAGCCTATTCTGAAAGATCCAGGTTCTCCATAATCGAAGTCTTTTATCTGTTGTTCTAATTTTTCGATTTCTTTTTCGCCTTCTTCTTCGAATTTCTTAGAATTAATTTCAACACCACCAGGAAATTTAGCGCCAGTAAAGAACCCAGTATTCATACCAATATTTCTCATAGTTAATGCTCTTGCATAACGACGAATCCAAATATGATCATAAAGATCCGCATCAGCAACACGAACCCAAACAGGAATAACTAACATACCAAAGCAATTTGGTCTAGGAGAAATTCTAACTTTTCTCTGCGCTTCCATAAACTGACAGGACATATGAATGGTATAACGTTGCTTCATCATTTCCATATATTCTAAGCCAAGTTCATATGTAACTAAATCAACTCCACCACCTTGACCACGGGAACCACCTCTTGAACCATATGAGTTAAATCCAGAGAAATCAGCCCAGACGGTTCCAGGGAAAAACAACCCAGCAGCCATAGCGGATCCAGCAATTCCACCAAGAGTTGGGGAATTGAATGTTTCTGCCGAAGCAAATGCAAAATTTAACATTGGATCATTAGAAGCATATCCACCGCCAGCAGTCACCCATTGTCCATTAATTGCTGGAGTAGTAGCAGTATTATCTAAAGGCTCACCAATAGCCAAAACATTCCTTGGTAGTTGATATTCTGCTTGATAAAGTATCTCAGCAACCCCATGAGCACTTCCACTAACTCTAGCGTTTGTAGAAGGTAGTCCAGCAGCCTCTATAGCCCTAACCACTGGCAATATAGCAATATAGCTTTCCTCGGACCCATGACCAGTACATCTCTCTGTAAAGAACTCTATAGCCTCATCTATGCAATCATCAAGTTGCTCAGGAGCAATGGGAAGATTCACTGTTGGCTCACCTAATGATCGCCTAATCCAAATTGCTAAATCTTCCTTCGTCCTGACTTTCATTTATAGTTCCTTAATTAGTGTCTTCAAATATTTAACAAGTTCCCATTTTTCGTTTGGTATATGATCAAAAGTAACTCCAGCATCTTTAAAGAACTTAATAACTTCATCTTTCTTTAATGATAGCCACTTCTTATTATCAAATGATTTCAAATGTGCTACTATTTCCTTAGAAAATCCTAGTTCCTTATTAGTCTCTTCAATTATCTCAACTCTTGGTACTTCTGGAACTTCTTGAACACCATAAGTTGCTTTATTAAGAGACTCAATAGGAACTTCTTGTGTATTAAAGTTCCTAAGTTCCTGAATTTCAAAAGAAAAGTTTCTATTTTGTGGGTTTTCTAAGTTATTTACTCTTACATTAGCAGTTACGGAGGATTCTGGCTTCCCATAGTGTCTATCATCGTTGTATAATCTAACGAAAGCAAAGCCCGACACACCCATCATCTGAGCCTGTTCGACTACTACCGTTTCTCCACCCTTAATATAAACCCTACGCCCACCAATATTTAATGGGTAAGCGTCTGGGCGAATTCGTTTGTAAACTGCCAGTGCCATATTTGCTCCAGTTGTTATTTATAGAAATTTAAATTTTAGCTCTAAGATCCCTTAGTCGCTTCAATTCAATCTTATTGTCGTGGATTTCTCTTTTAAGATCCTCAATAGCTTCTTTGGTATCATCATAAATAGAAGACTTAATATCTCCAGTTTTAATGAGAGTTAATTGACGATCCTCAGCTAAATGTAATCCAGTAGCCAATTCATCCAACATTTCCTCTACATTGGCTATAGACGCATTTAGCAACTCACGTTCATTATTAGGATTAACAAAGTCCATCTTCTGTACTGGATTTAATTCCATGGATCACCCCTTAGCCTTAGTTGCTCTCTTCTCATATTCAGCCAAAATTAACTCAGAAGCGACTTTTAAATCAACGTCAGATACAGTTGCCCAATATTCGCTATTAGTTACTAATCCCAAAATAGTATCGTAAAGCTGCTCAAGTTCCTTCTCGGTCTCTGGCTCCAGTATCTTCTTAACTGGCTTTTTAGTTCCTTGAGGCGACTTTTCCTTTACCTTTGTAGCTGGATGCTCAAAAAGTAACTGACCCTTCGCTATCTTCTCCGATTTGACTTTATTAATTAAAACTGACATAGAGTTCCTTTCAAAAAACTATTATACCTTCTTTTAACTTATTTTCAACGAGTATCTATTATGTCCACAATCGTAGATCCTAAAAAGTTCATTTTCCTCTGCTATCATTCGCTCGGTCTTAGTCTCGTCAGTTACTTTAAAGATCTCTCTAAGGCGCTCTCTAGTAAAGTTAAATCGGTGCTTCCTCTTCCAGTTAGTTATAGCGCCTACGTAGTAATAATTAGGATCTGTCTTGTAATCAAAAGTAAATCCCATGTTCTCATAGACTTTCCCGTTTCCCCATCTTAAGTCACAAAAAGTTACTATAGTCTGTCCTTGGTGTTTTTCCTTAAAGGCTTCTATTAACCTATTAGCACCACCAATAACTACGGTATCTAGTTTCGAACAGAACCTATTAAGTTCCCAATCATAGTTCCTAGTTGAACCAGATTTGGAAATAGAAGGAACTGAAAAGGTCATTATAGAAACTAAAGAACCTTCAAAGTAAAGACCATATGCTTCTCGGCACTGACCTTTTCCTTGGAGGTGATTTTCATCACAGAAACTTAAAGCTACTGAAGTATCTACCTCTTTAACTTCACATTTTCTTGCTGGGATTTTATTTGTTAGAAGACCTAGCAGATTTTTAATTCTGGACTCACAGATGTTCCTAGAATCTTTCCATTCATCGGCAAATAAAGTTATTAATCTAATTCCATTCGTTTCACAAAGTTCATGTTTCTTTTTATGAACATCTGGATCATCTCTATACAATTCTGAGTGCCATATGTTTCCACAGTATTCAAATGCTAATTTAAGTTCTTCGATATATACATCTAGTTCATATGGAGCAATTATTTTTTTAGTATCTTGGGTTACTTTATCTGCCCCTACCAATTCTCTAATATAATCAGCAAATTCAGTTTCCTCTTTTCGCTTTATGTTCTTAAAACAGTTAGGACAACTTAATTTGTTTCTACCACATTCGCTGTTTATGTTATACCATTTCTGTTCGAATTCGTGATTGCATTTTTCACATTTAAAACGAATATAGTCTCTCGGTGCAACATATGGTGTGTTTTCTATTGGTAAAATTAATGATTCTTTACACTGCTCATACATTTTATTGTAAACATTATCTCTCATTTCAATTCTCATACAATTCTCGCATCTATCTCTAACCGCCAATAAACAGTTATATGGTAGTGCTTTTTTAATAAAGCCACATTTGATGCATTGAAAAATAGCAAAAGTTTTAGTATTAATATATTCTATTAATCTCCACTGAGTTTGTGCTAAGTATCTTTCCTTTAATTGTGGTGGTAGAGTATCAATCCCAGTGTATTCTGGCTTTAGTTCTGTTTTTTCATGAGTGATATTTACTTTTTCTTCTAGTTTCTCTAAGAAAACACCTAACTTCTTTTCGGTGTTTATTTCCTTGCATCTATCGCATAATGGTATTGTGCGATTATCGTTCCAATATTTTATAGATTTTATATACTGAATGTTCCCATCGTTTTTGCATTTTAGAGTAATTCGTCCTTCCCATTTACTATAAAAATCGTTTTCATAGACTACTTCCCAGTTAGTTTCTTTAAAAAAATCACTAATATCGGTGAAAGATATTCTTACTTCATTGTTTTTAGATTCATTTATGCAATGGGGGCATATTTTTGGATCTTTCCCCAAAGATTTTACCTTAGTCACGCTTGAACGGAACTTATGTCCTTTATCACAAGTTATTGTGATTGACGTGTTTACGGTAAAATGCTTTGAAGTATCTACCTCGTATTTAGTTCCTTCATAAAGGTATTTAAAGTCATCAAAAGAAGATCTTGGTCTTGGCATAAAATTTTCCTTAAGCCAAATTATAAACCTAAAAAGACGAAAGTCAATGGATTTATTTTTAACGATTAAAATAAAAATAGACAAAAAATAAGCCACCTTGCGGTGGCTTATTTTGAACACTACAATATTAAACTAATCAGAATGGGCTGGTGCCATCTGTTACAGTTCTAAAACCAGTTGAAGAAGGAACACTTGGTGCGAGTGAACTATTTGCCAAGTTACGAATCAAAATATAACGATAGTAATTCTCAGAACCGAAAAGGTTGTTAGCGATGCCATAACGGGTCAAAACGCCAATTCGGGGGTTGAAACTATCTTGTCCAACTGCATTAACGAACATGAGTGGGACGTAAGGACAATAGACTAAACCAGCGTCATTGTCTCTTGGGCCTTTATAACCAACAACAGCGTAGTCAACGCGAGCGAATTGGTCACGATAAACAGTGAAACGACCAATCTGACCAACCTTAGCAACACCAGAGACTTCTGTGGTCAACTGTGTAGCAACTGAAGATGCGGCGAAAGCTTCGAGAGCTTCGAGAGCAGCAACAACGGCTGGGGATGCGAGGACGAAGTTACCAGCGCCACGACGAGTAGCAACGGCAATTTCATTTGATGCTTTTAACAATACAGTGTAGAGGGTACGGAATTTTTCTTGTTCCCAACGACCATCAGCGGAACCATTAGCTGCACCAGCGGTGCCGTAGTTCCAAGTAAATACGCCACCGAGCTTCGAGAGTTCGATGATGTTGTTCTTGACTTCGGCATCAATTTCAGCAGCAACTTCATAAGCAAGCAAGTCGCTGAGTTCTTGTGCAACGTCGATCTGATGCATGTTCTGGAGATCTTGTTGGGCTTCATGAGTCCAACGTGCTGCTAATTTACGGGTCTTAGCAACGATTTCCTGAGCTTCAACTGAGAGACCCATGTAGCGAATGCCATCTGGGCTGTCATTACAAATATAAGATTCGCCAAGTTTTTCACCAACGAATGTATCATATCCACCGCGCTTGCCAAGTGCTTGATCGCCACCTTGGATGTTACCACTATCAACACGGGTTGCCCATTCAGCTACACTTGCTAAATCACCAGAGGTGGGGAGAGCAGTTGCTGAAGCAGGACTTGAACCTGAGAAGAGAGCGTTAACGGTGTTATAACCAGCTTCCTGACCAGCAGTAGCGCCGCCAGCAGTGGTTTGATAACGATAACGAAGAGCATAAGCAAGACCAACTGGGGTAAACATTGGTTGAACGCCAACCAAGTCGTTGGTAACGAGTTCTGGGAACACGCGAGCAACTAAAGGCATAGCGATTTGCTTGAAACGAGCGATACCAGCGGTGCCGTCGCAACTTGCGGTTGAATCAAGAGTACCAGCCCCACCAGGACCAGATACAGTTGCTCCACCATAAGCTTCGCTGAGCTTGTTGTTGAAATAACGATGTTCTTGTTCGAGAAGAGCAGCAGTGTGTGCTTGCTTCTGACTAGAACGAATGTGGCCCAACATGGGTTTCCACTTTTTGATTAAAGATTCTGCTAACTTGTGATTCATGATTTTTCCTTTTTCCTTTTAAGGTTAAATACTATTTATAATAGAAATTTTATTTTTCGTAATTTCTATTAAGATCTTTTGCCCATGAAGAGATTTCAGATGACACATCTGAAGCTTCTGGTGCGTCTGGAGCGATTACTGATTCTTGGATTTTTTCCAATTGCTTTTTAGCAGATTCAGTAATTTTTTGAGCCTGGGGCTGAACTCTCACTGACTCTTCGATTAGATTTTTCTTCATTTTATTGAAGGCTTCATCGAGATTATCAGTTTCGACTTTCTCTAAGAGTATCTTGGCCTGGACTCGTTGTTTTGCAGTTAGACTTTCACACAATGAAAGAATTTTCTGCGATCTTTCTAGTTCTTTAACCTTAGCTGCTAACCTCACGTTATCTTTCGATTTAGCTGTTACGCTTTCCGAAAGTTTTAATGCCTCTGCTTTTGCCTCTTTGATCGCTGTATAACCAGTCGAATCAAATTTGACATAACCTTGTGCGAAAGTCTTGATCATACTTTCAACCAAGGGTCTATATGCAGCAACTTCTACAGCGGCTTCCATTACTTTGGCTGGAATAGCGTCTTGTACTTTAGTATCTAAATACTTACTCATACGGTCAACTATAGTTGCCTTAGCATTATCAACTTCTTTAGCAAGAGCCGCCTCTTGCAATTTTTTGTATTCCGAGATATGTGTTATTGTTTCTTCTTCGATTGCTGATTTGTATTCTCCGCATTCTTGAAGAGTGGTTTCTAAAATATTCTTTTTAAATTCAGCACAAGATTCAGCGACAATTTCTTCGGATCTTTGCTTTAGTTCCTGTAAAGACTCAAACATGATCGCTTCTTTTTGGATCATTTCATCTGCACATTGTTTTGCGAATGATTCAGCGACTTCTTCTAATGCAGCTTCTTTTTCTTTCAATTGTCTATTTTGTTCTTCTAACCAAGCCTTGAGGTTCTTTTCTTTGTCTTTTAACTGTTTTGTTGCTTCGGCTAATCTAGCCTCTACTTTCGCCTCAATCATGCTATTAACTTTCTCTTTGGTTTCTGGAGAGAGCAATTCAGCGTCAGTGGATTCGAGTAATTTATCTGCAATATTTTTGTCGCTCATGGTTAATCCTTTTGATTGAATATTATTTATAATGAGTTGATCAAATTTCTTTAAGGAAATTCTCAATTTGCTTTAAATAATAGGAATTTACGTCTTTTTTAGGTAACGTAGTTAATGATTTTTCAAATTTTCCAAACGCTCTAACGCTTTTATTGATAGAATGTTCCGTATAGCTTCCACCTTCGATTATGTATTCTTTACCCTCTAAAATACCTTGGACGAACCCATCAGGAGCAGAAGGATCTATAACAATATCTACAGCGATTAACTCAAAGGCGTTAACTACTTCTTTTACTAATTCACCCAATCCTCTAGAAGACACACCCAACTGACCATCTGCTCTTAACAAAGAAATTGCAATTTTCCCATATGTAGTTTCTACTAATTTAGCCTTTCCAATTACATCATCGCCATTCCAAGTCAACTCAGTAGTTATATGACTAATCCGCTCTGGGTTAATTTCTACTCCTTCTGGGTGTCCAAGTTCACCATATGATCTTAGTTTCGGGCCTGACATTCTATCGGCAACATATCTCTTAACTGCTTCTTCTAAAACTCTCTTATCGTAGATTCTACCATTTCGATTCTTTACTTTACTCTGCATAAAAGGACCAGTTATATACATGTCCTTAGTGCCCATGGTAGTATTTTCAACTATCATTACATCTTTTATACCAAAGTAATTAGGGGACGATGCTTCTGTTATAAGTTTTAACATAAAAATCCTTTAAAATCTATTTATAAACTTTAGAAGGAATCCCGTTGAATTTTTTCTGCTTGTTTAGAAAGAATTTCTTTACAGAACTTTTCTTTCTTTTCATCTATGATACCAGAAAGTTTAGCCTGAACTACTTGTTCAAATGCTTTCTGTGCCTCGACTTGATTATCATCAATTAAATGATTGATAAACGAGTGAGCGTGTTCTTGGTATTGTGAAATATTGTCCATGGTATATTTTGCCTCCTGAATATCTACTTGATCTACTAAACGCTGAAAGTCTTCCATAACCTTGTTCCAAAAAAATTCGTCTCTATTTCCACTTTCGTTTTTCTGAACAGATAAATCCCAAAATCCTTCCAATTGATTTGTTGGTATTCCTGTTTTAACAGAAATGGTTTTTATGAGAGCATTACTTTCATTAAACTTTTCTTTATACTTATTTTTCATGTATTGCCTCTTTCTTATTTATCGGTTTCTTCGTCTTTCTTCAATATATCCTTAGCCATTTTCTCAGCCATTCTCTTCTGAATATGCTCATCCCATTCTTCATCAGATACATTAAGATACTTCTTAACTATCATTTCCGTTGAGAAAATAGCTTCTTCGTCGTCTATTAGACCATCGAAGTTTCTAAAGTTCTTAAATTTAATTTCTTCTATTTTTGCTTCAAAGTATTTATCAAATAAATTATTATTGGTCATATTTACTTGAATATCTTTTCGCTCTAAACCAAACTGTGCCCAAATTCCTTTTAGTTCCAAGTGAGTAATAAATGTATCTTTAAAAACATTCATAAATCGTTTGCAGTAACGTTTTACTTCTTTAGCAAATTTTCCTTCTTCTCTAGTAATTTCACCGTCACCACCACCAATTTGAAACTTATCGTCTTCACCCCATCTACTCTTAGGAATCTTCAAGCCCCTATAGAGTTTCTTGAGGAAATATTCAACGTCTTCTATTTTTCCTAAAGATTCACCACCAGCTAAAGTTTCTACTGTAGATCCTTTACCGTCTTGATACTTAAGGAACCAATAGTCTTCCGTCATAGCCATTGGATCTAAGCCTTCACCAACGTCTCCAGTTTTAGGATCATAATATTTTCTCTGACGATACTTTGTCATTAGATTTTTTAGATATGATTCTGCTTTGTGTGTTGGGAGATTACCAGAAGCTATATTAAATACTCTACGTTCAGGTGCTCTAACGATTCTATAAATGACTAAAGCATCTTCTAGTAACTTTAAGCGTCTATAAGATATTTTAGACGCTTCTAAGATACTAAGAACCATTTTATCATCTTCAGTTGAGTTGAAGTTATATAAGCCAGAGTTTGCGTAGGCTATTTGTTGTCTATTTAATGATAGTAACTCTGATTGTCCTTTATAGGCAAAAAACTGAATTTCGTCTGTTTCTATATCTTCCCAAATTGGATGGATTCTAGTTGTTAATAATTTTTTAACTTTTGTGATTCCCTTTTCTGGTTCATCGTTATCGAAGATTTTCTCGAAAGCAATTTCGCCATCAATAAGATATTCTCGGAACCAATTAGCTACTTGTTCATCTGCTTTCATAATTTCATATACAAGATGGTCCCACTCTGATTGAATGGTTTTTGCCATTTCTTCGTCTTTTTTGATATATTCGTTATTGATTTTAAGAGTACAGAATTTACAACCTTCACTATCGAAATTAACTGCTTCATCTACATATTCGTCTATAGCAAAGGCAATTTCTGGGAACTTAGACATTTCTCTATAAATTTCTACTCGTTGCTGTTTATTTGCTTCTGATTGATAAATGTACTTTGAGTAAACATTCATCATTCCGCCAAAATCGCCTATACCAGAAAAATCTTGAATATCCGAGATTCCAACTTTTTCAGTTTTCCCTTTTGCGTTATCATTATTATTTTCTAGTGCATTAAATATTCCTTGACGGACCTTGAAAAGATTTTCCTTTTCTTTGGGGGAGAAAGCGTCACTGACCTGCTTACCTCTGGTGTTTCTTCCAAAATTAAAAAAGTTTCTTAAAGCCATTTTTTAGTTTCCTTTATGTCCTGCTATATTATAAACATATATATTTTTCATCTCATCTTTTATCTCGTCAATAGTAGTTACCTTTTTAAGTTGCTTTATGTCGTTTATATTAAATTTTCTATAAAATCCTTGAACGTGCTTATGAATTGGGTTCTTTGATTGAAGTAACTTATTAATATCCATATACGATTGGAAGTTGTTTTTAAGTTCTAATATACCTTCCCCTAAAATATCCCATTTTTCGAAATCTAGTACATATTGAAGTCCATCTATAGTTTTGAACATAAATGGAATATATTGATTAACTATGAAGTTAAGTCCCTCGGATTGAGTTATTAGTTTTTTATTTTCGTCTTTCTGATTCATTAAGTAAAATTTAAGTTCAATGTAGTGAATTTGTTTATTTCTAGGTTCGCTTTTAACAAATATGCCAAATCTATTAATAAGTTTCTTTTCGTTATAGTTATTTTGCTTGCTACTCGTATTTACTATAGTTGGGTCAATTTCCTTTAATGGTGAGTTCAGTTTAAAAGAAATAAACTCCCCAGACCTTATTTCCTCTGAGATATTATTAGTATATTTTTTATTATCTAATTCAACCTTGGCATTGTTGGCTGAATTTATAAACGAAGAAACCCTAATGTTCGTAAGAACACTAGGGTCACGTAAGTTAAAAGAGACATTTGCTCCGATAGAACGCATGTCTTCTATTTATAATTTATAAATAAATATATGTCAAACCTAAGATTTTCTCCAAATAAAAAATCAAAATTACACCAGGGATTCTACTCTCCTAAAAACAAAGAGAAATATAAAGGAAAGACGCTTCCTTTCCTGCGTAGCAATTGGGAATTTAAAATGGCCCAGTTCCTTGATAATTCCCCCAATGTTCTTGAGTGGATTTCGGAGAAACCAGAGATTCCCTATTTAAATCCCTTAACAGGAACTATCTGGAAATATCATCCAGATTTCCTATGTAAGATAAGGGATTCTTCGGGGACTAGGATTGAGTTAATAGAGATTAAGCCAAAGCACGAAACGGAGCCACCCATCGTAACTGAGAAGAAACGACGGAAGACTCTTAGGGAGCAACAGGAGCGATGGATTCTCAATAGCGCCAAATGGGAAGCCGCAAGGGCTTATTGTAAGGCACATAAATGGAATTTTAAGATTATTTACTTAGAGGGATCATCTTTTAAAGAAGCTAAAAAGCAAAATCTAACTGAGCTTCTTCGCTGACCAAAGATTCTAAGTTTTGTCTTATTTTCGAAATATTTCCAAGATGTTCTACGAGTCGCTTAGTTCTAAAATAAGTAACCATATATTTACTTGATGGTGGCTGGTATTCATCTACCATATTTTCTAGGCTTTCAACTAAGTCTCTTGGGGTATTTTCTAGATCAATTAGTAACTTATTACGATCATAGTTTCTTTTTAGTTCACATGGGCTTCCATCTGGATCTACTTCTTTAAGCATCTTATAAATTTCTTCAGATTCTATAAGTTTCTCAGCGGTTTTCTCACCGAATCTTGGTCTAATTGGTGGGATATTATCTGATCTATCGCCCATTATTATTTTAGTTTCTAGGAATTTATTAGGTGAGTCGCATTCATTAAATACCCCTTTCATAGAATCGAAAAATTTAACTCCAGGGTACTTTAATAGTTGCTTATAGTCACCGTCGTTGGTAATCATTATATTATCGTTACCTAGAAACTTCTTTACTAGAATAGAAACAATATCATCTGCTTCTAGTTTATTGTGTTTGAGGACGTAGAAAGGAAAATTTTCTTTTAGTTCATTATAGAAACTAGAAGTGAACGAATAGAACTCATCCCAGTTAACATCTTGTTTTTCTCTTGCTTCTTTTCGTTGTGCTTTATAGAAGTCGAATTTTTCTTTACGCCAATTCTTTCCGTCACATTCGAAGCAAACAAAAACTTTATTAGGCTTAAATCTATCAATATAGTAAAAAATTGATCCTAGTAAATTATGTCTTAAAATATTTTCCCCAAGCATCTTAAAATCTTCTTTATTTGCGAAAAGAGTTCTGTAAGCAAGTGGACTAATATCTATTAAAAGATTCTTCATAATGGTCTCCTGAAGAGGACCATTATAACAAACAAAAAACCAACGTCAATTAAAATAACTGACGTTGGTGAAAAAATCTTTAAATCAATTTTTATAAAATTACTTGTTGAGACCCTTGTTGCCTTGGTTCTTTTCGGAATCTAAAGGGAGACCGAGGGCTGAACGGACTTGCTTACGGAAATCAGCTAAGAATTCCTTTGGGGCACCCCCAGCGCCTTCTTTACGATCAACTGGCTTGGCTCCTTCGACAGCGGCTTTATTGCCGATGTTCTTATCGCCTTCTCCAGTTTCCTTTACGCCTGCTTTAGCGCCTTCTTCACGGGCAACTGATTTGGTGTTGCCGATGTCACCATTCTTTGGGGTGAAATCTTTTGGTGCGTCCTTTACGCCATCTCCAGCGGTAACTGGTTTAACAGTTGCGCCTTCTGCTGGCTTGGAACCACCTTCTTCGTCTTTGAGGGTTGATTTACCAGAATTTGTAGCGCCTTTAATCGTTTCGGATTCTTTAAGGGCTTGGCGTTCTTTGATAATATCAACGAGGGTTTTTGCTTTTTCCATGGGTTATTCCTTCTTCGTTATTTATTTATACTAAATCTTTGGAAATTAATTTATCTTTGATGTCAGCCATTACTTTTCCAATATTTAATGCACCAGAATCAATTCCATTTATATACTCTACAAACTCATTTAAAGACACTCTATATTTATAAGTAGCCATTCCTTCTTTAGTAGCAACGTTAGCAACTACCATACATGGCTCGGCTCCTTCATATGAATAACTCAAAACAGCATTAATAAATGGTTTTGCTGAAGTTCCTCTAAATTTATATGGTCCAGCTTGTGAACCATTATCTGGTGGAACTAAAGCAGTCTCAGTTATTTCACTTGTTTTTTTTAGATTATCTAAAAGCCCAAGGGATTCCTTGAGTCTTTGTTGAAATTCTTTAACTGTTTCGTATTTCTTAGGAGCATCTTTTGCGCCTTCTTTATCTTTTTCGTTCTTCTTGTCACCAGCAGTATCTTTATTTCCTTCGAACTTCTGAGGAGCTTTAGATGCTTTTTCGTCTCTCTTATTTTTCTCAGCCTTAACAGTTGCATCTGCTTCGAATTTCTTAGGAGCATCTTTAGCTCCTTCGTCTTTCTTAACTTCAACCTTTTTAGTGCCGTATTCAGCAGCTTCAATTAGCGCATATGCTTTATTTAAATCAACATCATTTATAATCATTTTTTGCTCCTAGTGACTATTATTTATAATAGAGTTAAATATTTTTAATTTTATTGGAGTCTCTTATTTCGCGCCAATTTTCTGGAAAGTAATATATAGCCATTTTATTTAGAAAATCTTCCATATCAAATATTATAGTATCTTTATAAACTATAGAGGAACTCAAGGAACTTTTAGTAACTTCTAGGAACTTTTTATAATCTACAGCGACAAAGCTTCTTCGTTTAGATGTTATATTAAAAATAACTATCCAGTCTCTTTTGGACATTTTAGATTCTTCTTTTGCCTGTTCGATCCACTTATCTAAATCTTTATCTCCTATAGATAACAGATTATGCATCTTAGGAGAATCTTCATAGTTCTTTGCTTCGACTGAGAAAGGGAACCAAGTAGGAACTATTAAGTCACCTGTTAGAGCATTTTTAGCATCTTGATTTACTGATTGGTTTCTAAATCTATTTATTCCACCACAAAAGGCACCAGACATAGGAACTCTTCGGAACTCATCTCCAAAGATTTCTCCAAGGATCTTCGTTAACTGAAGTTCCCATCTATTGCCTTTTTTCTTAGAATTTACTCTTGGCTTAGGTTCCTTATTATAGGGACTTTCAGGTGCTTCTTCTAAATCTAGATCCATTTTAGTTCCTTTGAGTCCCTATTATATCGGGAACTCAAAGATCTTTTAAGTTAAATTTAGCTTCCATGTCCTTCCAAGTATCCTGGAGTCTATTAAGGTGGCTTCTTTCGGAGTCATCCCAATCAACTGGAGCAGGTTGTACTTCTGGGGAACTGATTTGTCTGAGTGAATCTGTGTAACCATAAGAGTTATCAATATCGGAAGGTTCGCCATCAGATAAGATAGCGTCACTTAAAATTTGTGAAAGTTCTGTGGATGAGTTTCCGAATTGACCTAAAAGGATATTCAATGATTGGTCTCTTGGGATTCCTGTTAGATTATTACTCTTAATAAATCCGTAAATACTTGCTCTATCAGCTACTTGTGCTGTAGTTTCGCTTTGTTCTAACCCAGCATTATTAAACTCACCAGAATCAATCATACTTTGGGCAGTTATTTCTACTGGAAGTTGATTCTCGACTCCGCATTCACCCATTGCACATTGCATTTGTTCCCATTGATGTGCCGCTTCATCTAAAGCAAATTTCTCTTTAGCGGCTAATACACTTAATGGTGGTTCTTCGTTAATATTTGAGTTTACATCTGAAGAAACTTCATTTGCCAATTCTTGTAATTCCTTCGTTATTCTTTCGAGTTTCTTACGTCTTTCTTCACCAGCATCTTTAATAGGATCTTCTTTTTCTTTGGAGTCTTCTGCTTTCTTTAGGAGTGGGTCTTGAGTAAATGGAATCTTTTTATTGATACCATCGGCTCCAGCATATACACCTTCAGCTAAAGGATTTTCTTCCTTTTTATTGGTACTCTTTGCGATATTATCCTTAGTAACTTTTTGAATCGCTTGGGCTTTCTTTACCTGAGTATCCGCTAGTTTTTCTTTGTCTTTATTTACTTCAGCATCAAGTTTCTGAATATCTTCTTCTTCCTTGATATTTTCTGATTCGAAAAATGATTTAAATGTCATGTTGCGTTCCTCTGGTATTGGCTTTGCTGGCTTATTTATTACTGGCGCTGGCTGATTTTGTTTTGGCTGTGTAGCTTTTTTAGATTTTTTTTGTGGTTGGTTTGTATTTTTTGGTGGCACATATTCCGCTGGAAATGCTGCTTTTAATACATTTTCTATTGTTTGGTTTATATTATCTTGTTCTTGTTTACTGAGTTGATTAAATCCAGGTCCATCGGCCTTTAAATAACTTCGGAGCCAACCTCTAGCTGTTTCTATTTTATTTTTAGTAAATTTTCCATAAGAATGCTGTATTGTTGAAACCAAAAAATCAACAGATCCACGTTGGTCATTTTTAATTATCAAAATAACTTCTTTAATATCTTTAGCTTTATCAAATTTACCTTTAATTCTACCATGCTTACGCATAAACTCTGGGTCTTGTGATAATCTATCCCATACAGCATCAACAACGCTCTCTATTTCACCAGCATTCTTAAATATATCTTTTTTAAAAGCTGTTCCAACTGTTTTTAAAGCACCACCAACAGCAGATGCTCCTCGTCCCACTACAGAACCAGCGGGACCGCCTATAGTCTCTTTATCATTTTTATCCGCTTCATCGACTCTTTTCATAGATCCCTTAGTTCTTCTACCTTAGTTGCTTTAGAAACTATATGTTCGACTGCTTCCATTAAATTGGATTCATCTATATCTAACTCATCTGGATTAGCGCCAATATCGTTGGTTCCGTCTCCAATTCCAGTTCCAGTTAGACTATCTTCTCGAACTCCAACAGAAATACCTCTAACAGTATCTAATACTTTATCTGCTTCTTCGCCACTAATATTACCTACTAGTTCCAATAGACGCTTATAAATCTCCAAATCGTCTTGTAGTCCCTCTGATTTGATAATAGTAATAGCCGAATCAATATCAATTGGATTCTTTGGTTCTTTAATATCAGAAGCAAAATCACTAACTCCACCAATCTTATCATCGTAAAACTCAGAATCGTCTTCTATTCCTTGGGCTTCTGGTGAATTAGGATCTTCGTCTGACCCAACTGATGATAAATGAGATAAGTCTGTGTCTCCAGAATAATTTGGGGTTTCTTTTATACTTCGGTCATCTAACCAGTCAAGTTCACCAGGACCAAACTCTTCATATGATCTAGATTTAATGTACTTAATAACTCTATCAATAAACTGCTCGTCAACCTTATTCTCACTGACCCCCATCTTAATAGCTTCTTGTCTTATTAAACCTCTTGCTTCATCTGCTGTCATTTGATGGTCTGGATTTCTAATTTTGTCTTCTACTTCCATCGCAACATCACCAATTATAGACACCCAATTATGCATGTTAGATGTATCAATGTCACCTTCATTTTCTGTGAAATCTTGACTTGATCCAGCATTTGCTTTTTGGTCTAAAACTGTCTTTATTTTGTCTAAAGTTTCGGGAGAATATGTTTCGATCTCTGGCCAATATTTTTTGGCAACTTCAATGATATATTGTATCTCGAAATCAAAGGTTCCTTCTGGAGAATCGCTATACATTGATTTTAATTCATCTAAACTATCATCTGCTATTGCTTCTATTGTTTCATCATCGACTATATTAACTTCAGGAGTTATTTCTTCTTCAACAGCACCAGCAATAACTTCTTTTCTTTTTCCGCCGCCCACAGGACCAAGTGGCTTAACTGAAATAGTGGATAATTGGTTTTCCTTCAAGTAAGAAAATCTTTCCATATTGATTTCTAAATCGGTTCTCTTAAGGATATTCTCACCCAATACGATAAACTTATCCATTCCTTCTTTAATATACTTGAGGTCGAACGAATCTATGATGCCCAAACTAGATTCATTTTTAACCGACTCATAAAGATCCTGAAGTCTTTCAATAGGAATGTCAATATATTCGATTCCAGCCTGAGATGCTTCTTTTGCTATAGCGTTTATAACGTGAGTTATGCCGCCAGATGCTTCTTGTAGTACACAGTCAGCAACATTTTCGCAGAAGTTTTCGTATTTCCCTTCCTCGAATGTCGTGTATCCTGGTTTCTCGTCTCTAAACTCACAATTACATAGTTTACAAGAAAACTCATTAAAGTTAGCAGTCTCTTCTAATTTATTGGAACCGCAAAAGGGGCATTTCATTGGCATCTCCTGAATTAATAGTTATTTATAAAGTTAATCACTTTTTCAGATACATATTGCGTAGTAAATCCATTAAAAATTTACAATTAGATTCTTTAGTATCACTTTTTTCGTTTACATAAAACTGCAAGTCAGGGAAAAGCAACTCAAAAATTAAAGAATAATTATTACCTAGTGATTTAAAATGTATTTTTCGTATTTCGTCAACGTAATCTAATAGTCCATTTTTAGCTGAAAATGCCTTTAAGTCTTCTGGATTTGGTTTTTCATAGTCCAACAAAACCACAGACTTAATTAGTTTTCCATCAAATGGAAGACCTAGCTCATTAATCTCTGGTTTATGGTTAAAAATCAAAAAGTCAATATTGATGTTATCTGAAGAAACTATTTCTTTTATTCTGAACAATACCTCTTCAAAGTTTCTATCTGTGTGACTTAATACTATAAGTATGTTTTGTTTATGAAAATATTTTTTTAATTGATCTGTAATTTCCGAAATATACTTTTCGGTATCCCCGCTATCATCTGTTTCTAAAAGACTAGAAATAAACAACTTGTCTAAATTGACTGGATAACACTTTAAACCGAATATTTTAGTTGTTATATAGTTTTTTTCTTCAAAGTTTAAATCATTATTGTTTCTGGTTTCTAGTTTAGCGTCTATCTTTTCACAGTTTATTAACAACCCAACGTCAACTTTTTCGGAAAATTTTGAAATATGTGTTGGGCTTCTAACTACTTCAGATATGAATTGTTTTATTCTACTGTATTCGTCTTTAGTAATAGGATCATAATCACCCAAAAATAGCACCACATCAATTTTTTTAAAAAGTGATTTATCATCATTGGTGGCGTAAAAATCTTTGAATTTTTCCATAGACCTCTCATTAACTTTCAATTATATATTTATAAAAATTAGTACTTAAAAGTCAAAATTAAAGGATTTTAATAAAATATTAATACATTCGACTTGATTCTTCTTCAAATATGGAACCTTTACTAATTCCCTGTCAACCAGAAGCATTTTTTGTCTGACAGTCAGAATGTCCTTATTATTAATCCCGTAGAATTTTAATAATTTAATAATCATTAGAGTGTTCAGTGTCTGATCATCCGATTCATCTATAAACCTTTGAATGATGTTTAATATCGGTTTAAGGTCATGATCAATGTTTTTTAAAAGATTAAGTATCTCCATTATTTTATTCTTCTCTAAAGGGTCAACCTTTTCTTTCTCAACTTTAAAAATCTCTTCTTCTAGCTTTAAGTTTATATTTGACATAAATTCCCCCATAATTGATATAATCATATTATAGGAAATCTTAATGAATTTATCAAGTAAATCATTTGAGGAAATACAAAAGTTTTTCGAGGAAAAAATAGAAGCCCTTCATAGTAAATATGAGAGTCTATTCATAATCGACCAAAATGAAATCAGCGGAGAATATGTCGCTACGATATATAAACTCCATTCAGTTAGATCTGAGTGGATGAAAGCGAAAACTGCTTTAGTTAAAATAACCAGAGAAACCCAGAAACTTTATACTTCGCTATACACGAAGGCAAAGGAAGGGAGAGTAATAGTTACTAGACCAGACGGAAAAGAAGTTAGTAGAACATTTAGTAGCGAATATGAAATAAAGGAATGGATCTACACCAACATAAACTATCAGAAAATAAAAATTTTCAAAGATTACCAAGAAATAATTTGTGAATACTTTGATAAGTTACTTGATTCTCTTGCTAGTAAACTGAAGGTAGTTAGTTACTTACAGAACTTTGATCGGGTTTGGAAATGAGTCTATTACAAGTTACTGAATCAACTTTAGATGAAATTGACGCATACTTCGAGTTAAAATCTCAGGAGTATATTGCTATGTATGACCATCCTATTAACGAGATGGATCTAAAATCAGAGTATCTAAGGAACTTTAAGGAAATAGGTGAGTGTCTATGTTTATTGAGTACCGAGAAGTTACTTTTAAAGGCGCTAACGTTAAAAAAAGAAGAAATTAAAGGTAACATAACTCATGATCTAAAGTTTAAAAATGGAATGGCGCTTAAAAAAGGAGATTTAGAGCAATATGTTTATAAAAATGAAAACTGGGTAAAGATTAAAACTGCTTTTGACTATCAGGAAGACGTAGTTAATTTATTAACTAAAAAGTACGATTCGTTGCATAAGACTATATATAGTTTAAAGGAACTGCGTGAATACCATAAACTTACGCTGGGAATGAAATGATAGAAATTTTAAAAGTTAATAATACTCACGGTCGAATATTATCTGATGATGCTTTAATAATGAGTGGCATTATTAGAAGATTTTCCATTAAGGCTGAAAATTATCAGTTTATGCCGAAGTACAAAGCTGGGCAATGGGATGGTAATATTCTTTTTGTTAAGCGGAATGGTCTATTTGAACTGGGTCATCTTCAAAAGATCATCAATTACTTTAAAGATGAAGAAGATAAACCTAAAATAGATCCTAAATTAATAGCTCCTAAAGTAGATCAAGTTTCTTTTATAAAGGAATTTAATGATATAACTGAGAGTAACATTAATCCAGAGATGATACCGAGAGAGTATCAAATCAGAGGTTCTTTGAAGGCTCTTTATAAGAGGAGAGCCATTTTAGAACATTGTACAGGATCTGGTAAGTCACTTTCTATTTTCCTTATGATAAACTACCTAGTTCATAAGAATCCTGGAAAGAAAATAATTCTTATAGTCCCTACGATTGACTTAATTTCCCAGATGAGGGAAGATTTAGTTTCTTATGGGATGAAAGAGGAAATATTAGGTAATTTTTATGGGAAAGAGAAGAACTTTAAGACTCAAGTAACTATAAGTACTTGGCAATCAATATACGATAAAAAAGATTTACTTGAACAGTGCTTTGCTTTGTTTGTTGATGAGTGTCATGGAGTTAAATCGGATGAAATTAAAAAAGTTTCTGAGTATTCAATTAACGCTGAGTACAAAATAGGAACTACAGGAACTATGCCAGACCATAAATGTAACTATTGGTCAGTTGAGGGTGCTTTGGGTCCAGTAGTTGACCAAGTATTTGCTAAGGATCTAATCAAATTAAAGCAAATCTCGGATATTAACATTTCTATAGTTAAATTCCTGTATAAGAACGAGATACTAGATGCTATTAATGTAAAAGAGTATGCTGATCAGAAGCAATTTTTGATAGATGATAAGAAAAGAAACTTGGCTATTTGTAACATAGCGAAGAAACACGCAAATAAAAACGAAAATATTTTAATTTTAGTGAGAAGAGTAGATCACGGTAAAACTCTTTTAAAAATCTTAGAAGAATCTGGGTGTAAATGCAACTTTATATGTGGAGATACTGAAAAGGATCTAAGATCTGGTATTCGACATAAGATGAATGAAGAAAGCGGAATAATTACTGTAGCCACTACTGGTGTTTTCTCTACTGGAATTTCTATTAATAGGCTTCATGTGGTAATCTTCGGGGCTGCTGGAAAATCAAAAATCCAGACTCTTCAATCGGTTGGTCGTGGTTTAAGAATGCATATTACTAAAAATAAACTTCAATTATATGATATAACTGAGAACCTAAATCTATCCGAAAAGCATTTATGGCATCGAATAAGCTACTATAAGAAGAACGAATTTCCTTTTAAGATTTTTGAAATTCCGATCTAAACTATTTTTCTAGAAATAAAATGCCAATATTTAAAAACATCACAAAACGAGGAATCTCTGTAATTCATCAGGGGAAAAAGCACTTTATTCGACCTGGGGAAAAAATAACTGGAAATTTTGAACTTGCATATTATAATGGTTTAAAAGAAATTATAAAAAACGAGAATATAATAAATGAAATTAATAAAATGAATAATAACGAAGAAAATTCTAAGATACTTCAAGTTGCTTTAGATGAACTAAATGCTATCGATATTTCAGTTCCTTTTAGCAAATCTAAGTATCTTAAGAAACTTAATAGAACCAAATTTTCAATTATAGTTCCTATCAACAATAAGGAACAATATATTGGCTTTTTAAATTCTTTAAGAAACCAAGAGACTAACGTAACTTTTGAGATAATCAGTATTTTTAATTTTAATAATGAATTTAATAGTTCCGCTGAGATGCTTAACTTCGGTAGATCCTTAAGTAACTCTGAGTATCTATTATTTTGCCATCAGGATCTAATAGTTCCTACTAATTGGCTTCAGAAAATTTATAGTCACTTTATTAAATTTGAAACTACTGGAATGAAGATAGGATTTCTTGGGATAGCTGGAACTAGTAAAAGCAACATGGGTGTATTTACTGAATCTGGTGCTATCTATTTGTCTAATACGGCTACTACATATAATGGAAAAGAAATTTCTTATGCTCAGATAATGCGCCAAAATAATGGAGCATATAAAGAGGTTCAGACACTAGATGAATGTGTATTGGCTTGTAGTTCTAATTTAAATATTTTATTTGATGAAGTAACTTTCGATCATTATCACTTCTATGGTGCTGATATTTGCTTAAATTGTATAAATCAAGGATATAAAAATTTTGCTATAGATGCTGATTGTTTCCATTTATCAGACGGACAAAAGAATTTATTAAATGAAGTTAACCAAAAAGCATATTTGACTCAAGGAACTAAATTATTCAAAAAGTGGAGAAATAGATTTCCTTATTTTAGAACTACAACCGCTTCTTTCTATGGACCTGAAAGGAAATGGTTAGCCTTAATTTTTACTGATGTTAATAAAAAATATAATTCAAATTTACCTATTGAGATTGGTGTAGATTAAAAATAAAACTCTTAGTCACTAGGGAGTATAAAGTTTAGTGAATATTTTTAAGCCCAGAAAAGGGAGTTCCTTTAGAGAAAAGGATTCAAAGGTATAGGCACGGGATCGACTTTCCTAGTGAACTGAAGAGTTAGGCTAATAACCTCCTATATTGTCTTACAGTAATGTAAGCACAACCAAGCTCAGACTATAACCTAATATCTTTAATGGTTATAAGACGCAGAACAAGTCAACTACATAAAGATAATATATAATGAAATTTCGCAAAGCAACTTAGGAAAAGTGTATAGTTACTTAATAGTAGCTCAGTTACTATTAGAAGAAACCAAAATTAAACATACTACAGAGTAACTAATAGTAACTAAAGTAACTACATATTTACAATCATAAGTTTATGAAATTAAAATTAACTAAAGTAACTAAAGTAACTGAGTGGTTGAGAATGGATAATGGGTAAAATACATAGTTACTAAAATGATAAATAAGACAAGGAACTATAGCTCATGAAAAATTACAGAGATACTTTCTTAACTAAGATTAACGAGATTTACCATTTAAGTAAAACTAAAATTTTTGAAAATGAGGAATTACTTAAAACTCATAGGAACTTTATGGGTGGCGCTAGTGAACTAGTGTTTCCTATATGTATAGCTGATTTCTTTGTATCTGAGGAAACATCATCTAATGATATTCTTAATGGATTAACTTATGTATGTAATAACGAAGCAAAGGAAATAGTAGTTTACGATAGTAAAATTAGTGACCAAAATGCAATATTTCTAACTAAACAGATCGACCTTCAAAAAAGAACATCTTCCACTAAGGAAATTAAACCTAAGAGTGACACATTTGAGCATAAATTATTTTATAGTGAAACTCAATCAGAAAAGTACTATGAGAAATTGGGAATTACGGAGAAAATAAATGACATTAAGAATAAAGTTTTAAAAGATTTCAATGTTAATAAAAATTCAGAGGATCCTCAGAAGTTTACTACTGAAGGCGAAGATGAAATTAATGGTAACAAAGTATATTACTATGCTAAAATGTTCAGAGCATCTCATCATTTACCTACAGAGGAAAAGACCGAAGGTTCTGCTAGACAGTATATTAGAGTTAACGCTGCTAGTAAAAGAGAGTCACTAAATAATCCAGAAATAGTAGTTACTGAAACTAAAGGATCACTAAGGGGACAAGGTGGAATCTCTGCTCTTTTTAGTTTCGTTGTAGTCCCTAGTAAGTTAAATGAAAGTAACGAAGTATCCTTTAAAGTAACAGATAGCAAAGATGACATTAAAGTTTCATTAAAGTTAAGCCACACTCCAGAGTTACTAGATGATATTAGAACTATTTTAAACGATCACTCAAGACCAGAGTTTAGCGATCTTTTTTCTATGATTGAAACATACTTGGAACAATTAGTAAATATTCCAGAGATCATTGAATCCAGAGAATATTTAGAACATTTAGCTAATAATGGCGAAATTGATATTATTGATTTGAAAATTTCTTCCACAGGTGACTTAGGTGCTTTCGATCCTGAATTGGCTGGTAAAATTAAGAAAGATGCTGAAATTAAGTTAATTGAATTTGAAGCACTTTCAAGAAACGGAGTTAAAACTTCGAAAGTTTATAATTTTTCACTAAAAGCATCCAATAGAACCGATGTAGCTACTTTTGTTTTCAATGAAGAAAATAGAAGTAATTTAAAATGGATATTTGAGCAATCTGGTTTAGATTTTTCGGCATTGAAATGGGACGAAATTTTTAAACCATCGCCAACTGGTGAAGCAATTATTTGTGATTCCTCGTTATTGATGGATAATATGAAATCATATTTTCAATCCATAGAATTTACAAGCAACGATAAGTTAATAAAGTTTATTTTTACTATTATTGACATGTACGCACATGGACACGAAGATTCTACTCTAGTGTCTATAGCGCAGGATAAGGGTAAGATTAGAGTTTTTAGTACTTTAATATCCGAATACATGCGTTCACGTAACATCAAAGCGTCTGTATTGGATATAAATGATGATTCTGATTATGAAATTTATAAAAAGAGACAAGCCAAGAGAACTGGCAAGAGTGTAATGGGAAGACCGAAGAAAGTAAATCAGTTTATTCTTCAGTTAACAGACGAAAATAATGAAAGTTATGGAATAATTTCATTCAAACAAAAAGAAATGAGAAGAAAAGATCCATCAGAAAGAAAAACAAAAGCAGGTGGTTCAAACAAACGATTATCTATAATGGCTGATTCTTATGCGGTTAGTATCGACGAAGAAATGGACCAAATGGTTAGTTTATTGAAAGAAAACTTAAAGGACGAAACGAGAAGAAAGTATTGGAGTATCAATAGAATTTTTAGACGAGTTCAAATTTTAGATAAATTAATTGCTAAAAATTCAGATAAGATTGGTTTATTACGCCAATACGCTGAAGTTTTAAATAGTTTTAAAAGTTTAATGATTTACTATACAAAGAAATTAGATTTCAACTCAAATGATATTGAAATTGACTATGATCTAATTAATAAATTCAGAGAAGGAACAAAAATGGTCCTCTCGCAATATTACGATGGACCATATTTGGTAATAAAAGATTTTATGATAAACAACAAACCGATAGAAAATAAAGAAATTTTAAATCAATTCTACGGTACTACTCATTATTATAATTCAGAAAAAATATTAAGCCTTCTTAGGAAACTTCAATCTAGCGAGAAAATTCAGTAATTGATTCGATTTCAGTAAATCCTTTTCTCTTAATTAACGAAATTTTTCTATCAAAGACATCGTTCGAAATTTCTTTTCTATGAGAAATTACATAAACGCACTTATCTGGATAAGCTTGTTTAAATCCTTCTTTAAGATGTTCTAAGAAATTTTCAACACCATCGGAACACATACTAGTATCTAGAACTTCATCAAGAACTAAAATATTAGTATCTACCGAGTTCTGCAATCTAGAAATATCCATTAGTGACAATAATACACTGAGATCTATTCGCTTCTTTTCTCCACTAGAAAATGAAGAATATGGTCTTTCTTCTTTAATGCAGTTCATTATCTTTTCTTCTAAGTTCATATTAAAAGCAACCGTATATTCAGATCCAAGAATCTTTAAATACTCATTTAACTTGGTATTAAATAATGGAAGAATTTTAGAAACTACGAATTTTCTAAGACCCTCTTCTCCCAATATGTTTCTAATAACTTCATAGTGCTTGAAATCAGTATTAGCGGTATCTAATATTTTCTCTTTCTGCTTAACCTTTTCTTCTAATAACTTAATATCATCGTTTGATATAACATTAACTGAAAACTCTCTAGAATTTTCTGTTGTGAGTTCCTTATTAAAAGATTCAAGTTGAGAAGTTAATATTCCTACTCGCTGCTTTAAACGTATCTGATCGTTAATTATTGTCTTCGCTTTACTTATAGTTTCTTCTATCTTAGTAACTTTAGTTCTATTAGTTTCCTTTAGGTTATTCTGTTCTTCTATAATTGAAGTATTTTTAGATACTTTGTCTTTTAGAGAATTTAAAAAGTCAACTATAAGTGGATTATCGGTAGGAGTATGACAAGTTGGACAATATGGTTTCTCGACTAATCTCTTAATAGCAGCGTTACTATTATCTAAATCAGATTTACTTAAGTTTATTTTATTCTGGCAGTTATTAATTTCCGAAATTAATTTATCTCTAGTTCCTTGGAGTTCCGTTATTTTCTCATTGTAATCTTTATTTACTATCTTTACCTTAGTTTCTTCAAGTTCCTTAGAAGTAGCTTCGATTTGATTTTTAATTCTATCGGTAGCAACTTTTTTTCTACTATCGAATTCCATTTGTTCCTTTAATAGTTTCTCCTGAGTTCCTTTAGCAGTTTCCAAGTCTCTTAAAGATGATTTGTATTCGGTATCATAGACTTTTATATTTGTCTTTAGATCTAAGTAAAAATCTTTAGCCATATTTGCCATTTTAGAATAAGAATTTAATTGAAGAACATTTTCTATTACTTCTCTCTTTTTAGCAGCGTCCATATCTAAGAAAGGAACTGAAGAAGCAACGTTAAGAACGATTATATTATTAAAGCATAAATGAGAAATACCAAGTTTCTTTTCTAGCCACTCTTGAGTATGCGCCATTGAATCGAATTTCATTTCTTCTTGCGATTCACCAAAATAAACTTTAAGTTCCGTTGGTTTAATTGAACGAACAATTTTATAAGGTTCCCCATCGATAAGTAAATTTAACTTAACTACGCAGTCTTTTTTATTAAACTTATTTACTATAAGATCCTTAGTAACTTTAGCTCCTCGCATTACTTTACCATATAAAGCAAACGAGGTCGCATCGGATAATAAGCAACTATTGTGACTTAATATTCCATTTGAGTAATATTGCTCAACTTCAGCTACTTGAATATCATAAAGATACTCAGCAACTTGGAGCGACTTGAGTGACGTAATTTTTTCAATTCCGCTTTCAGTTTTAATTAAATCATCAATTTTATAGTCGCTTAAAGTAACCCATTGGTCATCTGCGTTTTTTACTAGATGCTTTTTAGAACCTACTATTTGCTTACCTGATTCAGTGACTAATTCCATAGGAACTGAGTAATCAGTAATCTTCGCTTCTAAGATTTTCTTAAATCCATATGGGGTTTTTACTGAAATTTTCCCTTTATATTCTGGAAATTTTTCGTAGAAATCATTTATCGTGCCTATTGTTGTCTTCATGATGTTTCCTTATAAATTCTATTACTCTGTTAAATTTGTCTGGATCGTCTGAGAAAACTTCGAAAAAAGAAAATCCACAGTCCATAGCCAATTTTTTCTTATATTGATCTCTTGAATAAACATATTCTGCTGTATTTTCTGAAAAAAGACATTTCCACTCGGCCCACTCTTCTTCGGATAGTTTATCTTTATTTGGGTGAAATTTTATTCCATGGTATTCTATTATTAAAAATAAATCTCGAACGCAATAATCATATAAAAAATGTTTTCCGTCGTTGTCTTTTAGGAACATTTCATTATTATCATTGTCCTCAAAATATATTTGTTTTCTATTTACTTGAAAATTATCAACTATATAATCAGTTATTTTTTTGAAAAACTCAGTTGCTTCTTTTGAGGAAAACATGTTATGACTGTTTTTCCAGATATTATATTTTTCTTCACCCAACACTTCACCATATTTTTCTTGCATATTAGACAGCGTAACTAATTTCTTTCTATTAATTTCAGATATTTCTTCTTTAGATTTCTCCCCCAGTGTTTTTTGCCACTTAATCTGTCTCTCTTTCCATCTCGCCAATCCCCTTTCTTCTCCCAATTTTTCTATTAATTTTACCTTAGAAAAAGTAGATTGTCTTTCTGAAACTTTTAATATTGCTTCTTCGTCGGTAAACCCTCTATTTTTCCAATATTCTGTCTGATTTGGCCCAAAATATATAAGTTCACCATTATTAACTTTTTCAACTCTTATAATAGATGTTTTTTTCTGATGATCTTTTACTTTTAATATTGAGGCATCAACACTGAATCCTTTTTTAATCCAATATTCAACATTACATGGTCTTTTTGTTTTGGCTTCTTTAGTTGCCTCTTCCAAGGTCATGCCTTTATAATGCATATAGAATTCTTTAGAAAACGGACTAAAAGTTGGCCCTCGTTTTGAATTTTCTTTTTTAACCGTTTGTTGTTTTTTCGATAATGGCATCGGGAATCTCCTATACCACTATTTATATTCGGAACTTAGAATATAATTTTCAAATGCTTTTTTGGTCGCATCATCTTCAAAATCTACTAAAATTTCCGTAGATTTTTTTAAACATTTACCTGCCCCATTTGCCGCATTAGTGCCTTCTATTTTCCCAGTAACTAGATTAAGCCCAGTCTTATAGTCAAGAGTAGTCTCAACATTACCGAAACTCATGAAGTTCTTAACGGTAATGTCTTTAAATTCTAAATTAGCCATTTATTTTTCCTTTATTACTTTTTGGTAGAAATCATTAAGAATTGAAATTAAATATTCTTTCTTAATGTCCTTATCGTTAACTTCTAAAATATTTTCGACGTAATCAGTCATGAAAAGATTAGAATCCCCAGACATTAAATTAGTATCTTTATATTTTTCTACAAGTTTAGTTGCTTCTTCTGATTCAGCAAGAGATATTAAAGTATTATTTTCTATATCTAATTTTAGTGGCTTTAGTGACTCTATTCTCTGAATTAACTTTATAGTATCACTTTCTTTTATTTGCTTTTCTATAATTAACTTAACAAAATTTCCAGTTACTTTTTTTATCTTCTCTACGTTTTTACTAATAAAGTCTTCGACCGTAATTTTAATAAACTGAGGAGAATCTGTATTTTCTATAAATGTGGTCTCATTAGTATCTATATCGTAAATATGGAAACCTTTAGTATTATCATAATCACCCCAAGTTAATTGATAGGGACAACCACAAAAGGTAATCTTATCATCTTTACCTGTGTTTCTAATATGAAAATGTCCAGAAAATAATTTTTTGAAACTCTTAAATGTTCCTTTGGGGATTCCATGTTCAGATACGTGTCCTCTTTGCATTTCACATCCTTGAATATCGAAATGCCCTAAACACAGATCATAGATATTAGTACCGTTTGTTAGCTCCTTAAACTTAATATCCGCTTCTGCTCCATCTATAATCCAAGGAACGCTAACAATAGATTTATTTCCTATTTTTTCAATAGTCAATTTATCAATTATATTAATATTATTTAACTCTCTAAAAACCTCTAGAGAGTTAACATCTAAACGATTATGATAGTAAATATCGTGATTTCCAACAACTATTGACCACTTAACGTGTGGTAAATTAGTTTGATACCATCTAAATATATTTAAAGCAATATTTAATGTTCTTACATTAATCGTGTTTCTATTATCAAATATATCCCCCAATAATCGAACATCACTTATTTTATTTTCTTTAAGTATCGAGGGAAGCGTCTTCAGAAAATAATTTTCCATAATAGTTAGGTAGTTTTCACTGTTATTTTTATATCCTAAATGGAAGTCACTTAAGATTCCTAACTTATATGTCATTATAAAATCCTTTAATCTAATGTCATCTCATCAAAAATACTTGCCTTTGGCGCACTACCATTTAAATGATCTTGATTCTGAATAATATCATTTTTTAAATTGGCGTATTTTTGTTCTCGGTTTATCGTCTGAATGAAAGCTCTGTATATTATAGTAGAACAATATGAAAAGCAAGTAGTTCCTTGAACTTTGTCAGATATAAACTCGGGATCGAATCTATTAGCATATTTTAAAAGAAAGATTAAAGCATCTGATTTCATCTCATCTAAGTAGGTATAGTTCTTAAAAGCAAAAGATGTTCCCATCTTATCTACATGTAGTTTAAATAATTCACCCAATCGTTCAGAAGATTTCCCAGTTTTCTTGAATTTAAGTAACTCCCTCAAATATTCATTTTTATCGATATAATATCTATCTGGGGTTGAAGAAGATCGACTTTTTCTAATCGAATTAAAAATTCTCGGAGACTTTGCTTTTTTCATATTTTCCTCACTTAATAATTATTATACCCATTTTACAAAAACTTTTAAAGGAACAAAATGCCATCAGACCAAGCTAAAACAGATCTACAAAAACTTTTTAAATCACCTAAACCACCACATACTTGTGTATTAAATTTCCCAAGCGATACGGCTGGGTGCGGTTTTTATAGAACCTTTATTCCGTTTTCTTATTTAATTTCTAAATCTAACTTTGTTAGTCCCTTTTTATTCGGATTTAATTTTGATATAACATATATTTCTAATATGGATTGGCTAAGATTTCAGCGACAAACAACTCATCGCCAAAAATCCTATATCTACGAATACAAGAAACTAATCACTAAAAACAACTTTAAAACTAGAATAACTTTTGATCTAGATGACTTGGTTCATGAGATAGAGCCTTGTAACATAGAGGCTTATAGATACTACACTCAAACCAGAAAAAATAACTTAATAGATTTATTTAATATGTCGGATGTAGTTACTTTTAGTACCCAGTTTTTAAAAGACTATTATGAAGAAAAGCATAATGTAAAAAATTCAGTAGTTATTCCTAATTTTTTACCAAAGCATCTTTGGTACGGTTGTGGAAAGCGAAATAAATTTAATACAAGTAAAAAAATGCGTATATTTTGGTCTGGATCCTCAAGTCATATAGCAAAAGGCGGGGATATGGAGTTTCTTTTGCCTTTAATTTATAAAACTATTAACGAATTTGAATGGGTATTTATGGGAACAATGCCACCAGAACTTTTAGGTAAGGTTGAGTTCCATGAATGGGAAGATTTTTATGACTATCCACAAAAAATGGATGAAATAAACGCTGATGTTGGAATAATACCCATTAAAGACCATATTTTCAATTACGCTAAGTCTGATTTAAAACTATTAGAATTTTCTGCAATGGGTCTCCCTTGTCTATGTTCATCAATAGGAAAGGGCATTGGGCCGTATGATTTAATTAACGGAGTAGTTTCCGTTGAAAACAGAGTAGATGAGTGGTATCAGGCTCTTAAAAAGTTCGAAAAAGATTTGAACTTTAAGAATAATAGTCTCGAAGCAGGAAAAACCGAACTTAATAAACGCTGGATGGAAAATCCAGAAAACTACGGATTATACGAGAAAACATTCAAAATAAAATAGATTTAAAAACTGCCTATTTACAAATGAAAAAGTTATGGTATTATTGCTCCCCACAAGGAGGCACATAATGCCAAAAGAACCTAAAGAAAAAAAGCCACCCAAGCCCAAGGTGCAATTCCGTATCCAGATCGAAATCATGGATAATGGAAAGATCTCAACTAATAGAACCGAGTTCTATCAAGATGACGTTACCGAAAAGAGAACGCATATTCACTTTGAACATGCCAATTCTTTCTTAAAGAATCTTAATGCTTCTTTATATGGTGACTCTCGTTTATTTGCTAGAGATGTTCTATTGCAAATTGGAGTTGATCCATTAGATTTTGCTAAGTGGATGGAAGCTAATCCATCAGCAGCTAATTTCGACATAGTAGAAAATAAGGATGCCTGATGTATTCTAATATTTTTGTTGATTACCGAAAGTCAGAAATAAATCTGTGGGAATATGAAGATGGACATAAAGTTCATAAGCGTCTTCCCGCTCCTCTATTCTTTTTCTTGAAAGATAAACTCTTAAAGAATCCAGAATATAAAACTATTTTCGGTGATCCAGCAAGAAAAATAGAAACAGATACCATCTACGCATATAAAAAGAAAATCGAAAGACTTAAAGCAAGTGGAATGGAACTGTTTGAATCAGACATTCCACTAGAAACTAAGTTTATAGTTAGCCACTATCTAGGTCAGGAACTAACCATTCCTGACTTCGATATATGGTTATTGGATATTGAGGTGCATTCTGAAAAAGGATTCCCTAAACCAGAAGATGCTAACTTCCCAATAACTATTATTACTGTTTGGTCAACTAAACAGCAAAAATACTTTATATTTGCTGAAAGAGACTTTAATACAAGTTTCCTAGATGAAGCAAACGAGAAATACGAAAAAACTATCATATCAAATGAAAATGAATTACTAAACCAATTCATGACCTTTGTTAGAAACAGTCACCCAGATTTCCTTAGTGGCTGGAATAGTAACTTTTTCGATATTCCCTACATAGTAAATAGAATTAACAAAATCTTCCACGAAGACGCTGCAAGTGACTTAAGTCCCATTGGAGTAGTTAAAGAAATAGAAACTACTTTGAAAAATGGAAAAATTAAGAAAACTTATTCAATTGCTGGCATCTCTTGTATTGATATGTTAGAAGTATTTAAAACATATACCTTTTCCGCTAGACCAAGCTGGAAATTAGATTCTATTGCTGAAGAGGAACTAGGGGAACGTAAACTAGAATACACAGGAACTCTAGTTGATCTCTATAATAACGACTGGCAGAAATATGTAGAGTATAATGTCCATGACGTTAGACTCCTAAAGAAACTAGAAGCAAAAAAGAAGTTCCTAAATATTCTCTTCAGTTTCTGCTATGGTTGCCGAGTTCCTTTCGAGTTCTATCAGAAAACTGTTAGAGTCCTTGATGGTGCCTTCTTATCGGAACTATCAAAGAAAAATATTGTTCTTCCAGATGTGAAACGAGACATAGAACCTAAAAAGTTTCCAGGTGGTTACGTTAAAGATCCTATAAAGGGACTACATGAATGGACGGTATCTTTCGATGCTACTTCATTGTATCCTTCTATTATGATGGGTTGGAACATTAGCCCAGAAACTAAAATAGGAAGAGTCGATGGTCAATATGTTCCAGATTTACGTAAGTTAATCGCTGGTAAAGATATAGATGACTATTTAGTAACTTTTAGTGGCATAGAAACTTCTATAAGGGAACTAGCAAAGTTAATTAAAGCAAAGAATTTCTGCTTGGCTGGCAATGGGGCTATCTATCGCCAAGATGTTAAAGGTATTGTTCCTTCGTTTATTTCTGAATGGTTTGATAAAAGAAAATATTATAAAGAGTTAATGTTAGAAGCAGAAAGAAACAATAATAAAGCAGAATATAGCGCCCACGATGCTCGTCAAATCAACTACAAACTGCTTTTGAACTCTGTTTATGGGTTTTTATCGACACCTTATTCAAGATTTTATGACCTAGATAATGCTATGGCGGTGACTTTAACTGGACAATCTATAACGAAAACAGTAAATGATACGGTTCAGAACTATTTTTTAACTAAATTTAAAGATACGGAATTAGCGAAAAGACACAACGCAATTAACGTTAATGATGTTTGTATATACGCAGATACCGATTCCGTGGCTAAGTCCATGGTTATCAATGACTTAGGTAAAAATAGAAACATAGCAATAGAAGATATTTTTTCCGAATTAAAAACAGAAGAACCAATCAATTTCAAGAAAAATTATGATGGAAGAGAATTCGTTTTCCCTAATAACTTACTTTTACCTATGTTTGATTCGACCATATCAAATGTAATTTCTGGCAAAGTCAAATATATAGAAAAGCATCTGACAAAAAAGAAATTATATAAGATAAAAACGAAATCAGGAAAAACAATTACAGTTACATCTGATCATCCGTTAATTACTATTGACGCCAATAGTAACATGGTAAACAAAGAATCACATAACCTAAAAATTGGAGATAAAATTATAGTCATATAAATGTTAAAATTTATATAAATATGATTAAGGATATACCTTATGAACATTGATCAGATAAAAATTAGAGTGGAAAAACATTTGCCGCATGTGAGTGTAATTAAAATTTTAGACCACGACAAGAAAATAATAGAACTGTTTTGTAATAAACACAGTATAAAATTTAAAAAAAGAAACGCAGATATTAGTAGAACCCTAGGGTGCCCAATTTGTAGAAGAGAATCATATGCCCTTAAAAGAACATTCACCAACGAAATGTTTATAGAAAAATCTAACGAAAAACACAAATACAAATATGACTACTCAAAAGTAAAATATGTATCTTGTTCGGAAAAAGTAGAAATAATATGTAAAAAGCATGGCTCTTTTTGGCAAGCCCCTGCTCCTCATTTTAGGGGAATAGGTTGTCCAATATGCAAAAGAGAAAACATTAGTAAGGCGCTGAGTTATTCGTTCGAGAAATGGGATGAGTTACTTAATAAAAAACACAATAACTTATATTCTTACGTAAATAACTTTACGGAAGACAAAAAATTAGAAATACACTGCAAAAAGCACGGTGTATTCTTTCAATTACCATCTATTCACTTATTAGGACATGGCTGCCCTAAATGCGCTAACGAATTTAATAGCATAAGATCATTTAAAACACAAGAAGAAACTATAGTTGATTTTAAAAAATCACATGGCGATCTTTATGATTATAGTTTTGTCGTTTACCGATCAGCTAAAGAAAAAGTAGAAATAAAATGTAAAGAGCATGGGTCATTTTGGCAAACGCCAAATGATCATAAATCTGGCTATGGTTGTCCATATTGCAGCCAAATTAGATCACATCAAGAAAAAGAGGTATGTGATTTTATCAAGGAACTCGATGAATCGATAGTAGAAAATGTGCGATATATTATACCCCCGAAAGAAATTGATATTTTTGTTCCAAATAAAAATCTGGCTATTGAATTCAATGGTAATTATTGGCATTCGTTCAATAAAGAAGAAACTGAAAAAGAGAAAAATTATCATGCAAATAAAACAATATTATGTAAAGAAAAAAATATAGAATTATTGCATATGTTCGAATTTGAGTGGAAAAATGTTGTGAAGAGGGAGATTTGGAAATCGATAATAAAGAATAAATTAAATAAAATCAGCAACATTATAGACGCGAGCGAATGTGTAGTTAAAGAAATTTCAGATAAAGAATTTAATAATTTTTGTACCCATAATAATTTAAATGGAGTAAAATTATCAAAAATAAAAATTGGGTTATTTTATAACAACGCGATAATATCAGTAATGGGTATTTGCTCAAACACCAAACACCAGTGGGAGATAACAAGATATTGTAATTTAAATAACATAAGCATTTTCAAAAGCGAAAAAATATTGTTTGATTATTTTAAAGAAAAATTCACCCCAAGAGAGGTTCTATTTGTGTGCGATTTTAGATTATCTGATGGCAAAAATTTTGAAAATATTGGATTTAAACATAGTGGGTTATCTTCTCCAAACTATTTTTATGTTAAAGATGAAGAAATATATGTAAGTAGATTTAAATGTTATAAAGAGAATTTAAAAAAAATATTACCAATTTATGATGAAACGTTAACAGAATTTTCTAATATGATTAATAATAACTATAGAAGAGTATGGGACTGCGGACACATAAAATTTATTTGGAATGAGGAATAAAATGAATTATTATATAGATGAAATAGAATCAATCGAACTTGTTTCGGACGGGACAGTCGAACAAGAAGTTTATGACATAGGTATGGAAGACGCACCAAATACCTTTTTCGCTAATGGTATCTTAGTACATAATTCGCTTTATGTCGATATAGGTAAAATCCTGGATTCTCTTCATATACCTGATCGGAATAATACCGACCCAGAAAAAATAGAACCAGTCATTAAATTTATTAACGACGAAATAGTTCCCTTTGTATCGAATATTATTAACCGTTCGATGGATGCGTTATCTTTAAGTCGCTATAACTGCAAGGAAAATAAGATTTCCTTTAAAGTTGAAAAAGTTTCTAGAAGATCCTTTTTCCTAGAGAAAAAGAAGTATATAATGTGGGTAGTTTATGATGGTGAATCTAAGATGGCTGTCGATAAACTTAAAGCAACTGGAATTGAACTCGTAAGATCCTCAACTCCTAAATTAGCTAAGAAGCATATGAAAGACTGCTTGTTTGAGATGCTTAAAACTACTAATAGAGAGTTGATTATAAGTAAATTAAAAGATGTTAGAAGCAAATTTTTAGTTGCTGATATTGACGATATTGCCTTTCCAAGTACAGCAAATAATCTTAAAAAGTACCTAGATAGTTTCAATGAGAAAGGAAAGTTCCACAGAACCCCTATTCACATTAGAGGAAGTATTCTCTATAATGATGTTCTATTAGAGAACGAGGATTTAAGAACTAAATATGATTTGATATATGAAGGCGATAAGATTAAACTTATCCACACCAAAACAGGTAGAGACTGGAATAGTAACGTAATCTCATATAAAGAAAAGTGGATTAATGAATTGAATATTGAAGAATATGTCGATAGAGAACATCAATTCGAAAAAGCCTTCTTTAATCCACTCTCAAAGTTCTTTAACTTACTTAACTGGGAAGTTCCTAAGTTAAATGAAAGTGAAATAGAAGCCCATTTTAATTGGGGTTAAAAATAACGGCAAGCTGAGTAATCGAAACCCATTCCCTATTCGGGAACCCTCTGCTTTCAAAACAGCGCCAATCGCCTGACTGGTTAACTTGCCAAATACGGAATATCTTGGTACTGCCCCAAATGCTTATTAGGCACCACTTCTTTAGCAAAGAAGGCTCTACCTTGTAGAGTTGATATTCCAAACGGAAAACAGCGTACTCGAAACGCAACCCGAAGGTCCATTCGCTTTCGAGGCGACGGCAATCCCTGACTGCTTTGTTTTCCAGATAACGGATCGCTGAGTAGTCGAAACTCAAGGTTTTTATCCTCCATTTGCTTTCCAAGCAAAGATCATCCCCGATGATTTAACGATCCAAAAATGAGTATGGAAGGAATCGAACCTTCGAAGGATAAATCCAAGGCGTTTACAGCGCCTCCCAATTGCCGCTATGGGACATACTCGTAGTGGGGATGGTGGAACTTGAATCCACACACCATGGAAGGTACAAGTTCCTAAGACTTGCGCGGCTGCATTACGCCACATCCCCATATAATTTTAACCTATATATTTGTCAAAGAAAAAGCCCCGAGTCTTTCGATTCGGGGCTTTGGAGTTTACTGTAGAAAACTACAATATTACCCTCGCCCCGTTCCGAGATAGGAACTGAGATAACTGGACGATGATAATGATAGTACTTGGTTCATGTTTTCTATTATATCCTGTTTTTGAAAAAAGTCAATATTATTTATATAAGCTACTGAAATAAAATTACATATGCTCGAATAACCCGAATTTTATTTACTTGGCCCAGACGGTATTTTAAATCTTCGTTTATCTGTTTTTGTTACTGGGCTATCAAGATCTCTCGAAGATTCCTCTGATTTGATATATTCGGTTAATTTAGAAATTGCGTAAGAATAATTAGCATTAAACTCAGTTATTGTATTAACTAGTTCTGTTCTAAGCAGTTGCGCCTCAACCTTACCGTTGCCGTTTACTGAGAAGTCCATAATATTATATAAAATTTTCTCTATAGCCTTGGGGTTTCCTTGTTTGTTTCTGATTTGAGTTATTATCTGTATTGCATCATTTATAGTGAAATCGCCATAAACTTTAGGTGACTTTCTACCAGGAGGAACTTCATCGGAACTTTGAGTTCCTTTAAATTTATTTTCGATTAACTTAGAAGTTGCTTTGAGGATCTTTTTAGATTCTTTAAGAAACTTTTGTTTTTCTTCTGGGTTCATTTGTGATCCTTTAAGAGTTTATTTACCGAAACTAGCATCAACTTACTATTTTCTAGGATTTGCTTTTTATTTTCTGGGAGTGGCTTAGGTTTCTTTTTAGTGGATTTTTTAGGTGCTTTAGGTGCTGGAGCGGCTGGGGGTTGAGTAGGAGCAACTGGAGGAACTTTAGGTGCTTGGGGTTTCTTTTTAGCAGAGTTTTTAGGAGCTGGTTTTGCTTTAGGTGCTTGAGTTGGAGCAGTTTGTGGTGCTTTAGTTGCTTGTGGTGCTGGTGGAGTAATTGCTTTTTGGAAAGTTGCTAAAGAATTTTGGAATTTTTTAATATCTTGAGTATTTTGGTCCATTGCTGCTTTTAGTGCTTGTTGGAGTTGTGGATCATTTGCTGATTTTTTTAGAATATTTTGTTTAACTTTTTCAAGATCGGCTGTTCTTTTATTTAAGGCTTGGTTTAATGTTTCGATTGAGCTTTTTACTTTCGAATCATCGGCTTGCATTGCCTTAGTCATTTCATTTTTAAAGTTGTTTATAACTTTATCTCTACGTCCATCTTTAAAGTTTTTCTTTATGTTACTGAATATTCCACCGATACCAGCGCCTATTTCTCCCATTTTACTGAAGATACCTTCTTTAAGTTCTTCGTATTGAAGTATATCATTGGCTAAACTCTCATTAATTTGTTCTTGTGTCATTTTGTTTCTCCGTTAATAATGGTATTTATAATTTTAAACAAAGTATTTGGAATTGAAAAAAATATGATATAATTAGGTCATCAAGGAGAATAACCGTGGCTAAAAAAATAAAAGAAGTGACAGAAGAAACCGAAGTAAGTAAATCTTCGGAAAATCCATCAAAGAAAGGACTCATAGCGAAGTTTATGACTGCTATGGGGAAGAAGCAAGGATTTGAGATTTTTTCCGAATCCAAACTAACTATAATTAGTGAATATATATCAACTGGATCATATTCGCTTAATGGTTTAGTTTCTGGAAGTTACTTTAAAGGTATTCCACATGGTCGAATAACTGGGTTGGCTGGTAAAAAAGGAGTTGGTAAATCTTTTATTTGTGCTAATTGTATGAGAGAGGCACAGAAGCAAAACTATATGGTCTTCGTGTTTGACTCTGAATCTTCTCTGGATAGAGACTTTTTAACTAGACTTGGTGTTAATGTTGATGAAGTAACTTTTAAGTCAATCAATACAGTAAATGACTTTAAGACACAAGTAGTTAATACTTTAACTGAAATGCATAAGATTGATCCAGATCAGAAATTGTTTATTGTTGTCGATTCACTCGGTAACTTAAGTACCGAGAAGGAAATGGCAGATGCTATCGAAGGAAAGACTGCTCAGGATATGGGTCTTCGAGCCAAGCAACTAAAAGCAGCAAGTAGAGTTCTTACTAATTGCGTTGCATATAATAATGCTGCTATGTTAATAACTAACCACACATATGATCAACCAGGGGCTAATCCAAATTGCCCACCTGTCGAAGTTTTCTCTGGTGGTGAAGGATTCAACTACTGTTGCTCTACTATTATTAACTTGAAGAAGTTTATGCGAAGAGAAGAAATTAAGCAAGCAAGCGGCGAAACAGAAAAAATTCCTACTCACTTTATTATAAAAGCAACCACTACTAAGAATAGAATAGTTCCCGAAGGAACTTGCAGAGAAATTTTAGTTCACTTTAAGTTTGGGTTACATAAGTGGTATGGATTGCTTGACGATGCGCTAAATTTCGGATTTTTTGAAAAATCTTCCCGTGGAATGATAGTTAAGCATTTAAATAAGAATTTCTTCGAGAAGCAAATTTATCTGGCAGCGAACGAAGAAATCTGGGCACCAATAATCAATGAAATGGACGAAAAGGCAAAGAATAAATATGCTTTTAGTAACGTTTTGGATATAGATGAGGCAATTGCTTCTCTTTCTGACACCGAAGAAACTAACGACTCAGCAGAATCAGATAAGTGAGCCGTAACACATGTCAGATAAAACAGAACTTTATATATTAAAAGGTCTTATAACTTTCGATGATTATCTATCGAGATTTGTAGATAAGATGGATCCTAGATTTTTCTCAGAAGTGCCTATGAATATGATTTTCAAGGCAATTAGATTTTATTATCTAAAATATTCTAAGAGACCAACGTTAGCCATTCTTTGTGATATTGCGGTTCCTCAGATTTGCGAAAAGAAACCAGAATATCTATCTCATTGTCTTGAACTTTTAAATAATGTTGGCATAATAAAATTCGATAGAGAAGATTATTATGACTGGCTTTCTGAGATAACAAAAGACTATATCCAAACTAAACGTATCGAATTAGCTTTAATAGATTGCGTTGATTTAATGGATCAAGGAAAAAAGCAAGAAGCCATTAAGAAAATTATTGATGCTTCTCATGTTTCCTTCGACGAAACACTAGGGACTGATTATTTTAATGACATTAAGGAAAGAATGGACAGATTAAAAAGTCCAGATATTATCCTAAAAACTGGTCTTTATTCTTTAGATGAAAGTGTTGGGGGTGGGTTTAGAAATAAGACGTTAAATATATTTGGCGCGGCAACTAATGTCGGTAAAACTTTAATATTGGGACATATAACCAAATCATATGTTGAAAGTGGTTTAAACGGGCTGTATATATCATTAGAAATAAACGAAGATATGCTTTCTTCTAGAATTGATGCTAATATTTCAGACACAGCAATGGATGATATTAATGTAAATCCAGAGCGACTAATGATGAGTATTCTCGAAAGAAAGAAATTAGCTGAAGAAGAGGGGAAACCATTTGGTCAACTAATAATTAAGGAATATCCCCCAGCAACGATCAATGCTAATCAAATATTATCTTTAGTTAGAGACCTTGAAGTTAAAAAGAATGGATTCAAACCAAAGTTTATTGCATTAGACTATATTGGGTTAATGATCCCTAACGGAAAGGGATTTTCGGACAATACTTATGGAAAACTTAAAACAGTTGCCGAAGAACTTAGAGCAGTAGCAGTAAAATTAAATATTCCAATTTTTAGTGCTGTCCAAGTTAATAGAGGTGGTTATGCTGATGCTGAAATTGGATTAGAAAAAACATCAGACTCGTTAGGTATTCCAATGACCGCAGATGTGATGATTATGGTTTCCAGAACAAAAGAAATGGAAGAACTTAATCAAGTATGGTTTAACATTGCCAAATCTAGATTCTCTAAAAATGGAACTGGATTTACTATCGGAGTCGATTACCCACACATGAGACTATACGATATTAATGCTGGTAATAATTCAAGCCTAATACAGAGACCATCAAGTCAGCCAAAAGAAAATACAACTAAAAGTAAAGAACCACATGTAGGCGGGACTGATTCGGACGACTTGACAGATAGTTTATAAATTTAAAAGGAAAAATTATATGCAAATTAAAAACGAATTAACCTATGACCAATTGGGAAAAATCCTAAATATTTCCCCGAATAAAGCGCACCTTGAAGTTAAAAGAATATATAATATAATAATAGAAAGAATGGTTCACGAAAAACATATTAATATATGGGATAGTGTAGTAGCCATTAAAGATCTTTTCGGAATGACTGAGAAAGAAGCAGTTAATAAACTTAATAAAAAACTTAGAAAAGAACTTTCTGACGATGCGAAATCGAAATACGGCGACATAAGATTTAAGTTGAAATCCAAAAAAACAAAAATATAATAGTGCCATACAAACATATTCTTAAGGAGAATAAACATGCCTTTTAAAAGCACCAAAGCGCGATTCGAAGAAATCGCCCAAAAGATGAGATCCCAATCTGACAAAACTGAGTCAGATAAGACTCAGACCGACACCTCGAAGAAATTCAGCCCTTCTGTCCCCAAAGGAAAGCAAAAGGAAAATTTCATCGTTCGAATTCTACCAAATATCTTCGTCAATGAAGGATTAGATGAACCATACTTTGAGTTCAAGGCCCATATGCCAAAAACCGCTTCTGGTAAGAAGGGTTATGCTGTATGTCCCTGGTATTTCAATAAAGAAGCTAAGTGCCCCCTTTGCTTAGAATCTAGAAAATATTGGGATAAGGTAAATAAAAATATTGCTGGTCCTTCTGATGAAGCCAAAGCTAGAAACTTTGGATCCAAGTTCCGATACATCACGAATGTATTGGTAGTATCTGATCCACGGGCAGGTGATCAAAACCAAACAGGACAAGTATTGACTTGGGAATATGGTATTCAGGTTCAGGAAAAACTGAAGGAAGCGTTTGTTCAGGGCGTTAATTTCTATGATGTTAACGAAGGTTTCAATTTTAATGTTGTTATTAAGATGAAAGGCGATAACGCAAATTACGAAGGTTGTTTCTTTTCCAGAGAATCAACCCCAATATCCACCAAATCAGAAGAGTTGGAAAGAATCCACTCACAGATAGTAGATATTAAGAGTATAATAAAGGAAAAAATCGCAACAACAGATAAACTTACATCATTATTAACTGGTGGTGGAAGTAAACCAAAGGAAAATCAAAACGAACAATCAGAGAGACCAGTTGAAGGTAAGACGTATGCCTCCGAACCAACCATGGAAAAGGATGAGCCAGAGGGAATTGCTGATGTGATTGAGCAGACTGACGCTGACAATTCACACACAGTCGAGGATCCCGAGGGAATAGATTTTACTAATATTGATGATCTTTTTGATGACGCGAAGTGATTTTTAGTACCCAATACTATCTTGGGTTTATTTATTAAGGAACTATATGAAGATAAATCTCGTAGTAATCGGTATGATACTTCTGGTTATTGTTTTTTTAATTGTTATTGGTTCTAAAGCAATTAAAAAGCACCAGAAGTATGATAGCATACCAACAAAAACAAAGTTCGAACTTATCAGAACTGGGGACAAAGAGCAAGATAATAAACTAACCGCTACTCATTTAGATTCTGGCGATACTTTAAGTTTATTAATAAAAGACAACAACGTATATTTCGATAAAAACAGTGACGGAACTAATAATATTTTAATGAAAGACGAAAACGGAAAGTTGTCCCCAGTTTATGATATTTCTCTACACAAAACTAAATATCTTGTTGATGTCGATTTAGATGTTGGGCTGTACGCTGGATATATCTGTGGCCCGAAGATAAGAGAAGACACAAATAATTTCGACTATGGTGTTAGATTCTCTCCCTTTAGGATAGGGGAATATGTTGCTCCAGATTTACTGTTATCACAAAAGGCAACAGGAATTGGTCTTTCTGTTTATCCGTTTGTTAATTCGGATTACAAAATATTAAGTCACGTTGGTCTTGGTTATGGTAAAGTCTTTACCTTTCAAGATAACTTCTCGGAAAGAAATTTGTTTTTCATTTCCACTTCATTTAAGTTTTAATAAGGAAAAATATCATGGATCTTAACTCTTTACAAGAAGCACTCAATAGCCTAAAGAAAATAGAGCAGCCAAAGTGGCTATCTAGGAAACTATTAGTTACTGTTGGTGTAGTAATATTTCTAATGTGGTTTGGTAGAGACAATATATCTACTATATTATTGAACCTAACAATACTAACGGTTGTTTGGTTAATATGCACAACCGTAGTTGATATAGTAACTCTTAAAACACAGTCAAAAATAAACGAAAAAATAGTAGATGCTTTGGGTAAAGATGGATTAACTCAAAAAGAATTGGACGCAATTGCTAAGTTGAGGGGAAGTAAATGAGCGAATTTTTATTTTCAGGTAATTTCGATGACATAAAAGCCGAGGCTCTCTATCTGTCTCTAAGAGACTTGCAGAAGATAGGATGTAATCAATTTGCATTTCATTTTACTGAAGATAAGAGTTTAAAGATCTCAGCCGTTAATGAATCTAAATCTATTATAAGCATAGTAACATTCAATGGTGAATACTTGGATAAATGTGAGTCTTCTCAAGAATTTAAATTTGGTGTTTATAACTCAGATGAACTGGTTTCTTTTCTTTCATTATTTAAAACTGGGTTTGAGTTGTTAATATCTCCAGAAAAGTTAATAATTAGAGTAAGTGAATCTGAATATGAATTCTATTCTTCTAACCTAAAGACAATACGAAAAGCCCCAGAGTGTCTTAGTGCTCCGCTTAAATATATTCAAAAATTTGATTTCGCTCCCGAAAACTACAAGCCTTTTATTAAAGCGATACCATTATTAAATAATGAGTTCATAGTTTTAAAAGGGAGCACCAATTCGGAAATTACTACTTTAGTAGTCACTGAAAAGGACATAAAAGCAAACTCATTTAACCAAAAAATAGTATCATCAAAACCAACCGAGGACTTTAAGTTAGTCGTAAATAAACAGCATATTTTACCTATATTGGCTTCTTCTAGTTTCGATAAATTTATTATTGGTATTTGTAAAGATATGATTCACATTGATGGAATTCATCCATTATACACAACCAATTTTTACATTAAAACAACGATTTAAGGATAACCATGTCAATTCCTTTTGTAGAAAAGTATCGACCACAAGAGATAAATGATTGTATCTTATCTGAAGAGGATAAGAATATTTTTAATTCTTTTATTGAAAAGAAATCAATACCTCATTTGTTATTTTATGGTACTTCTGGGTTGGGTAAAACCACAATAGCTAAAATTTTATCTAAAAAGATTACCGAAGATATTCTATATATTTGTGCTTCTTCTGAAACATCGGTAGATGTTATACGTGGAAAAGTGGCTAACTTTTGTTCCACGTCATCATTTGGTGATAATTTAAAAGTAGTTATATTAGATGAATTTGATTTCATGTCTATTAATTCACACGCGACACTTAGAAATGTTATTGAAGAATTTACAGAATCGTGTAGATTTATCTTTACTTGTAACTATATTAATAAAGTAATGGATGCCATTAAATCAAGAACTCAGATGTTTCGGTTTACCGATTCATCACCCAAATTAGTTTGTAAACGGTGTATGGATATTCTTAAGCAAGAGAATATAAAAATTAAAGATATTAATGGACTGGTTTCTCTAGTTAAGAAGTTTCATCCAGATATTAGAAAAACAATAAATGAAATGGAAAGAAACTGTTTAAATGGTGTTTTTGATTTTACTGTTTCCAGTAACGGGATTCAAGAAAATTTTATGGAATTAGTAAAAACTAAACAATGGAATTCAATAAGATCTAGTATAGTTGGTAAGTTGGACTATGTTGAATTATATAAAATATTGTTCGATAATTCAGAAACTCTATCAGATACTAAATTTATTACAATTCGGGGAATCGTCGCTGAATATCTTTACCGACATAGTATAATAATAGACCCAGAAATAAACTTCATGGCGTGCTTAGACGCAGTTATGACCGAAATTGGGTAAAAGAGATTGCTTTGCTAAAATGGCTAAAAGGAATTTTTACTAGAAAAAAACAAAAAATAGAAGTAAAAATTCTATGGAATGTTTCTGACTCTAATAAAAGTAACGTAATTAAAGAAGAGATTAAAACAAAAAACGCCGAGTTAAAAAAAGTAGATATTCAACAACCGAAGGAAATAAAAATGGATTTAAACAACTTAAGAAACTATTGGCTTATAGTAGTAGATACTAAAAGTATGTCATCTTCAAAGCAAGCTAAAGATGATAATGATAGTTCCCCTGGTAACGAGTTAAACGCAAAGGCATTGGGTATGCCACTGGGACTAAAGACGTTCTCTATAGTTAATGCCCCAGATATTGCAACAGCGAAGGGTCTTTTTTGGAGAACGCTTACAGCAACTAATCCAGGTTCGAGAGGATTGATTCAAGTAATTGCGGCGGCAACAAGAGCAACCAATTTAACCCAAATTTTACCAATTCTTAGTAAACCAGGATTAGTGTGGAACTATATCCCAGGCCCAAGAGAAAGCCTTCCAGGACAACAACCAATATCAAGAGATAACTTAATGGCAAGGGATCAGTATGGGACAGAAAGTGCCGTAGAATATAGTCACGTTCCACCAACGCTTCCAGAGGATTATGTTACTAAAGTAGATAAAAAGGATATTGGGCCATTATCTGCGGCAGACAGAAAACTTTTAGGAAATGATCAAACCAATCAAAACGTGACGCCAGAAGCGTTTTCTCAAATGGCAGCCAATCCACAAATGTTTATGGAAATGATGGCTAAGATGATGGCAACTATGGCTGGGAATCAAGTAAAACCAGAACCACCGAAAATGGAAAGATTAGGGTCCGTATATGAATTAGATCAAGCTGAATTAGCCGCTATAAATCAAAGGGATCCAAGTGGAATATCCGAAGAATATAATGATGAAGATTTACAGAAACAGATTGAAAATTTTAGACATAAAGATACTAAGGTTGATCTAACAATTCAAGATAATGATATTTCATCCGATGAGATAAGTAATATGGCAAAACGGGCTAATAGTTTACTTTCAAATACCACAAAACAATAACACCACCTATGAAGACAACTAAAGAAAAACAAAAGAAATCCAATTTATTTCTAATATTAGATGATATTAGAATTAATAAATCTGGGGATCTTTTGGAAGATGAAAGTAACTTAAAAGATTTTAATAATTATATAGTTCTTAAATTTCTATCAATGGATAGAGACTGCGTTAATGATTGTAATATTTTAAACCAATATCAGGGAATATTAGATAAAAAACAAATGTATAAATTGTTAGTAGATATTATTCCAGAAAATAGAAAATTTGTTAAGTTTGTAGGACCAAAAAAAGAAACAAACGAATATATTGAATGTATCGAAAGGTATTTTGAATGCTCTAGGAAAGAAGCAATTGAGTATATCTCATTAAAAGGCGAAGATTGGGCCAATTCAATAATGCAAGAATTTGGGGGCAAAGATGGAACACGGAATTGAAGTAAAACTAATAGTCGATGAGGCAATCGTACATGAAACGTTGGAAAGAATAGGAATATTAAAAGTTAAAGAGAAAATATTGTATCCTAGTTGCTATCTATACACAACTAAGGATGATAATGGAGTAACTCGATTTTATATTGTTCATTTCAAGGAACTTTTCCAGATACACGGGAAAAAATCAGATATTTCTAGTTTAGATTTTGTTAGAAGAAAGACAATAGCATATTTTCTCCAGAAATGGAATTTAATAAAAGTAATTAATCCAGATGCGCTTAATGGAATCTTACGAAAACAAATAGATATAATTCCGTTTCATGAAAGAAAAAACTATAAAATAGAACATAAGTTTTTTAGAAAAGACAAGCGCAAAAGTTAAGAGGCAAAATGAAATTACCTTCGTATGTTGTGCAGTCAATTCTAAATAAAATTGGAATTTCGGCTGTCAAAGTGAACTCGTCATCTGTTTTTTTATATAAGGCTAAGTGTCCAATATGCAGCGATTATAAAACAAGATTATATATTAGAGAATATTCAACTTTCTTTAATGTAAAATGTCATAATTGTGGCTATAGTACATCATTTGAAGCCTTTATAAAAGATAATTTCCCCCAAGAATATGACGAACTTAGAGCGTCAATACTAGATTCTATTCGAACTGGCGATGCTTTTAAGAAAAGAAAATCGAATTCCAAAAAGAAAGAAATAAACTTAGAGGAACTCGATAATAAATTGAGACAATATATTAAAGATAACTCGTTTAATATAGTGGAAACCCAATCTGGGAAACTTGAGATATTACGACATAAGGCTTTAGAGTATCTCAACAATAGAAAGATCCCTTCTGAAATTTCAAATGATTTCAGTATTTTTCTACATGGGCCACTGAGAGGATATATCGGTATTCCTTTCTTCGACCAATCCAAGAAATTCGTAATACACATCCAAGGAAGACTATTTGCTATGTTGGGTAGAGAAAATCCAGCAAAGTATCTATTTCTTTCCGATAAAAAGAATAATATACAGATGGAATCTAAGGAACTATGGGGTCAGTGGAGAACAACAGCGAACACAGAGACAGTAATCTGTGAAGGAACTCTTGACGCTTGTGCTTTCAGAAACGGAATAGCGACCTGTGGTGCCACTTTAGGTGAATCTTATATAATGGATTTGTGTTCTAAATATAAACATAGAATTTGGTGCGTTGATAGTTACTTTAGTGACGCTGCTGGAAGAAAATTAATAAAAGTTTTATTAAAAATGGGAGAAAAATGTTTTATAATTCCAAAAAAACTTGGAAATATTAAAGACGCGAATCAGCTTTTAATAAATAGTTTTAAAGACCACGATTACATCCCAATGGATTACGTTAAAGAAAACGTATATGATGGGAAATTCTCTCTAGCTAAACTGGAAATTAAAGAAAAATTATCGATAATTTAGTATAATTGTATCTAGAGGGTTTTCATGGAAGATAAGAAAGTAATGGTTTCTGGGTGCTTTGATATTTTACATGGCGGACATATTGAGTTTTTTAGTCAAGCCAAAAAATACGGAAACTATTTAATAGTTTCATTTGCCAACGATGATGTATTACTAAAGCACAAAAAAAGAAAATCTTCAATTCCAACCGAACACAAGAAACGATTGCTTGAATCTATTTTTTTAATAGATAAAGTTGTCGTTGGTGATTCTTGTGATGAAGATGGTTTAGATTTTATTAATCATTTTAATAATCTTAAACCAAATTTTCTAATATCTACCGAAGACGATAAATTTAAAGATAAAAAAATCGATATTTGCTTGAAATCTAGTTGGGGATGCCAATATGTCTGTCTGGAAAAGACACTAAACGTTGAAAAAGTATCAACCACGGATATATTGAATTGGATTAAATCACCAAAAGAATCACCATTGCGCGTAGATTTTGCTGGTGGGTGGCTTGACGTTCCAAAATTTTCTGTTAATGGTGGCTATATTGTAAATTGCGCGATTCAGCCACTAGTAAGTTTAACTGACTGGATATATCCTATAGGAAGCGGATTGGGTGGTAGCGCGGCTTATGCTTACCTTACTGGGAAAGATTCGGTAAAATCCGAACTTGATCTTGGTGTTGGTTGGCAAGATCCAGCAGTAATAAAAGAAACAGGATTGTGTGTTTGGCGAAGCGGCAATACTCCGATATTAGATTTTAAAATTAATCCAGATTGGCTATATGGTAAAATGGCTTTACTATGGTCTGGTAATACCCACAAGACATACGAATTTGTGGATAATAAACGAGACTTTAATTTAATATTAAAGGCAGGCGCTTTGGCTAGAGAAGCGTGTATGTCAAAATCTATAGATACTTTAGCGAAAGCAATAGATACTTCTTATTCTGTTCAGTTATTAGAGGGAATGAACAAAGTAGAAGATTTTGGAATTGCTTCTAAATACTGCGGCGGTGGGTTTGGTGGATTTATTCTATATCTATTCAATACAAAAGAAGATAGAGATTTACATGTCAAACAAAACGGAATGATCGCAATTGAGCCTTATTTAGATTATTAAAGGAAATTATGGAAAAAAACACTATAGTCGGATGTTCACATATTACCTTCTTAAAGCAAGGAGATAATAGACCATTTCCTAATTGGAGCAATAGTCAAAAATGGGACTATGGTTCTATAGTAGGAAATAATAGCATGCCCATATTTCATCATACATTCATTAATATCTGCAATGAATATAGTGGAAGATACAAAAATATTTTCTTGTTTCCACTTAGATCTATAGCGTTCAACACGTTATGGGAATGGATGAAAAGAAATTTAGAAACTAAAGATTTTAGTAAAAGAATGGATCATAATTTATTTGTTTCCGCATTTAATAATGAAGAAAATTGGTATGTCCTAAAAAAGCATCTAAAAGATCCTATAATAGTTGATATTCAAAATGAGTTTTATAAAATGTGGCTGGATTGGTATGTTAGTAATATAAAAAATGTTAAATTTGTATTCTGGTGTCACTTTGGAACCGAGATAACTAGAGGTAAATTCGATAATCATTTATGTTACAGCGACTTGCAAGAAAAATACCCAAACAATTCAATTAATCTTTTTGAATTTAAAGATCGTTATGATATGACTAGAGTTTTTAAAGATGGAGACTTTCACCCAACCGATTATGGATATGAATGTATTAGAGAATTTTTAGAAGAAAAGGCAAACTAATGGATTTTACCTTCGGAATAATTACCTGTGGTGGGAACGATGGGCTAATCTCACAAATAATAGATTCTATTGAGTTTCTAAATATACCAAACTACGAAATTATAATAGTTGGAAAGTGTGAACTCAATAGAAAAAACACCAATATAGTTCCTTTTAATGAAAATATAGTTCCAATGTGGATAACTAGAAAGAAAAACACAATAACCTCTTTAGCTAAATATGAAAACATAGTTTATCTCCACGATTACATTAAGTTTCTTCCAGATTGGTATAATGGGTTTCTCAATTATGGTAATAATTTCCAGGTTTGTATGACCAAAGTATTAGGATATGGTGGAGAACGATTTAGAGATTGGTTATTATGTCACGAAGACGCATCGAGAATCGGAGTTAATAAACAGTATTGTCTATTGCCATATAACGTAACAAATCTTTCCAAATATCAATACATATCTGGAGCATATTGGGTAGCAAAAAAACATATAATGGTTAACTATCCACTAAACGAAGGATTGGTGTGGGAGCAAGGAGAAGACGTGGAATGGTCTAGACGATATAGAGAGCATAACCATTTTTCTATAAATGAATTATCGACTGTTCAGTTAATGAAGCCAAAGGGAAGAACCTTTGATGAACTTACTGACGAAGAAACTTTAAATAGACTCAAAGGAATATAATGATCAAGTTAGTATGTTTTGATTTAGATGGAGTTTTGGTAGAATCCAAAGAAACCCATTATTTGGCACTGAACTTAGCTCTTGCTGAAATTGATATTAAATATGTTATTAGTCTAGACGATCACCACAAGAAATTTGATGGATTGCCTACTAATAAGAAACTAGAGTTACTTACCGCTGAACGAGGGTTGCCAAAGGAACTTCATGAAAAAATATGGAAATTAAAGCAACAAAAGACATTTGATGCTATTAAAACTTCAGTAGTCCCTAATGTTAGAATTATAGAACTATTTAAGAAACTTAAAGAAGATGGTATTAAGATAATGGTTTGCTCTAATTCAATAAAGCAAACAATTAAGATGTTTTTACTTCATCTAGGGCTTATGGAGTGGGTAGATGATTATATCTCAAACGAAGACGTAAAGCACCCTAAGCCCAATCCCTCCATGTATATTAAGGCTATGCTTAGTTGCTCACTTAGTCCATTCGAAACTCTAATAGTCGAAGATTCGCATGTTGGAATAACAGCAGCGCAAGCATCTGGGGCAAATGTAGTAATTGTTAAGAACCCAAGCGAAGTAAATATGGAAAATATTTACTCTTCAATAATTAAACTCAAAAATCCAATAAAACAGAAATGGAAAGGAACAAAAATGAATATTTTAATCCCAATGGCAGGCGCTGGAAGTAGATTCTCAAAAGCAGGATATACGTTCCCCAAGCCACTTATTGAAGTTCACGGTAAACCTATGATACAAGTAGTTACTGAGAATTTAAATATAGAAGCAAAATTTACTTACCTAGTAAGAACCGAAGATTTTCAGAAGTTCAATCTTAAGAGTATGTTAAACGTCATCACCCCAAACTGTAATATTATATGTGTAGATAAACTTACAGAAGGCGCAGCATGTACTACTCTTCTAGCAAAAGATGTTATCAATACAGATGAGCCACTATTAATCGCCAACTGTGACCAATTTATGGAATGGAGTAGTTCGGAGTTTATGTATTCGATCACTACAGGAAAATGCGATGGTAGCATATTAACTTTTAAAAATACTTCGCCAAAATGGAGTTACGTTAAAGTCGATGAAGAAAATTATGTCACTGAATTGGCTGAAAAGATCGTAATTTCTGATAGAGCAACTGTTGGTATCTATTATTGGGCTAAAGGAAATGATTATGTTAGATACGCCGAAAATATGATCGCTAAGAACATTAGAGTTAATAATGAATTCTACGTTGCCCCAGTTTATAATGAGGCAATTCAGGAATCTAAGAAAATAAAGATCTTTGATGTCGAAAAGGTATGGGGTCTAGGAACTCCAGAGGATCTTAATTACTTTTTGAGTAACTTTAAAGGAACTTTATGAGCTTAATAGATTTTATTAAAGATAATTTTAAAAGTAACTTTCAGCATCGCCCAGATGTTGAGTACCCAAATACTTTAATTCATGAAAAATTCGGTGGGTGTTCAATTAATACTAGAAGTGGCGTAAAGACACTTATTAGAATGTTGAAACCTGAAAATATTTTAGAAATTGGATCGTGGCATTTTGGAACTTCAGATCAAATGGGATTTAGTCTGGATGAAATATACGGTGAGGATTCTCCAATAGGTCACGTTGATTCATTCGACATTAAACAAGGTGGATACGATGGGATTCAAAACAATTTTCCCAAGTCCAAAAGAGTTTCTAAGCACATTTGGATGCCACATAAGACAATCTATGATGATTGGAAAGAAACCGATCAAGAAACTAAAGACAGTGGTTTCCTAGAATTAACTAACGAGCAAATTTTTGAAAAGAACTCTAAATATCTTCAGTCAATAAAGCCACTTAAAGGCTATGACATGATCTATATTGACGGCGACCATAGTTACGATGGGGTTGGATTTGATTGGAACTATTCTAAATTAGTTTCTAATAAAAATACTTTAATTATCTTAGATGATATTTGGGATTATAGACTTAGGGAAGTTCGTCGTTTCTTTAATGATATAAAGACACCCAAATGGGACTTTGAAGAATGGAACACAGAAAACAGAGATAAAGTAGTCAATATGGGTGTTGCGTTACTATGAGCGTAAATTGTTTCATCCATTGTTACTCAGTTAATAACTTCCAGGAAATATTAGATTATTATTTTAATAAAGGCTCCGAGTTTTTTAATTTTTGTGACTCTATTAATTTATGCTATGAGGGCGATCAAGTTCCTTATTGTAATCTAAAAAAAGTTACTATAATTAAAAATGGAAACAATGAAGGCGAATACGGAACTTTAAGTCGAATTGAGGAACTATCTAAAGTTGATAATGGTAAGATTCTCTATATGCATACTAAGGGAGTAACTAACGAGAATCCTAATATTAGAGACTGGCGAGAATATATGTTTTATTTCAATTGTGAGCGATTTAGAGACGCTCTAGTCGCTTTAGATACTTATGATACTTATGGTGTGGATTTTAGATTAGAACCTGTTAGACACTACTCTGGGAACTTCTGGTGGGCCAATTCAAGCTACTTAAGGAACTTAAAGCCAATTAAAGAAACTTTTTCTCCATTTACTGAAAGACACAAGAATGAGTTTTGGATAGGATCTAATAGTAACGGGAAGAACTTTTCGGCTCATGATTGTGGAATTTCAGTATTTGAGAGACACTTACACGCTTATCCAAGGCAGAGATACGAGGAAAAATGAACTTAGAAGAATTAGCGATTAAGCATGGAACAGACAAACAATCCAAAAACGGACACTCATACACTCCATTCTATGAGAGATACTTCGAGCCACGTAGAAACGATAAACTAAATTTATTTGAACTCGGGGTTAGAGAAGGTTGGTCTATAAACTTGTGGCTAGAGTATATGCCAAATGCCGAAATTTGGTGCCTTGATAATGATAAAGAAGGTAAATGTCCAGCTAAGTTTGATTCTAGTAGAGTACATTTTACTTTTTGTTCACAGACAGACAAAGACGCACTGAATGAAATCCATAAAAGATCAGGTAACTATGATATTGTAATAGACGATGCTTCTCACGTTTCTCCACTTACTATCATTAGTTTTGAGACTATATTTCCTAACGTAAATTCAGGTGGAATATATGTCATTGAAGATTTACATATTTCAGATGTCCCAGAGTATAATCCCTATGGTCCTTCTATTTTAAGTTACCTCCAGGCTCTTCAACGGGAAGATATTAAGTCGCTTAGTATCTTTAATAACAAAATCTGCTTTATCGAGAAAAAATAATGAGCCTAATTACTATTAACGCTATCCCTCTTGCTCGCCCCATGTACCTTGATGAAATTTTTCATCAGCTTAAAAGAATTAAGCCAGAAAATAAACAAAAGATAAGCGTAAATCTTTATGGGTCTCATACTGGTTGTGGGAGAAGAGACTGGGATGCTATTAAAGCTGATTTAGACTCTAACGGAATTAACACTACTCTTTATTCGCCTTTTTACAACGAATATATGATGCGGATAAAAAATAGTGTAGAGACTAGCGGTAAATATTGTGTTAAACTAGATGAAGACGTTTTCGTTACTACTAAAACTTGGGATTTTTTGATAGAAAACATTAATGTTCTAGATGATAATAATAATTTGTTTGTTGCTCCTCTTCTATCAACTGGTATTCCTACTGTAGATATGTTTATAGATAATTTCTTTAAAGATGAAGATCATATAAAGCAACATTTATATTCTATCTTCAAGAATACTCATATAGATAATATCTGGGGAGCAAATTATGAGAGACTGAACTCAGCGACTATTCATGCGCCTAATTGGAATATAGAGTCTTTCTATTCTCTTGTAGCAACTAATAACCATCATTTCATGGGGATCCACCCAATAAGAGTTTCTTTAGAAGCCCAACAGTACCTCAATGAAAGAATTATCGAAAGAATCCCTCGGCTGTTTGAAAACAAGGAACTAAGTTTTAATTTTGATAATAATAGACCCTATTACTGTAATAGTTTCTTTGCTATTAGAACCGATAGATACGCTGAGATAATTAATAATAGATCACTTTATGTTGATGACTTCGATGAAGTTCCAGTTAATAAGTTTAGACAAATTCATAATTTAAAAATGGTATTCATTAATAACGCTTTCGCCGTACATCCTGCATATAACACCATAAACGTAACAGGTAGAGTATATTACAAAGAAATAGCAGACTTGTTTTTTAACGCTATGAAAGAATATTTAAAGGAAACCCAACCATGAAATTTACTTTTGGAATAATTACGTTCCCACATCCAGATAATCTTTTTAGAATTAATACTATTATAGACTCTATTGAAAGACTAAATATCCCAGAAGATAGTTATGAAGTAATTATAGTTGGCGGTAATAATCCATGTCGAAAGAATACATCACATATCCCATTTAATGAATCAATAAAGCCGAATTGGATAACTAGAAAAAAGAACATAATTACTTGGTTAGCTAGATATGAGAACGTAGTTTATTCACATGACTATTTAACCTATGATCCAGATTGGTACGAAGGATTCCTTAAATTTGGTAATAACTTTAATGTATGTTCCAATAGAATATACTGTGTTACTGGAGAAAGATTTAGAGATTGGATAGTTTCCCCAGCCCGATCAGAGAAACTAAATACTTACTTAACTAATAAACTAATAACTCCAGCATATTTAATTCCACACGATATTACTCATTTGAATCACTTTGTGGTAATTGGCGGATATTATTGGGTTGGCAAGAAGCAAATAATGCATGAGTTTCCATTAGAAGAAGCGTTAAGTTGGGGTGACGGTGAAGACTTTAGATGGTGCCACGCTTTACAGAAAAAATACAATGTGTCTTTCAATAGACATTCGACAAATCGACTCTTAAAGGAAAAGGGAAGATATTTTACTGAAATGTCCGATGCGACTGGGGAAGAGTTGAGAAGACTAGTTATACCAGATTCAGAGTTAGTGCATGATTACCAACACTATGACCAAAGAAAAATAGAAAGTTTAGAAAGGGGACAGGGTGTAATATGAACGTTTTTAATATAGAAAACATGATAAAGGGGTGGTTTGTTGGCGATATTACTCCAGTAGCTTTTAGCACAAGTAGTTGCGAAGTTGCTTATAAGGAATACAAAAAGGGAGAGTATCATCCAGGGCATTATCATAAAATAGCCACTGAAATTACTTTTCTATCAGATGGATTAGTTGAGATGAATAATATCCAGTATAAAAAAGGAGATATTATTATCATCAATCCACTAGAAGTTACTGATTTTAGAGTATTAGAGGATACTAAAACTGTTGTAGTTAAGGTTCCTGGAGCGAAAAATGATAAATTCGAAGTATAATCAGTATCGTATTTCCCATCGAGGTAATTTAAATGGACCAGACCCAAAAACAGAAAACACAATAACTCAAATAAAACTTTGTATTACCGAATTTTCGTTTGATGTTGAAATAGATGTATGGAAAGAAGATAATCGGTTTTTCTTAGGACATGATTATCCTCAATATCCAGTTTCTACAGATTTCCTTGATAGTTACTATGATCATCTTTGGGTTCACTGTAAAAACCTAGATGCTTTATTCTCCTTAAAAGACACACATAATTGTTTCTTTCACGATAAAGATGATTTCGTATTAACTTCAAGGAACTTTATATGGGCTTATCCAGGGAAAAAATTGACTTCCAATAGTATATGCGTATTACCAGAGAATCATAGAGTAACTTATTCAAATCAGGATCTTCGGTCTTGTTTAGGTATTTGCACCGATTACATTTTTAATTATTTTTAAAAGGAATTTAAATGTTTGTTATCCCATGTAAGTATTCATCAAAGAATAACCACATTTTACCATTAGTTCAAGATATTAGGAACTTTCATCCAACTGAGGAAATAGTAGTAGTTGATAGTGACTCAGATGATAAGTCTTATTTTGATTTACTTAAACCATATAATGTAATAATAGAAGATGTTGGTAACAAAAATTGGATGATAGGCGCTTATTGGCATGCCTTTAAGAAATATAAAAGAGATTTCTACTATTTCCTTCACGATACTATGCGAATAAAAGCCAATTTGGATTATTTAAAGGAACGAGATTTAGTAACTCTAGCAACTTTTAATAGAACAGTAGCTCCTTCATTTAATGCCTGGGCTGAGAAGATAACTAACGAAACTGGATATAGTTACACTCCAGATAAGTTTAATGGAAAAGGCTGTTATGGTCCTCTGTTTTTTATAAAAAGAACCTTAATGGAGAAACTGGAAGCAAAAGGAGTAGATAAGTTACTTCCAAGTTCCCGTGGAGACGTTGGATGCCTTGAGGGTGGATATGGTTTCTTTTTTGAAGAAGAAGGATATAACTTATCTGAAGTAAATTTGTACGGTGATATATTGGAACTAGAATCACCTGGGGGAAAAACTGGACCCCCGCCTCATAACACTAGTTGGCAATTCCCAGTCGAAAAATTCTACGCTTCAAGAATCTAGGAACAAACCAATGGTTAACATAGTAATATTCTCAAAGAACAGAGCATGCCAATTAGAGTTGCTTTTACGTTCAATTAAAGAAAAGTTTGTTAAATGGAATGAGAATAGAATTTCCATTTTATATAAATCAACTACCGAAGAATTTGATGCTGGGTATAGTTTATTAATGAAACTACACCCTGAATTTAATTTTATTAGAGAACATAATTTTAAAAATGATTTAATTCAACTAGTAACTAGAGCAGATGAATATACTATGTTTTTAGTTGATGATAATGTTTTCATTAGACGATTTGGGTTAGAAGAAACTCCAATTAAAACTTTCATGTATCATGAAGATATTTTAACAGTATCTTTGAGAATGGCTCCTTATATTAGTAAATGCTATACCCAAAAAAGAGACGTGAAGATTCCGAAATTACATAACTTTTTGTGGAACTGGATCGATGCCGCTAATAATGATCTATTTCATGGATACCCTAGCGACTGGGGTTATCCAATGTCCGTGGATGGTCATTTGTTCAGAACGTTTGATATTATCTCAACAATAGAAAATGCGCCATATAAAGCTCCCAACACATTTGAATCTTACTTAGCAGCAAATTCACCAAGAAATAGAAAATCTATGCTTTGTTTTGAAAAGGCTAAGATACTAAATATCCCAGCAAATAAAGTCCAAGAAGAAAATGGAAATCACGCTGGAGTAACTTGTCTATTAACAGCCGAAGAGATTAACTCTAAGTTTCTTAAAGGGGCTATAATAGATACTAATGGGATTTATGATCTAATGACCCCTAGCCCACATTTCGAAATGAATCTTAACTTTACTTCTCGTTGAAGTGACTCCAAATATAATGAGGTAAATTATTAGTACCTTTTAGTTGATTAATAACCTTTGAAGTATCTTTAAGGTACTTTGATGGGTTATTAAAAATCACTTTAATACAATCAAATATCTCATCGGCGTTAGTTGTATTTGGTAGATCAAAATGAGATTCGTTTCCATAAACATTAGTTATGCAATTAGCACCCCAATAAAGAGGAACACATCCACAAATAATAGGATCTGTGAATTTTTCTGTAACATAATAGTTATATCTTGTGTTTTCTAAAGATATAGTATATAGATACGGAAGAAGCCCATCTTCTTTATTAACTAGAGTTCCTTTAATTCTTTTATCTTCTTTACCGTATATACTTTCTATACCGTTTCCATATATATGAATATCTAAATCAGATTTAAGAATTCTTTGGATTATTTGATGTCTTAGTGAATGTCCAGGTAAGTATGATTTCGTTGAGGCTATTATGCTCATTACATTGGTTTTGATTGGATTATAAGTTTGATTTAGTGGAAGTGGCGGTAGAAATGGAATCCATTCTTTAACAATAGGACCATTCATGAAGTTTTTATCGTGGTTAATTATGCATCCACTATGTTGCTTATTGTATTCCATAAACCTTGGCATATTTAAAAGCTCATATGGTTCCCACATAAAAGTCATCACATTTTCTTTTGGTATAGAAAGAGATGGAGTTGCTGTATTAATAATTACAGCGTGAGAGAAATTATTGTCACACACAAATTCAATATTTTTATACTGAATATCCTTGCCCCAGGAACGCATAGCTCCTAGAATTTCTGAAGGAGTGGCAAAGTCTGAGAAAATCTGTATTTTCATTTTTTGATCCAATAAAAAGTTTTAATATAATCTTCTAGATCGGTTAATGACATTTTCTGTATTTTATTAAACTCATCCACGTTTTTATGATAAATCGGGTTTGTATAGAAACTATTTGGTGTGATATGGTGATCTAGATGATAAAGAGATCCATTTAACGCCCCAACAGTATATCCTAACTTTCGAACTCTGTATAAACGCTCTTGATCTTCTGGTCCCCAGGAAATCATATTTTCGTTTTCCATTCCAGCCATTATAAATTTTTCTCTATTCATAAAGAAGCATCCACCTGGAGGAACCCCTGGATGAGTTATTTCCGTGTGTGGGTCGATAATCGATACATCTAGAGTGTCTCTAATTAATGGGAAAGTTTCCTTTTTTATATGCTTAAGTGGTTTATTGAATGGGTAGCAGAAATCATATTCTTTGTTTCTAATTGCGTTTGCTGCTTGTATATATAAACTCGGGCTTAAAATAACATCGCTATCATAGCTAACAATTATCTCGGTCTTTGACATTTTTGCTAATTCGTTTAGTAGCTTTGTTTTATAGAAAAATTGAGTTTTATTTTCCGCAAAGAGAATTCTAACAAATGAAGACCATTCTGGTTTCCAAAAATCCTTAATATTCATTTTTTCGGAACTCTCACAAATAATTACATTTGTGTTAAAATATTTCCCAATATAATCTAATATAAGAGTTAGGTTGTTTTTTCGGTCTTCTGACTCTATAGATATAGGTATATTGAATGTTACGTCGGTTAAATCCGCTTTTTCCATAATTTCCTCATTAGTTACTATTCTAGTATGTGTTTCTATTTTTAGATCCCCAAAATATTTTTCAAACGCATTCGATATTAGGTTATTTCTTTCTTCATTATTTTTTGATTCTATTTTCATCAATCCAGCATAACTTCTCAGTTCTTCCCCTCCTTCTATTTTTTGTCCAGGTAAAACTATCTTTCTAATTCCATGCATTAATATTTTTATTGGTCTTTTTAATATATTTTTGTATATTGACATTTATTTTGCCCAAGCCCATGTTTTAACGTAATTTAGTAATGTGTCTGGACTCATTTGATTAACTTTTTTGTATTCGTTTTCGTTTTGAAGATAAAACGGATGAGATGCGTTGGCGCTGTTAAGACTTGAGTTGTGATGTAAGTGAATTAACCCACCGTTTCCTCTGTATATTTTTACATTTAGTTTCTTCGCTCTTTCGTATCTTTCGGTATCCTCGAACCCCCATGATATGAAATTTTCATTTTCCATACCTATTTCCATAAATTTACTTTTTTTCCAAAAGATAACCCCACCAACAGAATCTCCTTCTGGTCGTAAATTTTTACACATTGTTCTAGTGGATATAGTTTCTATAGCTAAGTTGTTTTTAATTAGATCTATATATTGAGGCTGTACGTCATAGAAATTCCCATCATATGGAAAAACCATTTCTTCTCCAAAGAACCTTATTTTATTCACAGCCTCAACTATTTGATCTGGAGTTAATAAAATATCACAGTCATAATTAACTATAATTGGTGTTGTTGATACCTTTGCCATATAGTTAAGCATCATGGTTCGATGAAAATATGGACTACTTGTTTTCATGAATACGTGCTTAAACGATATATCTTTAAATAAATCATTTAATTTACTAGATTCATCCATTTCTGATAGTATTATGTTGGTTTTAAAATATTTATTTAAATACCCCATCACTATAGATAAATTTCGTAATCTATCGGGCTGATCTATTTTCACTGGAATATTGAATGTAACATCTCTTATATCATGCATTTATGTACCCAACCGTTTCATAAGGAATAAAGTTTTTATTAACAATAGTGTGGAAGATTTTGGCGTTATAGTCTATAAATTCTTGTTTCTCGGAACTAATTATAACCGAATCAGAGTGTTCCCACCCAATATAATCAGAAGCAGACATCAAATGCACATGCTGTGGTGGATAAAGGTTATTTAATGAACATCTTCTAGTAAATTCAGCGTGCTCATACCCATACTTTTTAAACCGCATATCAAACCCACCAACAGTATCTATACATTTTTTCGTCATAACCATTAGAACACCATTGACATATGGGCCAGTTATACCGAGGGAAACTTCTTCATTAAATTTTAAAATTTTCGTAATAAACTTTCTATAATCAGATACTATATAGTTAAAGTGTTGTATTCCAGTTACTTGTATAGCATTTAGATAAATGTCAATCCACCCAGGCTTAATAAAGCTAATATCATCTTCAACTATAAAAATAACATCGTTTCCTTTTAGGAACTTTAAAAGTCTATTCTTATTAACTGATATTCCACTATTTTCCCCATATATTAAGTTAAACCGCGACTTAACTGTTTCATACCCAGAAATATTCAAATCATCCACACTACAAACGGTCTGTATATTGTATTTGGAGTTATCTACCGTAGATATAATCTCCGAGCATATCTTATTTGCTAAATCGGGTCTTTTATATGAACACAACCCGATTCCTACGTTTAATGGCATGTATTTCCTTTTATAAATAACTAAATGATTATATCATTTATTTGATTTTTTATTATTCTACTGAACTAGAAAATTGACTTAATGAAAAAAATTAGTGTCTCGCATATAAATAAATATTATCTTAATCCAAACGGAGGATCACATGACTGCTTATAATCTCAATGACGACAACAAAACCAGACTTATTAAAGAGGCTTGGGAAACTTTAGAGCCAACTTTAAAAGAAGGCGATATTACTCGCGGAACTGGTGATGGAGAGAATATCAAACTAGTTCGCAAGGTCGCTGCAACTGGAACTGCCAAGAATGTCCGCACCCCATTAGCAAAACCACCAGCAGGCGTTGAAAATCTTGCTGAAGAGGAAAATGAAGATACTGGCGCTCCCGAAAGTATCGACGCTGATGTTGGCGGTATAGATGACGCAGGCGCAACAGAAGGTGACGAAGATATGGGTAGTATCGGTGGTGAAGAAGGCGGCGATATTGGTGGTGCCCCAGCCGAATTAACTCCATGGGAACGTTTAACCGCTGCTGCTAAGGAACTTTCATCTGCTATTGAAGCAATCGCTGCCGAAGAAAGTGGTGAAGCTGAACATGGTGGAGAAGGCGAAATTGGCGATGCCGCAGGATTAGATGATATTGGTGGTGGCGAACTCGAAACTCAACCAGAAGCCCAACCAGAAGAATTAGCTGAAAGTAAAGGCAAACTCAAAAAGAAAAAGTGAATTCAATCTTAATAGATTCAGAAAAGGAACGTAGAATATACGTTCCTTTTTTTGTTTCTCGTTATAATATACTAAAATAGATAAATAAGAGTGCGGGGGATCTATGTCCGAATATAAAACAATAGTTGCGTTTAATTTCATTAACAAAGTAATAGAGAACTTAAAAGAAAAGAACCTAATATCAAAGGAACCATTATTTGATATTGGCGCAACTAAGTTAGCTTATCGTTTTTTTAAGAAAAGCATAAAAAAAGCAGTCGAGGATCTAGAAGACGAAAATACAAATACAGCAGAGACTAAAAAGATTACCCAAGGAATTAAAAACTTAGATGTTGATTTATATTTAGACGATAAATTAGATCCAAAAGAAGCATTTAGTAAAATAAAAGAAGAAATCGCAAAAAGTGGGGAAATAGTTACTTCCACTACATCTGATATTTTTGTAACTATAAGTGGCGTAAAGATTAACTTCTTACTTATTGTAGATGAAGATATTAAAAAATATCTAAAATATTGGAAATCTTTATCAATAGACGATGAAGTTAATGATATAAACTCTATTTTTCTAATAGATGTTCACAACGCATTATGCAGACTAATATCTACCGAAACTTTCGTTAAGGAAGTAGCAGATATAACATCAATGGATTATGATAAGTTAATGAATCAAGTTCAAATAAATTTTAGAAAAAACTACAGTGACATCGCCAATAATACTTCTATTAGAAAAGGAATGCGAGTAACATTTAAAGGAAAAGAGTTTATCTGTTTATCCAAAAAAGGAAATGAAGTAAACTTAAAGTCACTAGAAAGTGGCGAACAAGTAACTTCTAGTTCCTTAGATGTTACTCCAGTTTTTAGTAAATATAAGAAAATAGTATTATCATCTGCTATAAATGGATTGATGTTAAAAGGCATAGTTAAAATTAAAGGTCAAGAAACATCTAAGTCATTTGATTTACTAGAATCACCTATTAACAAATTGTCACTATTGTATCCTGAGAATATCGCTAAGATTCTTTTAGGAAAGACAGCAACCGAAGATGATCTTTATAGTTTAACTAAGACTCTTAAGTATATTAATAGTAGCTTTGATGACGATAAAAAGAAAAAAATATGGGAATATTTAATTAACTCGAAGAGAACTTTAAGTAAATTAGGTAGTCAATTTTCAGAAGAGGAATATAGAGCCGCTCTCAAGAAGATAGGGGAAAAAATCGGTATTAATAAAATATTAGATCAAGATTTCCCTGTTATCCCTATTGATAAAGAAATATCAAATCTAACCGAACAAGCAAACTCGTTAATATATAATGAAGAAAAGAAAACTAAAAGAATCCCTAAACTAGATGGAGATCCAACAGAATTATCCACTAGTGACTACATTGATCTTTTAGAAATAATCTATCCTCATATAACTAAAGGAAACTTAGTTGCAGACAATACCGAAGTTAATATAGTTGAAAAGATCGACGCTTTATATTGCCAATTTGGTCTTAATAAAAATAAAGACTTCTTTATGGAATCTAGAGACTCTGGTGAAGTAACTAAAGATAATTACGAAACTAAATTTTCAGATAATGAAACTTTCAAAAATACCTTTAAGTTCCTTTTAGAGAATAAGCTAGTAATCTCCGTCTTAAATTCTCTTTCAAAGGAACTAGACGATCCTATTAAATTTGAAGCTGAACTAATAGTAAATCCTAATGCAGATGATATTGAAGCTCCTATTAAAGTTAAGGAAGTTTCTTACGATAGGAAAATTGTAGGAAATCAAGGTAGCTTCATGGTTTTCAATGCACAAGTCTTGGATGGAAAAAACTGGACTCAGCCAAATAGAACAACCTTAAATAAACTCATCACTAATGTCCAAGACGCAGACTCAAAAGAATGGAGAGTATTTTCAGACACTACTCATGCTTCTATAGCTGAACCACTCTCAATTGATTTTAACTTTAAACAATTAGATACTTACCTAAAATCAGAAAATGGAATAACTAAATTAAAGGAACTATTAAACTCTAAATTAACTCCAGAAAAACGAAGAGTAGTAGAGCTACTTACAGAATCTAAAAAGAAAATCCAAGAAGCTTTAGATACTCATTCTAATAACGTAAAAAGTAACTTCTCCCCAGACGCTATAGAAGGTCTAATCATTAGAGCCAAAGCAAAAGAAGGAAAAGTAATAGAATTTAAAGCCTATTCAGAAAATTATGTGAACGAAAAAGAAACTAATAGTAAATTGAAAAACGAAACCGTAGATATTATTAGTAACTTAAAGGCACAAATTAAATCAAAGCTACTTCATCTCAACGTTAATTCAGATACTTCAGTCACTCAAAGTCTCTACCAAGTATCTTCTAAGGATCCTTCTATTCAAGATCCTTCACAGATAATCACAGAGACTCTAAAGTCCCTAGTTAAAGAAACCGCTGACTTCTCTAATGTCAAAAAAGAAGCTATAGAGTTACTAAGAGGTTCTAGAAATAAACTAATAGAACTTAAAGACGCTATCCTATTAACTAAAGAAACTTCAGATCCCATAAAATACAAAAGTAACATAAAGCTACTCAAAGATACTAGTAATGAACTTAAAAGATACTCAAAGATACTTAAAGGTAACTCAGAAGGTATCGACTATTTAATAGAAGTATTTAAAAGTATCTATAAAGTTCCTTTAGAGAAGATACTTGGGGAGTCTTTTAATTATTTAAATGAAGAAGTATCCAGAAACGATAATTCCGACTTTGAAGATTGGTTCCGTGGTTCTAAATTAGTTGATGATTCTGGGAAACCGAGAGTATTTTATCATGGCACAAATGAAAAGTTTAATAAATTTGAGATTGGAAAGAAATCAATAAGATCGGTCCTATTTGACGAGTATGAAGTCACCTCTAGTGGTATTTTCTTTTCTGAGTCAGCGAAGGACGCGAGAGGGTATGGGCGGTACGTCAATTCGTTTTATTTGAGATCTTACAAGCCATTTTTAAGCCCAGACATGATCCCAGCCTCTACGTTGGATTCAACTGAGTGCGTTAAAGTTTATAACGATTGTCTTTACATTTTCGAACCAGCCATAGTTGAAAAGAACGGTAAAAGGTATATCGAAGTCGAAAATGGTATAAATTACAAGGAAGTCATTAACGATGAGAAATCTGAGGATTGTGGCGAATGGCTTATGGCGATTTTCTCCGAAAATCTCATCGATTGGAATATGTTGGACAAACCAGAAGTCGTTAAGCGAATTAAAGAAAAAGGCTACGACTCAGTAGAAGTCGCGGAAAATAAAGATTATTCTGGTAAATCTATGTTCATTATGGATATGGATAATATATGGTTAAATACCAAGAGTCTAAATGAAGATTTCTCGGTACATGATGATGAGACAGAAACTTTTGATTTGCCCGATTGTTTTATAGATAGAGAAGGAAATAGGATAAACATAACTAATTTGTCTCATAATGAATTTGCTGCGGATCAAGGTTATAACGATGCTATTGATTATGTTAGAAAGACAGGTAATATCCGCTGGTCAGAAATAACAAATTCAATAGACATTGGGCAGCCAATGACTAGAGACCAAATAGAGGTTATTAAAAAAATCTGTAAATATTCCCCGATTGTAAAACGTGGCGAAAATATTATCGTTGAGGTGTGGAATGATGATGGTGCTGCTATTTGTCTTAATTCTTCTCCTACCAACGAAATTTGGTTATCAAGAGTAATACAAGCATCTAAAGTTAATAGAAAAGCCGTTTCTGAGAACTTTTCATTAAACGATGATGACTTCGAAGATACTTTTGACTTTCCAAGAGGATTTATTGGTAGAGACGGTGAAGCTATTGAAATTGGCAGACAATCTCACATGAGTTACGCAAGAAGCCAAGGATACGACTGTGACATCGAATACTGTATTGGAACTGGTAATGTAAGATGGTCAGAGGAACTTAATGGAATGACTATAGGACAACCATTAACCTCCGAGCAAATTAACATTATTAAAATGTTAGCAAAATATTCCTTTCAAGTTAAAAAAGGCGAAAATATCTTTATAGATGTTTGGAATAAAAATCAAACTCTAGTAGATACTTTTGAAACTTCTCCTACTAACGACATATGGTTAGCCAAAGTAATCGAAGCAACTAAAAGCGAAAAAGAAAAAGGCAACGAGAAGTGGCGAAAATCGGCGGAATGATCCTAAAGGAACTCAAATGATAATCAAGCGATACCGAAATGGCGTATTAGTAACTGAGGAGATAAAAATAGACCCTAGCACACGAAAAGAGGTCATTACAGCCACTAATTTACCTACCGCTACTCCAATGCCAACACAAGCTCCTAATGCTCCTACAGTACCTACAGCGCCAAAAAAAGGGTGTGGTTGCGGTGGTCGTAGATAGTTCAAAAAGTTTCTATTGAAGTTTATTTTCTCAGAGTATAATTAGGTTCCTTGGAAGAAATTTCAAGGAACTTTTTTAGTTAATTAAGCCCCTAAAAGGGACTTAAAAGAAACTTAAAAAAAATCTAAAAAAGTTATGATAAATAGGCTTACATTTTTACTTAGAAAGGTAATTACATATGTCCATCAAGGCTCTAGCAGAATATACCCGCATCTCAAAATACTCCAAATATTTACCAGAAAAGAAACGAAGAGAAACTTGGGAAGAGCAAATCAATAGAGTCTTCGATATGCATGAGAAACACTTAGGAGCTAAATTAGATTCTATAAAAGAAGATTTTTACTTTGCAAAAGATATGATGCTTAAAAAAAGAATCTTAGGCTCCCAAAGAGCCTTGCAGTTCGGTGGAGATCCAATTTTAAAGAAACAGGAGAGAATTTTTAATTGTTGCGCTTCGTATTGTGATCGTCCTAGATTCTTTCAAGAGTTGCTGTTTTTACTTCTAGCTGGATGTGGCGCGGGAACTAGTTTTCAACACAAAGACGTAGATAAATTGCCCCCCATTGCTAAACGATCAGATGAAAAGGTAGTATTTGTTGTTGAAGATAGTATAGAAGGCTGGGCCGATTCTTTAGGTGCTTTAGTTTCTTCTTACTTCACCAAAGACCAACCATTTCCAGAATATTTCGAAAAGACTATCTCTTTTGATTTTTCTAAAATTAGACCAGCGGGATCTACTGTAAGTTGGGGTGGCAAAGCCCCTGGCCCAGATGCGCTAAGAAAAAGTCTCCAGTTAATTGAAGGTATATTTGAAAACGTTCTTAAAGAAGATAGAGAAAAATTAAAGCCAATTGAAGCATATGATATTATTATGCACGCCAGCGATGGGGTCATATCTGGTGGGGTTAGACGGTGTTTACCTTCTTTCTATTCTGTTCAGATGGCAAATGGAATATATAAAAACATCACTGAAGTAAAAAAAGGAGATACTATACAGTACATGGGGAACGAATATACTGTTAATAATACATATAATAATGGGGTTCAGAAATTACTAAAAATAGATACAGAGGACGGGTTTCATGTTTCTACTCCAAATCACAAGTGGTTAGCTTTTAATCACATAACCGAGTCAGAGGAGTGGGTAATGGCAAAAGATCTAACACAAGATTATTCATTGATTGGTGAGGCTTAACCTTGTATCCACTGGTGGAACGATGTCCTCCTATAAATACATATTAGGAGACAAAACATGGCAGGACATCGAACAGGAGAATACAAGAAATGCGGAAACCCAGAGTGTGGAAATATGGTTTACGTGAGAAAGTGGGAGATATTATCTCACCCAGATAAAGTGCATACTTGTTGCAAAGAATGTGCGGAAAATCCACTAGTATTGAAGATAAAAAAAGAAAATTTTATTAAAAAACATGGCTATGAATATCCATCACAAAATCCCGTATCCAAATTAAAAATAAAAGAAAAAAACGCAAAAAAATTCCCAGGCGAAGATAGAAAATGCGCGAATCCAGATTGCAATAATTTTGTTCACATTAAACCATGTTACCTTAAAAACCATCCTGATAGAATATACGCATGTAGCCATGAGTGCAGGAAACACCCAGAAATCGTTAAAAGACAAAAAGAGAAGTTATTAGAAAAATATGGTTACATTAACCCAGCCCAACAAGAATATGTTAAAGAAAAAATAAAGAAAAAATTTATTGAAAAATATGGATTCGAGAATGTATTTCAAAACGAAGATATTAAGAAAAAAAGTAGAGCAACGTTAAAAGAAAAATATGGACATGAACATACTATGCAGTGCCCAGAGTTTCTAGAAAAAGCAACAAAAACCAGAATAGAAAAATACGGATTAGAAAATTTAACTGGCGTCTGTCCCACCGAAAAAACAAAAGAAACAAATAATAAAAAATATGGAAATTCTTGGTTTTTTGGTTCGGCTTCTGGTAAAATGAACTTGGATTATTTTACTAATAAATATGGGGAAATCGAAGGTAAGCTGCTATATGAAGAAATGAAACGGAATCAAACTAGAAATTCTAGATCCTTTGGGAAAAACGTATCCAAAATATCAACCGATTTCTTCGAAAAATTAATAACAACGGGTGGATTGGATGTAGAAAAATGTAAATATGGCGAAAATGAAATTGATCTTATCCAGAAGAACTCAGCGAGTAGAGACATTACTTTATCTTATGATTTCAACTACGAAGACAAATTAATAGAGTTTAATGGGGACTACTGGCATGCCAATCCAATTAAACACGGACCAGATTCAATTATAAGAATGAGGTATAATGATGTAAGAGCCGAGGATATTTGGAAAAAAGATCATTTAAAATATCTTCTCGCAATTAAATCTGGCTATGAAATATTAACTATATGGGAAAATGACTTTATTAAATATCCAACACTAACGCTATTCAATGCGATTAAATTTATCAAAGGAGATAAAATAAATGAAGAGTAACTTTAAACTTTCAAGAGTAACATGTGTTTCCAGTTATGGGGAAGAAAACACATATGATATAGAAGTAAATGAGGTTCATTGTTTTAATGCAAAAAATGAACTTAATGGGTTTACTTCTATTTCACATAATTCAGCAGTAATATGTTTATTTTCACCAGATGATGAAGAAATGGCTAAAGCGAAAACGGCAGATTGGTTTATAAAAAACCCCCAACGAGGAAGATCTAATAACTCCGCGTTACTAGTTAGAAGCGAGATTTCTAAAGATGATTTTTCTAAATTATTTAAATCGACTAAAGATTTTGGTGAACCAGGATTTATTTGGACCGATAACGACAGAGCCTTGTTTAACCCATGTGTTCCAGGCGAAACCGAAATTTTAACGGCATCTGGTATAAAAACTGTTAATGATTTGATCGGAAACCAATTCATTGCGTTGGTTAATGGTGAAGAATTTAAATCAACTGAGAGCGGATTCTTCTATACTGGAAATAAAGATGTGTATAAGATCACAACCACATGTGGTAAATCGGTCGAAACAACATCAAACCATAAGTTACTTGTTTTGCGAAACAATAAGCCAGAATGGGTAGAGCAAAAACATATTACTATCGGTGAATTTTTAATGGTACACGATCATTCTTTTTATAAGTCAGACGCTTATTTCGAGTATAAGAAAGAAACCGAAAACGACCCCCATTATGAAGAATATTCAGTGTTTCGCACAAGTAAAACAGCAATAGTAGAAAATATTGAATATGTTGGAAAAAAAGACGTTTATGACTGCACCATAAATGGCGCTCATGCGTTTGACTCCAGTGGCCTAATTCTACATAACTGCTGCGAAATTGGCCTTTATGGCTACGACGAAGAAGGAAATTCTGGATGGGAATTCTGTAATTTAACTACCATTAACGTTAAGAAATGTAAAACAGAGGAGGATTTTTACTCTGCGTGTAAAGCATCGGCTATTGTTGGAACAATACAAGCGTCATACAATAAATTTCCATATCTTGGAAAAGTAACTGAAGATATTAATAAACGAGAGGCGTTACTCGGGTGTTCTATGACTGGGATAATGGATAACCCAACTATAGCACTTAATCCAATCTTCCAGCAGAATGGGGCCAAAACTATAATAGAAACCAACGAAAGGATCGCAAAATTATTGGGAATAAATGCGGCAGCAAGAGTAAATGCAATAAAGCCAGAGGGCACATCTTCTTGTCTCCTAGGTGTTTCCAATGGAATTCACCCTTCTTTCTCAAGGAGATATTTGCGGCGCGTTCAAGCGAATATTATGGAATCCCCTCTTCAATATTTTGAGGTACATAATCCTAAAGCGGTTGAAAAATCTGTTTGGAGTAAATCGGGAAACGATAAAGTTATAAGTTTCTTGTGTGAAGTGCCAGATGGCGCGATTGTAAAGAATCAAGTTGGCGCGATTGAGTTATTAGAAAAAGTTATGTTAACTCAACAAAACTGGGTTGAATACGGAACAACAACAAGAAGCGTTCAACCTTGGTTGCGTCATAATGTATCCAACACCATTTCGGTAAAAAATGAAGAATGGGACGAAGTTGAAAAGTTTATTTATCATAATAAAAAATGGTTCGGTGGAATTTCACTATTGCCGTTCTCTGGTGATTTAGATTATCCACAAGCTCCTTTTTCTAATATTTTAAATGAAAAGGAACTAATCGCTGAATACGGAGAAGGATCTCTTTTTGCGTCTGGTCTTATAGTTGATGGATTGGATGCTTTTAGTGATAACTTATGGGCAGCGTGCGACTGTGCATTAGATATTGGGCAACAGATTATAAATTTAAATAAACCAGAAGAACCGATTAGACCCGCCAAAAATGGATTCACAGACAAACAACACGCAAGCAAATTAATAAAATATGCTGGGGATCTTAAACAGTATTATGATGATGTAGAAAATTTCAATAAAGAAGAAAAGAAAAAAGATTGGGTTAGACGGTTTAAGCAATTTGCAGCTAGATACGTTGATGGTGATTTGCGAAAATGCTCACATTTACTTAAGCACGTTTCTCTTTGGAAACTATGGTTAGATCTTAAGCGAGAATATCAAGACGTTGACTGGTCTTTGTTTATGGAAGAAGATTTTAAATTTGATATGAACACTTTGGCTGCTGCTAGTTGCTCTGGTGGTGGATGTGAGATAAAATAAACTAGAAGTTGCTATAATTATCTTTAAAGGAACTATAAATGACACTTCAGGATCTTCAAAATTTAATCTTTTTAGCCCGTAAGGGACTTGCTGCTATTGCCGACAATTTACCTTCTCAGGAGGGTCAGTTAGCTTATCAGTCAATAGGAACTGTAGAGGCTTTTGTTGCTCAAATGGCAGAGCAGGAGAAGCAAAAGAAGGAGCTAGAAGCATCTAAGCAGAAGGAGATGCTTAGTGCTCCTAATGTTGAGGTGATTACGATTACCCAAGATGCAAAATGAGCACCTTAGTTTACCTAGTTGTATTTGGTAATAAGATTTACAAGGAATTTGCTGACCTCACTATATCCAGTTTAAAGAAGACTGGTTATAGTGGGGACATTGTTGTTCTGAGTGACATTGATTATAAATTTGAAGGAGCTAAGACTATTGTCTTTAAGGAACCATCTAGCAACTTATATGATCTTTGTATGTATAGAGCGAAGATCCTTGAATTTGCTTCTGGTTACGATAGGTACTTATATTTAGATACTGATGTTATTGCTGTTAGGTCGATAGACAGGTTATTTAAGGAACTAGAAGTTGCTGAAGACCCTTTAATTTTCTTAACTCCAATTGAATTAAATAAAAGAAACTATAAATGGTATGGTGGTTCTTTATATAACTACGAAGAGACTATTCCAGAAAGGGTAAAGCCATTTTGCTCTGGCGTATTTTCGTTTAATGAAAGTAACTATGATTTTCTAGATAACTGGAAGACATTTTACAATACCAGAAAAAAAGATAGAGATCTGCTTTCACTTAATGATCAGAGTGCGTTGAATAGTATGATTTACTTGGGAATAGATGATATTGGTCTTTATGATTCTAAGTATATTTATTATCCTAAGTATCAAAAAGAAGAAGGCAAAGATACTATATTGATTCATCATTGTGCTAAGAAGGATGTTAAGAGTAAATTGAAGTATCTTAAGGAACGAATAGAAAGAGTGTAATTATGTTAAAATATAATCATAAAGATTCCATAAAGGAACCATTAGCGATACATTTTTCGGGTGGACCCAAATCATGGGACTGGAGACTATGGGATTTCTGTGAAAAAAGACTAAATGACTTTAAAATTACTGTTCCTAAGAATATAGCAATAGTAACTTATAATAATGATTTAAGGAGAAGAAAACGCGGTGTCTTGGAACAAATTTGTATAAACAATAGAGTTAAATATTATAATTGCGCCAGAACAAACGTTGAATTTAACTGGATGGAAAAAATACATGGTTTTATTGAAAATTACGATAAAATTGCCGAAGAGTTTGTATTATGTGTAGATTCTTATGACGTATTTCTCCAAGGTGATTTAACTAGACTTTTAAATATCAAAGATGATATTATTTTTCAATCCGAAAAAGGAAATCAACTTAAAAAACTCAAAAAACTGAATATGGAATATATTATCGATAAAGAAAAACAGATTTTACCAGACAAAGATTTCTTTCACTTAAATGCTGGGTGCTTTTTTGGGAAAAAAGAAAAGATTAAAAACTTAATGACTATTTTAATAGATCAATATAAAGAAAATAACATATGTGACGATCAGATTCAATGGAGATTACTAAGATTAAATAGTGGAATTTCAATTGATTGTAATCTAGAATACTTTTTAAATCCAGTATATACAGATTTCAAAGATTACATACTAAAGGAAAACGCATGACTATTTCTATAGAAATCGCTAATTTTCAATATAGATACCAGAGAAGAGCTTGGTGGCAACTAAGCAGTTTAGCGGACCAAACTAAAACCAATTTACCTTCAATTGTTTATACGTTGAATTATCATAAAAGCGACCCAGGAATAGATTTAACAAAAAAACTCTTATCTACATTTAAAGATAAAATTAAGATAAATGATAGAGAATGGTGTTCCGATTCTTTTTTTAGGAGAGGATTTACAAGAACAAACGATATTAAAAACGCTTCTTGTGATTTTATATTATTTGTTGACTCAGATGAGGTTTTTCATCCTGATTTTTTTTCAAGCTTAACTCCATTGTTATGTGAGTGGAAAGAAAAAGGAAATAATAAATGCATCGCTGCTATTAGACGAACTATGGAAATTAGTGATGGAAATATGTTAGTTAATAATGAAATATACGAAGATTCCCCAATAAAAAACTGGCACGAAAAAATATTAAGTATTAATACTAAAATTATTTCTGGAGCTAGAGGAACTGGCGGATTTCAGATTTTCAATGTAGAAAAGCTAAAAGAAAATAACTTTTATGAATATGGTGGTTATAGAGACACTCCAGTAAATTCAATTGACCATTTTGTAACAAAATCGGAAATTGGATTTCGAAAACAAATGGGGGTTGATCCAACATACGCTGGGTTGATTAAACCTTTATATCATCTAAATCATGAAAGAAACGAAGCGAGAAAAGAAATTTTAATTAAAAATCCAGGTTACATCTTCTGATGAATAATTTTCATAGGATTAGCTTAATAGGTCTCAATGACAGAGCAAAAAAAATAATTTCTTATTATCAAAATAATTTATCTTTAGTCGAATATGATAATATGGGTAACGCTCTTTCGATTTCACCAAATGGGAAGCAAGGTATTTTCTGTGTTTCCCCAGATGGTTTTTGGAGAGGTTGGTTCGTTCTTGATGATGATGTTCGAATTTTAGAAGAACAAAATAAAATAGATGCTATAATAAATTCATTAAAGGAAACATAAAATGTACGTCGAAGTAGCTAATTTAGACGAAGAGATTTTCATAAAACTTAAAAAGGGATTTATAAAGAATCTCCATCCAGTTTTAGAGTTCTTGGATAACACAACTGTCCCATTTAACGGATGGTTCAGTAGAAAGTATAAATATTTCATTATTGAATATGGCTATGGTGAATCAATGAAAACAATTATAACTACAGACGTTAAAAACATTATGCAAGATATACTTTATTATGAGGGGGCCAAATGATTGAATATTTTACCACTACTGACGGAGATGTTACCATTGGAGTATGTTCCGTTAATAGAGACTCCCAAAGTATAGTTAAGAAAGTTTCAGATATTATGTTTCTGGATTTCATCGAAGCATCATCTGATTTTGGTATTGAAGTAGATTTCGAAGACGATACCGTTATTTTCAAGGCAAATGAGTTTAATGAAGATTTATTAGATTTAATTAGCAAGAAAATTAATATCTACATAATCAAATAAATTGACTTTAAAAATATTACGATATAATTCCTATCAGCAACGAAGGGAAACTTATGTCGCAAATTATTCAAAATTTACTGGAGAAGCTAAGTGTAGCTGACGCAGCCTATTATGGTGACGGAAGCTCAAAAATTAGTGACTCTGAATATGATCGTCTAAAGGATCTTCTAAGAAAATTAGATCCAGATAACGACTATCTTAAAAAAGTAGCTTCAGAGGCGCTTTCTGAGACCCTTGAAGATTCTAATTGGGAAAAACAGAAGCATGATTTTCCTCTAGGTTCTTTAAATAAAGTCAATACCTATCCCGAATACGAAAGATGGGATAATAAGGAGCATAAAGTAGTTGAAGAGAAACTAGATGGTATGTCTATCGCCTTAACGTACCTTAAAGGAACTTTAGTATCCGCAGTAACTAGAGGAACTGGTGAAGTTGGTGAAAACATTACTAGGAACGTTCAGAAGATGAAAGGAGTTCCTCAGTTTATTAAACATGATTCTCTATTAGTAATTAGAGGCGAAATAGTTCTTAAAAAATCAGTCTTTAATAGTCTTCCAGAAGAACTTAAAGGCAGAAACTGTAGAAACATGGCTACTGGATCAGCCAAGGAACTTTCAGGATCTAAATGTCACTTTTTAAATGTGATTGTCTATTCGATCCTTAATAGTTCCGACCAGAGTGAATTAAATGACTTATTAAAATTAAAGGAACTAGGATTCGATGTAGTTCCTTATCAAGTTACTAGAAGTTCCTCTGAAGTTTATTCTATTTACGAGAGTTACCATAATGATAAACGAGAGAAACTCGATTATGACATTGATGGTTTAGTTATTAAGCCGCTCACTAAAAAGAAAGACACTTGGGCATATCCAGCATTTCAAGTAGCTTGGAAGTTCCCCAATCAAAGAGGAAAAGCAAAGCTACTTGATGTTATTTGGCAAGTATCTGGTGAGCGAATCAATCCAGTCGCTATTCTATCACCTACCGAAGTCGCTGGGGTAACTATCAGTAAAGCAAGTCTCCATAACGTTTCTTATATTGACTCATTGAACTTATGTATTGGAGATACTGTTGAAATCACCAGAAGAAACGATGTAATTCCCCAAGTAGAAAGGGTCTTAGAGGCTCATGGTGGCGCTAAAGTAGTTGCTTCGTCCTCTTGCCCTATTTGTGGTGGAAACGTCTCCTACGCAACTAATATTAACGATGATGAAATGGCTTGGCTGGTATGTAATAATCCTGAGTGCCCAGAGAAAAATAAAAAGAATATTATTAAGTGGCTTGAAGTTAATGAGACTAAAGGTGTAGCTGAAAAAACTATTGATTTACTTTTCGAAAATAAAATAGCAACTAGTCTTCCAGAGTTTATTAAATTAGCAGAGCCGAGTAAAGAAGTAACTAAAAAGATCCTTTCTATTGAAGGTATGGGTGACTCTAAATTAGAAACTCTCCAAGAACAAATTAAATCAACTTTAAATATTGACTTAAATAAGTTCCTTGGTGGTCTTAACTTAGATGGATTTGGTTGCAGAATGTGGACTAAGTTACTAGAATACATGCAAATAGAAACAGATAGTATCTCTCTAAAGCATGTAATAGATTTTATAGAGGTTCCTTCCGATAGAGGCTTAGGTCACGTTCCTGGCTTTGCTGAAACCTCTATAAAGGAACTTAAAGAATCTATTAGAAACAAAAAAGAATATATTTTGGAACTGGCTGCTTTAGTAACTATAAGAAACTATGAGAAGCCAACACTGTTCTCTAATAAACTCCAAGGAATGTCTTTTTGCTTTACTGGGGAACTAAATTCCATGAATAGAAAGCAAGCACAGGATAATGTCTTAAAGTATGGTGGGGATTGTAAGTCATCAGTAACCAAGGGGTTAACTTACTTAGTTACTAACGATCCGCATTCTGGATCATCTAAGAACCAGAAAGCGCAGAAACTTGGCAGTAAAATAATAAGCGAAGATGAGTTTCTAAAATTAATTAGTTGAAATTAAAAATAGTATGGTATAATCATGGCCATGATGAAAGGAGACATAACATGTCCAAATCAAAATCACAAGCATTCATTGCTTACACCCGCACCACAGGAGGCCAATACCTCACTCTTCGCAAGAATCGGGTAACCGCAACCCAATCCAAGTACATTTGGGTTAAGGATCGTAGTCGAGCCACACACCTTACTAAGAGTGTTGCTAACTATGTTAGTCGCCATTATGGCGCTAAGATCCTTGTTGCGTGAAATAAACAACAAATTGTGGTACAATAGCCCTCGCTCAAACGAGGGCTTTTTTAATTAAAGGAATTAACCATGGTAAATCCAGAATATTTTTTATCTAGATTAGTCGGAGATAAAAACTTTAGAAATTTGTTAATATCTATTAACGATGATATTACAGAACCAATATACAGTTATATGGCAGATAACTCAAATATAAAATCGAGGGAACAGATTTTACAATTTATTTCGACTAATACTGATAAATTGAAAGCGTTTATTCCACCCGAAGTACCAAATAACCCAAGCGTTGCTAAAAATCAATTCGGTCCTAGTTTACAACCAGTACCTATGGTGGGTGAAATAGTTCAAATAGAAGCAACCCATGAAAATTATACTTCATTGTTGCAACACGCACAACAAAACCGATGGATATATAGAGGAATTACAATTTTAGAAAAGAAGATTACCGACGATAGCGGCAAAGAAAAACTGGTATGGGATCTTTTCTTTTTTTGATATAAATAGGTTTAATAAATTGAGTTGGAACTATGGATGTTGATTATAGCGATTATGCGATTGAAGATTATAAAATAAACGGATTTAAAAAGGCATTAGTCGAGGACTCTGAAGATCCTTTAGACGCAGGCCGAATTAGAATTCGTATTCTTGGGATCCATTCAATGGATCCTTTAGAAACTCCGATCACCCATTTACCTTGGGCTGAACCAGCAATCTCAATTTCATATAGCGGTGGTTTTAACACTAAGGATATTAAATCAACAGTTAAGCCAGTCGGGAGATATGCTCCATCGGTTTTCGAAGAGTTTCCTTCCACACCGATGCCAGACAAGCAAACAACTAAGTTAATAACTATCCAAGAGTGGCAGGACGATAAGTTACTTAATTGTGGAACTGGTGGAAAATTTGATGTTCCAGCAAAAGGGTCTATAGTTTGGATTTTCTTTGATGATGGGTGCCACCTATACCCAAAATATATAGCAATGGCGGTTGATGCTAGAGATTGGAAGACTCAAAAAGAAAAAATAAGTAACGAAGTATATGACAAAGCAGCAACCGCAACTAATCTTTTAAAGTTTATAGAGATAGACAAAGTTACTCACGTTGGAACTGGTGTTATATCTGATAAAATAAAGATAGGAACACCCATAGAAACACCTAATATAGATATAGGTGATTCTTTTTTTACTGAAAATTATTTAAATCTGAATAGTAAAGTATCGAGTTGGACTTCTCCTGGTGGAACAACCTGTATTTCTGTTCACGAAAATGAAACCGAGAAACTTTATGTTATGCATAAAGGTTATTTGGAATATACTGATGAGTTTGGTCAAAGAACTACCATCGTTGGAACAACAAATCCAATTATCAGCGATCCAATTACCCCCAATCATTCTAGCGGAAAAAAGAACGATGAGACAAATATAGTTGCTGGTAATAAAAAGGTATATATTTTGGGTGATATGTCGGTATATGTTAAGAATAATTGCTTTATACAATGTGAAAAAACAGCCAATATAAATGTTATGGATAATGTTGGTGTTGTTAGTAGAAACGGGAATATCAATGTACTCGCGGAGAACGGCGACATTAATATGTCCGCGCCGAAATCTAATTTGAATTTCTCGGGAAAGACTATTCAATTTTCGGCTGATCAAGACATAATCATGAAATCAAAAGTAGCTATAGACTTATATTCAACAAATATCTCATCTAAAGCTGAAGGAACTATTTTATCCGAAGCGAAAAAAATAAACCTCACATCACTATCTGAGTCTATTTTACATTCAAAAGGCAAGGTTAGTCTCCTATCCGATGGATCAATATCATCAAAGTCTGCTACTGATACGTCTTTTTCGAGTAGTTTTACCTCTTTTAAATCCAATAAATCCGTTAGTTTCACCGTACCTAACTGGATATTATCATCTAATGTAGTCTCCATAAAAGCCGATAAGTCAAATATTGATAGTGATGTTCTTATTAATTCCAAAGCTATTTCAATGATGGCTTCAAGTAATATGACCCTTAAATCTGGTGGGAACGCTGCATTTAATGGATCTGTGGTCAATATTGGAGGCCCAGTTTCAAATATACTTGGAAAAGTTACTCTTGGGATTGGCACGCCTGGAGTTCCCGTTCCAGTAGTTATTCTACCAGCGGACCAAGTTAGCGAACCAACTAAAGCAGACTCATACGTTAATAAATCATTTTCAGCAACTATAAATTCAGTGGCAGTAGTTACTAATAAATCAGAAATAGAATGAGCGAATCTTATAAATAAAGCCAGAGGCTTTATTTATGGCGGTTCCGATTTATTCTGATTTGGCATTTAACCCTAAACTTAATTCCGCTGGTGATTTAACAACAGTAACGGACTTGGATTCGGTTAAGCAGTCAATTTACACTATAATAAAAACCCCAAGAGGTTCTAGAGTAATGATGCCAATATTTGGCGTAGGCATTGAACGATTTCTTTTTGAGCCTATAAACGAAGAAGTAGCGTCAGCAATAGCAACAGAAATTCAAAAACAATTAGAATTATTTGAAACAAGAATTACTATTAATAAGATACAAATAAAAATCATAAATGATTCTGTTCCTGGTTATGAAATATCGATAAAATATTTTGTGAACGACAAGAAACTAAACGATCAAGTTGACATAACCATACAAAAAAATTAAAGGTGATTTAAATGGATAATAAAAACATACGAACCATAAATTATACTGCATATGACTTTGAATCATTGAGATTAGAGTTAATATCATATATTAAAGAAACAAACTCCTTTAAAGATATTGATGTAATGGGTTCTAATATCAGAACATATACAGATATTGCGGCATATGTTGGTCAACTATTTGGATATTATATTAATTCAGCCGCTAATGAGATCTTTCAACCTACCGCTAAAAAGTATAAAAATATTATAAAATTCGCTGAATTATTAAGATACGAGGCAAGAGGAGTTACTTCTAGTAAAGTAGATGTTATCGCTTCGCTTTCTTCAGAATATGTTATGTCTAAAAACGGACAGCAAATTGAAATCCCAGCCTACTCAATTTTTCCTTCAGCCAAACCAACAGTTAATACTAATAAAAATTTTCAATTTACTAATATCGAACCAGTAAACTATATAATAAAATCATATGGGGTAAGACCTCTAGAATTTTCAGATATTACATACAGAGGTCAGTCTCTACCATTTACTGCCCCCGCTTCTTATTTTACTAACGATAATCAAATTAGTTATCTATCTGATGGTTTCTCTATTCCATTGTCCATCTATAAGCCTCTTAGAATCTTAAATAAGAATGATATTTCTAATTACAGAGGTTACGATACCGCTAACTATCCACTCGTATCTCCTTCTAACAGTTCATCAACTGGTCAACCGTTTCGTATTACAATTAATACACTTAACTATGGGTCTAATTTATTACCAAATGTAGAGTATTATTTGCTATTCAACTATAATCAGTCGAATTCACAGACATATTTAACAGTTACCGATAATATATCAAATATCGGGGAAAAAGAAAACGATGTTATTGTGTCTTTTATGCTTCAACCAACAGATAATACAAATTCTTTCTACACAATAAAGTTATTAGATACTTATACTTTTAATAGATTTTACGTCGGAAATACTGGAATTCAAAATTTAGAGAGCGTGTCGCTAGAATACGATACAATGACCAATCGCCCAAAATCAGTAGAAAAAATAAAATTAATAATAAACAAAGACGGATCTAAACCACCTTTAGGTGTATTGGTTGAAGGAAAAATTTATACATTTAGTTCGGGAACAATCGAATCATCGAAGATAAAACCAGATTTCTGGGATAGGGGAATCCCAGAATATAATGTACTATTAACAATTAACAATCCAGACTTACCCAATATTAACTATGGTGCAAAATTGGATATAACATCTAATCAACCATCATCAAATCAGATAATAATTGGTAAAATATTTACTAAGTTTATAGATCCAATCACAGGCACACCAACCCTATTAACTACTGGTGGAAATCGTTTTGGTGACTTTCAAGTAGTTAGTAACCTACAAACAAAATCAACTGTTCAAAAAGCAGGAACAGTATCTTTTTCTAGTGGTACATATAAATCAAAAGTTATTTTCAATAAACCATTCTCAAACGCAACATATCAAATTAACTTATCTTCGACTAGTAATATAAGAAAATGGTACGCTAGTCAAAGTATAAACGGATTTACAATTTATATAGAACCAAATTCTAATTTCAGTGGGGACATTAATTGGATAGCTACCGAAACCATAGAACCCAATATTAAGGAAATGAAAGTCATATTCAATTCTCCTCTATCAGAAGTCATCGAAAATAATGTTCCCGTTAGTAACTATATGGTAATGCTTACTCCAAATGACAATATTGAAGTATGGTATGAAAATCTAACAGCAAATGGATTTACTATAAAGTCAAACAGAAATTTTATTGGAAAAGTGTCTTGGAGCGCATACAATTATTTAGATTCTCAAATACCACTAGAATCACTAAATTCAAATAAACAATCTGGTCGTTTGGTATTGAGCAAAACAGATATTATAAATGGGTATGATATTAAGTTTAAAAATTTAATCTCTGACAATAACTATTCTATTCAATTAGTTTCTAATAGAAATATATTACTATGGTACACTAATAAATCGTCATCTGGATTCACCATTAACGCAGAGCAATCATCGGATGATAATGATATTATAGTTGATTGGTATGTTGATTTTTCCGAAGACTATACTTATCAAAAACACGGCGAGATTCTTTTCTCGGATCAAAATACCCTTAATAATCAAATCCCTGGATTCTTATTCATTAACATTCCAGAGACATTTAAGATAGATAATCTATATGAAGGTTCACCAGCAATCTCGCACATAAACGCTAACAGCGTAATTGACTCATCGACAAACGGATTTGATTTATACTTAGATCCATCAAGAACATATGAGAGAGACATAAAATTTATTATTGGAAATAATCAAATCTCAACAAACTCAATCCGAGTCTTTGTGAAAAATAAAGAAGGAAATTGGGACGAGTGGCAAAGATCTGGATTTACAACTAATACATCCTTTTATCCAGGTGAAAAAATATTCAAATTAACAATGTCTTCTTCCGAAAAATTATCGATAGAGTTTGGTGATACCGTTCATTGGGGAACATCAATTTTAGACTCCGAAGTATTAATTATAGGTCTTAATTCGGTTGGTTCTGAAGGAAACATAACTAAAAACACTCTTTCCACAAACGTCATTTTATCGCAATATATTCTAGGAAATGACGTAACATCTATAGAGTTTGAACAAAATTTAGTGAATTTAATTGGACTTAAATCTAAACTCTATTTTAACGGAAACAATGTTGAAACCAGAATAATAGATACCGAAAACACAAAACTCAAAACATCGGATATTACTATAGTACAGAATAAGAATTCTTTTGGTGGAAACGATGTAGAGACCGCAGACGAGTTACGCCAAAATTCATCTAATTTCTTTGTTACCCAAAATAGATTAGTTTCTATTCCAGACTATGTTAAATATATCTCGGTCGCCTTTACTGACTATCTAGTTAAATCGAAAGTATTTTCTTATGAAGAAGCTAAACTAAAGTCGTTAATTCCACAGAACGATTTAGCTAACTACTGGTTTAATCATATATTTGTTATCGGACTTAATAAGGACGGGTCAAATTACATCAATAAAAACTTGAGAGATTACTTAAAATCTCAATTAGATAATAATATATTTAAAATGTCTGGCACTAAAGTTGAGATCTTTGCTGCATCTTGGGTTCCCATTGATGTTGCAATTAGATATAAGAAAAACAGAAACGGTAGCAGTCAAGTAATAGAAACACAAATTAGAAAAAATTTAGAAGAATACTTTTCCGATCTTTCTCAACATAATTTAGGGGAGAAAATAAATCATTCGAAGATTTCCTCTTTAATTAACACGGAAAACATAGATTCTTTTGAAGTAATGTTAAATAAAGACCCAGATAATAAACTCTCGGCAAGTGATTATAATGTCGATTTTAGAACATCAGATTCCGATGTTAATGTCGCAAGACGAAATAAATTAATGGAACTAGTAGCAAAAGACCCATCGTTGGTAAAGATTTATCAGCCCCTTTTTGATACACTTAATATAGACGGAACCAGAGAATGGAATTATAGTTTAGATATTCAATTATCTGAATTTGAATTTCCAAAATTAGGTGACGTAATAATCGAAAGAGAGTAAAATGACATTTTTATCTAACTTTACCTTTGATAATATTGGCGCATACGCTAATGAAAAAATCCTTTTTACCGCTGAACACCAAACTGGGTTACTGCAAGATTCAGTTGATTTAGAAATTGATGGCCATGTACAGAAAAGCGATCTAACTCTTTCAGATTACTTTATTTCTAACATATCCAAGATAGAATGGTCATTTAGCGATGGATTTTTTTATAATTCAGAGACAGTTAATCATAAATTTAAAGAATCCAAAACCGAATACGTTAAATTAAAGATCTGGTCTGATGCGTTTACATACAACGGCGATATTTTCTATTTTACACATTCAATTACTAAACAAGTAGATGTACAATCAAGATTTTTTAAGTTTCTAATTAATAAATTTCCGCTCTATGATGAAGTCAAATCACCAGAATTTGATGATTTGGTTTTATCTCTTAGTCGGTTTTTCGACAGAATGCATAAAGATGTCACGGATCTATATAAATTAATCGATATAGAAAGACTCGATCCGTCCTTTTTTGAGTATTGGGCACTTACATTAGGGCACGAAGATTACATTAGAAAAGTAGGATACACATTAGACAAAAACGATATTTTAAATTACGATATTTACGATAGAATTAAATTGGGAACGGCGACTACTGATGAGATTTTACTATTTAGAAAATTTCTTCTTTATAGTGTCGAGATATTCAGAAATAAAGGAACTAATGATAATATTTCAAAATTCTTTAGTTTCTTTGATATTAACTGCAAAGTTAAAGAACTGTGGACTAAAACTTGGAATTTAGTTACAAAAGGAAGTATCTCCGAGACTTTTTGTTTATTGGATAAGTTTGAAGATAATAAACTCGGATTAAAGTGGGATAACTTAAATATTTCAAACATTAATAATGATAAATCAAACTTAATCATAAAAAATAACTATATTGTTCTTGATAGTTATCATAGTAGCGATAAAGTTAACATATCAACTGATTCTGTTGCGACAATAAGCGGATCAGAAAAAGATGGATGGTTGGAGTTCGAGCTATCTAACTCTTTACCCAGTATTATTAATATATGTAACAATAATAGAAGCGTGGCTGAATTAGTAACTTTTTCGGAAAAATACGATATTGTACAAAATAAACCAGCTAGAAAAAATGAAAATAACCCAACAATACTCCAAATAAACCCAGATATACTTTCAGAGGGGGATACTCTAACTGTAATTTATGATTCACCCATGGAAGAAAAAATTGAATGTGCTGTATCGTCTAATAACGAAACCATAAAGGATTTTGATGTAAGACTTAAATTCCAAATGGGCGAAATTAACCATAGATCCAACTTATTTTCAACACCTGATAACGAAATTTTTGTTATTTTTAGAGGAATTAAAGCACCAAATTCGAACGGAACTGATTATGATAGTTTCTATAAATTCAATATTAATATTGAGAATTCTGCGTTTTCTCTCGATAAGGTAATCTATAATTCTGGAATAAATGACTATCTAACTCAACACATAAGTTTAAATTACATAGACGACAATATTTACGAATCGGTTATATTGGATGAAAGCGGAAATATTTTTGTCTTTGAACAGAATAAAATATACGAAATTTTGTTAGTTGTTTCGGATATACAGGTATCTGCGTTTATTAGAGAAAACAAAAGAGAATCTGAACTATTTAACGCTATGATCCAACTAAAAGGATCTAATAATTTAGGAATTAACGAAGATACCGAGTGGGTTAATATGTTAGAGAATTTTTCTCTAAATGTTCCACAGAAGCAAATTAAATCAGTTGATATAGATGGGAAAGAAATTTATTCCGAACCATATACCACAATTAACGATCCTGGGCATTACGGTGCTGGTGTAAAAAATGGAAAAATTATTATACATGGCATAAGTTTGAATAATATGGATATAGATACTTCTCTATACACTGATCTAGAAAAAGAACTACAAATAAAACCAAAATATCTAGAAAATGTAGAAAGATTTGATGTTAGATATGATAATTATGGCGACACCCAAAAACAATTCATAAAAACAATAACAAAATCTTTTGTACCAAATTCTCTATACCCGATAACAGTAGAAGAATCAACTTCTTTAGAAAAATTATTTATTACTAATTCCCCAGTATCAACTGATATTGGAACCAGATACACTGTTTCTTTTAATGAATCATGGGTTTCGGAAAATTTCGCATCTGATTCCGATCTTATCAATAGCATAATTATACCATTCGGAAGCCAATTATCTTGGTTTATACCAGAAAATAAAATAATGGAGAAGGAGAATTATTCTAGATATAATTCAATAAGCGGATCATGTGGGTACTTTTCAGCAGATCAATTAACTGTTTTGGGAAAATATAATACGGAACCATTTGATAGTTTTTCTGAATTATCAAGAGCCAAATATTCCACTGATCTTTATATTTCTGATAAATTATCTAGTTATATTACATATAATAAATCCGATTTTGAGATAAAGGGAATTTGGGAAGAGGTATATCCACACTCAAATAAATTTGAATCAATTGACTCAGATATTATCTTAGATGATTTATCTGTTTTTAAGAATAAAATGTTTTCCCCTGTGACGGTAGATATACCAGAGGGAAAGAGAGTTATCGGTGTCCAATTTAATAATTGTTCATATATTGACCAATTAATTAGTAGATATTCGACTGAATTTAATAAGGAAGTTGTTCTTTATGGAAGTTTTAAATTTCATATTCCATGTAATACAGTTAAGTACAAACCGTCTAGTAATAAGTTAAAACAATCTTCTCTATTTCCAAACGATTACGAAATAGACATTTTTATTCCTCTTGGAATTCTTAACAAAGAGATTACCATATATTCTTTGGGAAATGAATTCGTTAAACAAAGTAATAATATACCTTCTCTTATTACTTTGAATGGATTATTTGCTAATTTACTATCATATAATTTTGATAGCAACCAAAATAAAATTATATTAACTACTCCAAATCCCTTTGAGTCACTCGAAACTGGTCTTTCGGTTTCTTATTTTATATCGGCTTCTTTAAATTTAGCGACCAATTTAGAAGAAAACCCAAATTCAGCGACCGAAAGAAACACCGACTTCATTATTTCAAAAAACATTCGAAGTTTTTTAAGTGATTTATCAAATACACAACTGCACACTATAGAAGACCTTAATTGGTGGTTACCGAAAACAGTTTGGAGAAAACGCAGTTTCGAACAACTCGAAGCAGATTTATCTGAGGATATTCTGTCTGGAATTAATTTTACAGACAAATCCATAGAAAAAAATAACTCACCAAAGATATTTTTCGGTAAAGATATTGACACGAACCATGATAAAGTAAATTCGCTTAGACTGAAATTAAAAGATGGAAAAATAACCCCTGGATCAATGTACTATGCCAAAGTAAAGATAAAAATAGACTATTCTGGGTTCGATAATAAAACATTTGATATGTTAACTGAAATAGATCGAGAAAATTTAAAGGTAAATAATAAATCGAATTCAAATAGCGCATTTAAAGCAGCGCCCATAAAGTTATGTAAAGAAATATATATCCCACTCTCTTGGTACGCTTATGATGAACTCGTAACAGCAAATACCGAATACGATAAGTGCTCTACCGATAAAAACAAAAATACACCAACAATACTTAATGATACCTTACAATATGCTAATTTTATCGAAAGAAGCTTTTCTGGTCAAGAAAGTTTCTCGTTCACCCCACTTGGTCAAATGACAGAAGCGTTAAACTATAAGCAAAACACAAATATTAACGTTCTTTTAAATACCACACAGTTAGCAAAATATATTAAAGAAACCCCAGAGTGGAGTATCGTGGATTGGAACAAGTACTTTATAGATCATTTAGAAATTCTGGAAATTTATGAAGAAGTTAGTCCAGAAAATTATAAATTATATAATAAATATACAATTCTGTCCGAAAACTATTTAAATATAGGCTCAAACGTTAATATAGAGTACAATAATAACATTTTAGATTGGGATATTATAGAAAACATAAATTTAGCAGTTACAAAAATAACAAATACTAACTATTACTTTGAAATCCCTCACGTATTAAAAGATATGGAATTCTGGGTTAATAATGTTAGAAAAATAACTCTCAATGATTATTTGGTTCCAGAAGATAGTTACGTTATCAATAAAACATCAATTTTATTTAAGGATAATTCGTTTTTAAATAAATTGGTAGGTAGTTCCGTGTATGGTGTTTTCGATTTTGATTTATATTTTGATAAAAGTAAAACATTCAAAGAAAAACACGATGATTTCCGTTTAAAAAGAGACATAAATTGGATACCATATGAAGCAAATTCAAATGAAATTTATGAAAATCTTTCTAGATTACCATCAACTAATATGTTATTAGGGGAAACTACACCTAATCAACAGTTTTATGAGATCATATCAGTAGATAATGTAAATTGTTTTAAATCTTTAAATAGAAACTCTTTATTTCCGTTCGAAGGAAGACAAAGTGGTTCAAAAAAATCATCAAAAACAATAAACGTAAAACAAAATGAACCAAATGCTAGAAGACTATATGTAATAGATAACGATAACTACATATTTGATATAAGTGCCGACGTTTTCTTCGATAGTAAGTTAAATGACATAAAAAATTACAAAGGGAAAAAGTTTGAAGTAATTTTAAAGTCGTCTGAAATATTCGATTATAAAAACAAGAAAAACGTTCTTAATAGTTATTATTTTGCTGGTATAGGATCCTTTGATTTTGATATTGCGTTGGGCGTATCTGCGTTTAATCACGGTACTTCCAATACCAATACTTCGTTTTTAGCTGGATTCGGTGACTATAATACTAAAAATATTAAGTTTGATACTTGGTACACAATTAGATGTGTCGTTACAGACGACTATATAAGAGTTTTATTCAACGAGAAAGATAATCCAGAAAAACTAGTATTAAATTACTTTATTAACAAAAACTATCAAACAGATCCATCTAGATACTTAGATGGTAATTTCGAGGAATTGGTTTATAATATTGCTGGATTACAGAATATGAATATTACTTATCCAGATAAAGCTGGCGAAATCACAGATACTAATTTTGTTCGAAACAATATAAACAACGACTTAATATCATCCACTAGACCATTTGGTTCTCTTTGTGGATTTAGAATATTCAACGAATACACCTATATGACAAATATCAAGTATAAATATTTGTCTGAAGATGGAATAAAGATCGGTAACCCATTCCAGGGAATCGACTTAACCGAAATGATAATCGACATTACGAAAACAAACGGAAATTGATATGACTAACCCAAAAGTAAATTTTATTGGAAAAACTTTAAGTGGAACATATATTTTGCATTATGAAAATTCCCTTTATTACAAAAAGTATGGGTGTAGTACGGTAAAAAAAGACATTAACGTTAAAGCCGTATTCGTATTCCAAAATAAAATAATACTTCTAAGAGAAATTGATGGTCTTAATTCTATTATCATTTACAACGAAGACTTCTTAGAGGAAAAAATTATAAACATTAAGGATAAAGCATTTGACGTTGATAATATTAATAACTACATGAAATATACGAATAGAAAAATAGACAAAATGCACATCGCAAAAGACAATATTTTTATCGCATGTTCGCCAATTTAATTTTCTTATTAAATATCATCATTTCGTATAAATAACGGAATATGCTATCTTACCGTCCGTCAATAGGCAATAATCAGAATAAAGTCGGTGTTACCACTGATTCCAAGTTTTTTGGATCATCATTGGGTGGGAAATTACTTCTGAGTATTAGAACCGATGATCAGCCAAAATCTACTTATTATAAAAACCATTATACCGATCTGTCCAATGACTCCACTTGGTTTTTTAAACCAATTACCGATTCCGATTATTCTAATGGGTCTATCACTTATAGAGCATTATACATTGGTGCCAATGAACGGTACGATGAATCTGAAATTTTAGGAACTTTAAGTTCCTCTATAGATCAGTTTAGCGAAAACATAGCATTTAATAACTCGGTTTTGGTAACTTTATGGGCAGAAGGGGTATATTCAGAGTTAACTAGCGAAAATACTATAGTATTAGATGATGAGCACGATAGCCAAGGTAAGTTAACTGGAGCAACTTGGTCATCACAGATAACACATAATAATGAGTTGTTGCCTGGACAGTTTTTAAAAGTATGGATAAAAATAGAAACTACCCAGAACAATGATATATTAAATTTACCCGAGTTTTTCTATATTTTAAATATTGGATCTTTGAGTATTAAAGTTCTAAAGAAACCAAGCAGATTATCTTATAGTAATCTATTTAGTTGTTCTTTAAACGACGATAAAATAATATTTAGAGATGCGCTCCCAAATGAGTTTGGATCAACTAATGTTACCAATATACTGAAAATTCTTAAAAAGAATACATATACATATATTTTCTATATAGCCAACGGAACCGAAGGAAACATAACCGATTTTGATCCATTAACATCGGAGCTAAGATTACTCGCTATTAGTAATGGATTTAGTATAACCGAAAACAGATATATAGATGTTTCTTTAACTCCATTATTCACTGATTCACATAAAATCGAAGATATTAGTTACGATAGCTTAACAAAGTTAATGGAATGCAATGAGCCAGAACAGATACATAATATAGATAACCACGGAACAGATGTTGTAGAAACTATTAGCGGTTCGTCTTTAAGTTTATCTCTTTCTACTTCTGGTGATGTTCTTATTAATCAAGTGAACAGTATTAAGAACAAAAAACTTATATTTGATATTTTCATTTCGGAAAAGGAAGATATTAGTTACGCATATGTCTTTTATGCTAAATTAGAGTCTAATTATACCGAAAGAGAAATACTAAACTATAATCATAATTTTTATAAATGGAACACAAGAGTAGCTTCCATAGATTTGAGCCACGTTAACGCATCATTATTTAGTCGAGTAGATTACGGATATGAAAACAAATTGGCGACTACAGTTTCTAGTTACTACGATTGCCTAATTAAAGAGAATTTCTATCCTAATAACATTATTATTCAAGATGATTTATTCACTTTAAGTGGACTAAATACTACCGACTGTTACTACGATAAATTCAAGGGAAATATTCTCTTAATATGGGAAAAAGATTTAATTTTAAGAGATATTAAAGTTCATGAATCTATTATACCAACTAACGAAACTAGCAACATTAAAACAATAAAAAACGTAGTTGAAAATCTAAGTTCTTTGCAATTCTCAGATTTGTCACAAATAATATATGACAATCACTATTCTCGCGGATTAGTAAGCGGTGGATATTCTTACGTTAATATGGGATCACCACATCAAAAAGAAGTGTATATTGGTAGCTCATCTGTTAGTTTCGACTTGGAAGATTCTAAAATAAAAGAATTCAATAGTACATTATCATTCAATATAGATTCTAGTACAATTTCCACAGATAATGCTGGTGTGTCTGGTGAAATAAGCAACTTTGATTTACTTAATAGAAACATTGTACATTTACTAAATAAATCTGATTACGAATACGCTAGAGCAAACCCAATTAATATAGAATTTCCGATTAACTATATTGATAGAGACTTAACATTATTTACTATAAACTGCGCCGATGATGTTACTGAATCTGCTTTATCAGTTACTTATAATTTCAAAACACATAATTGGAACTTAATTAAAAAAGACACCGATTGTAATATATTAGTATCTAATATTTCTGGTGGTCCGATGCTAAGACCAGACGAAAACAATATACTAACAGTAGATTTATTCACTCACGAAGTTAAAGGCGGAACTAGCACAACTTTCTTTGATGGTGGTTATAAAGTTAATGAAGGGTGTTTAATAAAGAACTTATTGAATTTTTCAGTATATGTAAACGGGGTTAAGTTAATTACAGACACTACTTGTTCCTTAAATAATGTAGATATATACCAATTAACTTTTAATCCATATAATGAGTATTTAAGTTCATTAAGTTACTTTGATGTACGAAAAAGACCATTAGAGTTAGCGTCTTATATAGATGTTTTACATAAGTCTCTAATGAATATAGGCTGGGCTAAACTTGGAACCGAACACGAAGTTTCTTCATCTGATAAAACAGTAAATAAATTTAACTTTAAAAGACAAATTACATTAGAAAATATAAATTCATTTAAAGATACTTTAATAGTTCCTTTAGTTCTTTATGGAAACTCATATAATATTATTTCATACAATAATAACGAGATCAACCCACAGATCCAACGAAACGTTTTCGATTTTAGTAAAATTAGCTTTAATAAAAAGTCATTTTCAGTATTTGCTGAAGGAGCCTCAAAGGAACTTGATATTTTAGTAGATTCTTATGATTTCGATCAGGATATTTTAGTTATTTGGGTAAAACTAAACGAATGGAACCAAGAAAAACTAACTTTATATTATAATAATACATCAGTAACCGAGAGTCAGAAGAAAAATATCTGGAAAGATAACTATTATGGGTGCTGGTTAATGGATGAATTTAAAGAAGAAAATATTAATAGATTTAGTTATTGTAAGGTATATGATGTTGGGGAAACAGTAGTAGCGGTAGAGAACAATATAAACGTATATCTATCTCAAATCGACAATACGGTTAGATTCGGACAGGTGGATATGTTTAAGAGTAACGTGTTCGATGTTGCTTTTGATGATATTGTCGTAAATAAGAAAGACAGACCCAATGTTGTCAATTTTATAAAAGAAAATACCAGATTATTTAAGCCAGCGTTTATGGAAATTAGAAACATAAAGAGTATTCATGATTATAAACTAGAAAGTAACAAAATAGGGGATTAAAATGTCAAGTGTCCTAATAGATAATCAAAAAATTAGTGGTGGTCTTATAGTCACTGCTGGAAACAATACTTCAGCATGGTACACCAGAGTAAATTCCAGCGAATTTACCGTCAACGGGTCATTTAATCCATTAGAGGGCATATTTGACTGGGTACTGACAAAGACAACAGATACTCACTATGTAAAATCTAACGTTATTAAATTTAAAAACAAGAAATCAACATTTCAGGTAGTATTTAAGACCCCCTTTATAGACGACAATTATTATGTGTTTTTTAGTTCAAACTCAAACGTAAACTTATTCTGGACATCGAAAAAGAAAAACGGATTTATAATTAACGCAAGTTCGGAATTTGACTCAGAAATTACGTGGTTAGCTATACATAAGTCCTTTTCTCATCTAACTGGAGTTAATAACCCAGGAACTATTTACTCTGGATCCAGAAATTTAATATACGATACTATTCCATGTACCGAATTAACATTAGATTGTGGAAATACAGATGCGTGCGTATCAAAAGAACTAGATATTAGTCAAAACTGCCACACAAATCTACGTGGATGGTACGAAAATGAGTTAATAATTAAACCATCGACAAGTATAGACTCGTTTACTATCCCAATGGTGTTTTCTGATAATAATTATTCAATTCTCTTATCAACTAATACTAATATAAATACATTTTGGCTCGATAAATCCACTGATCGGGCAAAAATTGGAACAAGTTATCCAATTAATTGTATAATAGACTTCTTGTTTATCAAAAACGGTATTGATTGGTGGGACGAATTACCTTAAGGAGTGTTTTAAATGTCTGGATTCAATAGAGATATATCGGTAGTAACCCCAGCGGATTTTCTTAACGACAAAAACGTTAATGCTCCTCTTAAGGAGCTGATTGATAATGACTTATATATTTTGAAGATGTTAAATGGAAATAGAACTTTAATAAAATCAATTTACGGAAATTTATTAGATTATAATATAAATGGTGATAAGGTTCTTGTAAATGGCGGAAAAATGAATACATACAAGAACTGCAATACATGGAAGGCGCTAAAAAATTTCGCTATTAACAATGACGAAGATCTAATTTTTGATGCAGCAAACGAAAATATGGTCTATAAGGGATATAGTGACACACCAGCCGGATCTATAGACTATAATGTAAATAGAGAGTCTTGGATAGAAAGAGATATATTTATTCCTGAAATCTTAAGAGGTCAGGAGCTAATTTTCGCTATTAAAGGATCCAAATTTCCAAATTCAATGAATTGGGAGATTTCTGGCTCACAACATGTTGCTTTAGGTGATATGTATGAAACAGTAGCAATCGAAATAGAAAACGCTAGAGATACTGTAAGAGAATTCAAAATACTAGGTCCATTTCCGAATTTTGATGAATTTAATATCAAATCATATTCACCAAAAATGATTTCGTCTTATGTTTCGTTTGTTACTAAAATAGAAAGCCCAACAATTAAGATAAAGATTTTTAGAACCGATAATGATGGATACTTACATATTAATAGAATTTTCGTGGGTTCATTAACATTGCCATATGATAACAGTCAATCAAAATACCCAGTAAAAGATATTGATATTAATAGCTATTATGATTTTGACAATGATAATTCTAAATTGACAGCAACCAGTGTATTAGGAAGATCATTTGCGCCGAGGGGAGTTGATCCAATTGTAAACGATATAGCATCTGTACTTGATGTATATCAGACAATTTCAAAGGTGGTTACCAGAGCAACAACTTTAACGATACCATCAGACAGAAGTAAACCAGAACACGGATCAATTAATTTATCGTCCAGCCAATTAGTATATACTATAAATCACCACCCACTAAAGCCTGGATTATCTTATCCTGTTATATCAATTGTTTCGCCTTTCAGTGATTCTGCGATGTTCATAGCAAATATTTTTGATGTTCGGGATAGTCAATTTAGTGTTTCTCTTTCTGATTATCCAGAAAATGATAACTATAAAATTAACTGGTATATCCCATCAATTGAAACAGCCGATATTCTTTATGAGGCTAATAGATATGACTATATAACTCCACCATCAGTAGAGGTTGATGTATATCCAGATATTTTTAATTTCGAAGAAAACTATTAATAGGAAATTAAATGACCATAAGTGATAAAAAATCATCTTTCTTAGCAAATGAATTACTTTTACAGAACGGTGACTCTTTAGCTAGTATAGCTCCTATTAATACTGAAGTATCTAAGGATAATACTACAGAGAACCCAAAAATTGGATTTTCTGATGAGTGGTCTTCCAATACTGACAAGTTTAATAACTCTTTTGTTGAAAAGATAAAAGAAATTTCAATATCTGATTTAGTAGATATACCAAAAGGAATATCTTTTAATAGTGATACACAAACTCTTTTATTCTCCGATGAATCTTTAACAAAACAATATACTAGTGGCTGCAAGTTACCGAATTCAGATACAATTAGTTTAAATGCTTTAGTATCTGATATTGATACTGTACAGATATTAGATAAAATTAATAACTTCGGTGATATTTATGATTTTCAGTTTAAACAAATTAACTATGGGTCTTTCAAGTTCCCCAATGCCAAAATAGTTACATCATTAACAAATATAGTTGGTTACTATTCTTTAGATAAGTTACTAAATGATGAATTTGTTAGAAAACAATATAAAGATAATCTATACAATACATATAAAAATACAGATAAAGAATCTCTTTATCCTCCTTATTCTGGATTTTTGAATAATCCCGACTATACGGAATCTGGGTGGATAAGTATTGATCAGATTATTAGATCGGTTTATTCTGATGATTTTGCACATGATACCAATGCGTCAATAAATATTAAAACCCCTAAAATTTTAGACGCTAAAAGAGCATTCATCTTTGCGTCACTATCATATACATGTGATATATTTAAATTAAACTCATTCAATAAATTAAGTGATTTTGGTTTACGATTGATAGATAGGACAACTGGAACAGAGTTATCTAGAACCTCAATCAGATCAAATTTAATAGATAAAATAACTAATTGCATTACTCTTAGTTATAATGGAAAATTAAATGATTTATCTTTAGAAAACGCTAATGTCACTAGTTCCTCAAAAAAGAGTAACTGTCAGAAAATAAATATTAATAAATGTGACGGTTCACTATTCACATTAGATGAAAATGTAATATCCGCAGAATCGACTGGATTCTCGCATGAGTTTGATGTTCAATTTAACGTTAACCCTATACAGACTATTTTAAGTACTAAGCCCGATATTTTAAATACCGTAGATGCAATTCACTGGACAACTGGAATAGATACTGTGTCTATTAACAATGAAATTTTAAATTTAACCAGTGAGTTCGGTAAAGAAAATTATCTCAGCGGTAAACTTAATTTAGATAGAGCATTTGCATACGGTAGCGGAGATTTCTTTAATGGTTATGCCGCTGGTGGGTACTTTCATAATGACTCCGAAGAAATCATAGGAACAACGGACGAAACCGAATCTTGGAACGGAATTTCGTGGTTAGTAAAGAGCAAATTATCTTCACCTAGAGCATGTGGGCTATCTGGTGGGAATTCTACTACTGGTATAATATCACAAGGAATTAATAATATTTGGGATCCGTCAGATAAGACATTCGAAAATAGTTTCACTCCATCTTCACATTCGTTTCCACAAAAATCACTAATTCTGTCCTCTTATCTTGGTATAGAGTCGTGGAAGGTTGTAAACGATGTTACCCCACCGATAAGTAAACATAGTATATCTGGATACTTAAATATATCATACAAAGAATCAAAAGCTGGGGAAAGCATTGATTCCATACTAGATTCGAACAATGTGGAAATATGCGCCGAAGCTATTTCAAAAGCCAAACAATTTGCGTCTCAGACTTTTTCTAACAACACCGAGTTAGAAGTACCAAATGTCAAACCCAGAGTATGGTTTAATATTTGGCAGACTAATGGTATTTCTTTCTGTGGTTCCACCGATAACCATATTAGATTAGATCACGTTTCGGATAATATATTATCAGATGAATTTGAAAAAATAAGTTGGATAAAAATAATAAAAAACACATCAAATCCAGATATAGAAACAACCCAAGAAGAAAACGCATATGGTTGCTGGAACATTGACCCATACAGGAAATATCCAATAAAAGCATTTGGAGTTGCCTACGTTGGGGACAATAATAGTGGTCTGGCTACGGGAGGGAAAACAGGAAATTCTCTAATAAGTACCACCAATAATGTTAAAACAAATATGCGAAATTATTATTTAGATATTAATAATTTCAATGAAAATAACTTATCGGTAGTTCCTTATACATATGAAAATAATGGAATAACTTGGATTAGAAAAGAAAATTTACCAGAATCAGTCTATTATCATGTTGGTGTCGGTAATTTAGAAAATTCCGTATTTTTTGGTGGAATCCATTCTACACTAGAGAACCCCAATGTGAACACTACTATTAGGAACTGTGAAGATTGGGATTCTATGATTAGAACGTTCGGTGGTTCTTTTCATAAAAACGGAAGCGTTGGATTAAATGGAAATATTCAGTTCAGTCACTTTTCTTCTCTAATTGATTCCAAGTCTTATGGCTTTTCCGATAGTTACGGTAACACATATTATAAAACCAGAGACTTACGAGATACTTCCAATCTTGGAGTAATATATTCTTCCGAATATACTAACAATAACCTTCCAACCATACAATCAGAATATCCATTAATTAAATCTTTCAGTAATTATGCTGATCCAGAGTTTACATTTCCAAACAAGAGAATATATTCAAATAGAGTTTCTACTATAACTATCGAATATAATACAATTTATTATGCACCAAATCAATATAAAATAACAATAGATTTAATAAGTGATAGTGTAATTAAGGGTCCAAAAGATTTAGAGTTTGATTTAATTTCTGGTAAAATAACTATAATAACTTTGGAAAAATTTAAAGAAAGTATATATAATTACTTCAGTTTCTTTGGGATAACAAGTAAGTCGATTAAAACAAATATAATAAAAACTACCGTTTTTTCTGATGGGGAATCTCGTTTATTAAACAACGAAGATAGTAATAGTGGTCCATCGAAACACGAAGAATTAAACATTTTTGAGGATATAGCGAGTGACTCGTCGATTTCAAAAACTGGAAAATTTGCATTATATTCCAATTTAAATGCAGAACAATTTAAGGACACATACAACCCATATGACGATAACCAGGAATTTCCTGTTTGTCACTATCCACGAAAAAATAATTTCTTAAATAATATATCTTATAATTACGCAGGCCACCCAACTAATGGTGGAATGTGGCTATGGAGTCGTCCTTCTTTTGGTGAATCGTTATTTGATCCAAAAAATATTAACTATGATGGAATATCATATTCAGATAGAAATAACCATAGTTTCGGGTTTAGTATCGATAATAACAATCCAAATACACATACCTTTTTCGTTGGACCAAAGAGCGAAGGATTAAATCAATTCTTAACTACAAAAGATAGTTATAGTGATGGAACACATATTTTCGTTGAAGACTGGAATAATATATTTAAAACAAAACGGGTTATAAAGTATTTTGAAAACGATAATATAAATTTCACTCTGATGCCAGGGGGGATTTCTTCAATATCCAAATTATTTAATATTAATATCGATTTAAAACGAAAACTTTTATCTGACGGAACCTGGACACCAGAGTTATCTAAAGTTCCTTTAGAAGATCCTATTGTTTATAGAAATGGGACAGTTAGTAAAGGGAAATTTAAAAATATTAACTCCACCTTCTTCAGTAACTTCAATTCTGTTGTTAAATCCTTTTCAGATTCTCAGTTTATAAACGTTCCGTATATAAATTTGCAAACATCCGATTACTACCCAGTTATTAACTATGATAACAGTAATTATTTTGAATTTAATAAATTTTTTGACTCATCGAATAAATCCAGTTCAATAAGAGATAAATCTGGTCTTTGGCCTTGGAACGATTTACTTCAAGGAGACGCATCAAATTCATGCGTTAAGAACGACTATACTTTCTTATGGGATACAACTGGCGCATTCTTTGTAGCAGTAGTTAGTGATGTAACTATAAATGACGGAATTACAACGGAAAAAATAATTATAACAAAATATAATAAAAATGGAGACAAAGAATTTGACTATAATCTAGAATATGTAGATAATAAAATTTCAGTTGATAGTTCTGGATATAGTTCGGTAAGAGGCGAAGATAACGCAATTAGATTATTCGGTGATGATGTAAAACAACAGAGACTTGATTATACTAAATATAATAGTTTACATATATACGGTAATAAACAGAATTTTGATGTTTCCCAAGTATCGGTTAACAGTTTCGGGTGGAACGAAGCGTGTAAGAAAGAGTACGATAGCACGTCAATATCAGACTATCCATTTAAATATTGTAACCTCGGTGAGTTATTAAATGAATTAAACTATTATAATAACACTGAAAAAGTTCAAGTGTATATAGAAGGAAATTCGTATGGAAAAAATACGTTATCAATAACTCCAGCAAAGGAATGGTATAACCCAAAGCACAAAAAAATACAAAATAAAGTAAGATATAATATACCACCACAAATACTAAATGAAAATTTCTGTGGCGTTAGGGAAAACTTAATAAGACTTAGATATAATCAATTTAACTTAAGTCCACATTCTGGAGTTTTTATTGGCGATATTAGATTAATTGGTGAGGTGGATCCATGTTACACCTTAAGATCTATCATCGCAAAACAAAATGAGCCTTTATATGATCCAACATATAACGGTGTTAGAGGTCAGCCTGAATTCTTTATGGACAATATTATGAGAGAATTTGGGGTAGAGTGGTACAATACAAGTATAGCAACCGAGTTCACATCAAATCTATTTGCTAGATTTAAGAGAGATGCGTTAGGAACCGATAAGTTAGACACTGAGTTTGTTGATAACTCTGGGACCAATGTATATCCATTTACATATAAAGATATAAATGGAATCAAATATAATCCGAGAGATATTATGACCAACAAAGACATTACGGATAAATCTTTATCGGTTACTCCAAATGTGGCTATAGTATGTGTGGGTCTTTATGATATTCTCTTTGATAAAAACTACTACGAAACTATTTTCTTCTTGGAAGAAATAGCCAAAGTTGCTCAAGAAAATAACTTATGGACTATATTCTTAACAATACCCCCTCGCCCAATGATGAAGCATGATATAGCAATAGAAAATCATGTTTGGTATCATAATTTAGTTGGTGATGGTACTTTAGATGATCAGATTTCCCCAATAAGATCTAGCTCACAAAACTCTCCAGTATATGGAAATAAAACCAATATTCCATTAAACTTCGGCGTATATAACGGAAAGATTGATCCGTTTATTGGAAAAACAAAGTTAGAGAAGTTAGTTGCTATTAATGAATGGATGAAGACAAAATTACCAGAATATGACCATAATGTCATAGATGCGTATGATTTTTTAGTCGATACAAATCTTCCAGTTTCGAATCAAATTAAATATATAGTAACAGATGAAAACACATTAGAACCAACTACTGAGCCAATATATGGAGATATAAAGCCTCTATATTCAAATGGGATATTCGAAAATAACGAAATAACACAGTTTAACGGTAGATTAAACGGAACTTCTAGTAAAGATTTGATGATCCATGTTTTCAATTCAGTTGATCTGGTTCCTAGATTTAATATAAAAATATTATCGTTTGACGATAACCCAATAGAACCAAAAGATATTTTTGTTTTAGATAATCCTAAAGTCCCTTATCTGGACAGAAAAGAATATATTAATCTCTATGAAGTTGGGTTAGAAAATACGCATCTATCACCCGATAAGTTATTTAAATTTAATCAACAAATGGTTAAATCTTATGTATCACTTAAACCAAACATGTCTGGTAATTTTAATCCACTAATCCACTCAACATGTGAAGAAAGTCTATATTTCGATCTTTTGTGCTGTATTTTATCAAAACAGTCTTGCTTAGGTAGCTGTTATACGGATATTTCCACTTACTTATCAAATAAAACAGAAGATGAATATAAATGGACAAACCATTTCCACGAGGAATGGACCGTTCCAGCTATAGAATCTCCTTTTGCTGGTGCGTTCAGTATGGAGGAATTTAACGTTTGGTTAACCGCTGGAAATAGTAAAAATAATAGATGGGGAACTAATATATGGGCATCTAATGAGAACGGGGAAATTACTTTACATTATAGAAAACAAAGAATAGGAGTAAGTGATCCACAAGCTGGTTATGGGCTAGAAAATGGGAATTGGGAGTTAATTAATAGTCAACCAGATAGAAACAAACTTTATTTTTCGACACTAACAGCGGAACTAAAAATCTCCAATCTAGAAGACATACAATCACTATCACCAATTCCATGTCGAGTATTTTATGATGAGTTTAGCTTTGATTTCTCTGTCTATTATAACGACACAACAACAAAACCACTGATAGACGATATTTTAAAGCTATCATATAGCGACTATTCTGGGGGAATAGAATACAAAAAAGAAAATAGCACTGGATATGAGGTTCTCGGTATTAACTGTGATAATAATATTTCTATTTTTTATCCTGAAGAATCCTACATAAATCCTTTTGTTAGCGGAAAGGAGATTTGTACTTCCGAGCATTTCTTATATGCTGAATGGGTTTCTAGTTTTATTCAGGAATGGAAGTCACAAAAATCACTTTTAGATAAACAGAAGGATAATAAATATTTCTTTAAACATAATATAGAGAAATATTTGGGGTGTAATAACGTTTCAAACGCAACAAACGAATTATCATCAGATATTAAAATTGTAGAAACTTCATGGAGACGTTATCAGGATGGGGTGGGTCTTGGTGGAGATGCTCCGTTAATACACACAGAGACAGATAAGTTACTATGTAATCCACTCAACACTTATTATATAGGACAATGTGCATTCGGAACTCCAGAAAAAGCGGTGGTGTTCGGTGGAATATCGGTTCCAAGTGCTGGTAACAATAATAGAAGCAAGATGTGGTGGGAAAATTTAACTACTAACTTTACATTTAAATGGAATAAATCTATTATCAATTTAGAAGATACATTTAATCTAAACTATACAAAGAGAGGACTATCGCCTTTCTTTAGTAATTATGAGATCTCGTCATCAAAATCCAATATGGGGTCCATTTTATATGACGTATCAAATAATATCCTAATTGAAAGACAGGGGACCGCTATATTTAACGGAACTAATAGTGTAGATGTAAAATTAAGTATTCCAGAAGAAATAGTGAATAAAGATAAATACAGTATTATATTGACACCTAGTGATAATGTAAATACTTGGTGGGAAAATAAATCAGAAAATGGGTTTTCTATAGTTGTTGGAATATCATCTTGGACAGGAACTGTAGATTGGCAAATTGTTCTTAGCGATAGAATCGTAAAATCAAATATAGATGATAGCAGTAGAGATAATATTCCGTTCGATACTTATGAGGGACTATAAAAATGACTTTAGATAATAAAAAATTTACAGTAAACGGATTGGTTCTGAAAGGACCAGTAACTCAATCATTATCTAGTAACTTAGATGATATTGAGATGGGACTATTTATTAATGAATCGGGTGATTTAGTTTTTAAAGATAATTATGTAAAAAACGTACTTAAAAAAGATTCTATTACTTTAAGAGAAATATATAATAAAAATAAAGGCGTCTTTGTTGAGTTAGTTCCAGATCCAAATGATTCATCAAAAACCATAGAAAAGATGTATTTTAAAGATGGAACAGTTAGTAGAGCATATTCCTTGGAAGAAATCGTTAACTTATGCCAAACCAGTAGAAGAAACTTAATAACTGGTCCTCTTTGGTGGGTCGGTAGAACGGAAATAGATCACACCGAATGCGCCAATATTCAAATCGAGGAAGAAAAAGATAATCCAAACTCTATAAATTTACTATGGAGTATTGATAGATTCTTATCTGAAGTGTCAAATATAAGTAAATGCGAATCTCCATCACCTATGACATTTTACGAAAAATCAATAAACCCAGATACTGGTGAATGGGTGTGGTGGGATGTTCAGAATCTAGAGTTAGTAGTTCCACCAATTTCAGATCCGTATAAATTAGCTAATATTTTAGCCAAGATTTCTTTCCAGAGCTATAATATGTCCGAACCAATTATTTTTAGACTTTATGACGCAACTATCGGAAAAGAATTAACAAGAACAGCAATAACACAAGCAAATTCTGGTAAGATATTAGGACCAGTAGTTCTAAGTTACTTTGGTAACTTGTATGATACAAATTCAACATCATCCAGCACATGTTCAACTGGAACGTGTGGATGCTCTACATCAACGTGTGTGAAGGGTGACCCTAATTGCTTCATTCCAAACTCAAAATACATTAACAACAAATTTGCTGATCAATCGCACATAATTAAAGTACAATTCCATGCTATAAATTACCACCCCAACCATTGGGAGAGAGTAATCGGCGCTGCTATTGGAAATCAAGCTATCACGAAGTCCAGCATTGATATGATAGTATTTGATGTTAACCCAAGTTCCAAATTAAGTAGAAAACATGGTTCTGCCGATTTCGCAAATACAAATTCATTTTCAGTCGAATTTAGTACCCCAGTAGAAAATACTAATTTCTCAATTCAACTTACCCCCAATAAAAATATCAAATGTTGGTATTCTAATAAAACAGAAAATGGATTTATTATTAACACCTCAAAAGAATTTATTGGCAATATTGACTGGACAGTCATTTTATTAAATAACTAAGGAATTTTTATGTCACTAACCCCTTTCTCAACTAGTGAAATCATTATCGGAGATACAAGCAATAAAATAGGAATATCACCACAAGGAGATATGACTCTCTCTGATCCTTATGTTCCTTTGGTAAGACTTAGAGATCTAGTTTCTGGAAATATATCCATAGATCCCGCTCTAATGGTTTTTATCGAAAATACAGATTCTGGGTGGACTAGCTATTTTGACTCTTATGGTCAAGTTGGGTACTACATAACCATACCACATAACTGGCAATTGACATCATTAAATGACACCAATAATATATTTCCTTTAGGAATTCAGGTTAATGTATATGATTCATCCAATACATTAATTTTAGTTGATTCTATAGTACCTTCCGAAAACGATGTAACTCTTTACTTATCTAGAAAAATGACTATTAAAGTAATAATAAAAAGAATCGGATAACCCATGGCTTTCGAGTTTAAAGTATATCAAGCAAAAAATCCATCAACTCCCGCATATACATACTTGGGTAAATCCACTGTTGCTGGAGTGTTCGGGGCGCAGACTTCAAAATTTCCACACCAAGTACAGAAAAATTGCCATGATGTGTTTATTTTCGCTACCATTATTGGCGGTAAAAACATAAAAATAACACCAGCAACAGAGACAGATCCGTATATTTACTTGGATACTAGATGGTATAATTTTGATTCATCGATAAAAACAAACGCACCAACAAATACTTATGAGATTTTCAAAGAAATAGAAAAAAACGATAATAAATTTACTTTAACAGTAAAATTTAAAACATTAACGTCCGATGGATCGGTTCTAATAAAATCAAACACAAAATCTAGATTCTTGTGGGACGGTAAGCAAAATATTGTTGATCCAGACTATATAGATAATAAAGAATGTGATGACAATAACATTACCGATGATAACGGAAATATAGTAATTAAAAGAAGAGACTATACATTAAAAGATAATCCCATTTCGGATCCTTTATGGAATAAAAGGTCAGTTTCTCTAATAGACGACAAAGTAATAGACAATGAACTTTATACCGCTAAATTAATGCTAAAATCAATAATAGGAAGCGAATGTATAAAAGTCGAAAAAACCGATAGAGGAACTATTAAAATATCATTCGACAATAATAACTGTCGCCATGGTTGCTTTAAATTTACTTCAAGTGAATCTAGTTCCTCTAGTTCAGTTGATCTTGGTCACGGGTTATCGTCAGAATGTGTCTGAATTTTTTCAACTATCATTAAAATGCTTAATGGAAGAAATTTAGAGACTTCCCAAGTAACATTAAATCTCTTATAAAAGTTGTTTGAAGATATATCATCTTTAACTATTCTAGTTGAAACTCTACCTCTTTTTCTTTCAAACGGATTGGTATTCTCTGATTCCCCCTCCAAACATTGTGGAACTCGGATAATAACTAATGGATCCTCATTTTCAATATGGGAACCTATAAAGTCTCTTAAAATCTCTTTATAAATTGTGGTCAAAACTTCCATTATTTCTGATGGACTACCTACCATTTTTCTAGTATCTATCCTACCGTCCACCAAAACCCCAAAAATAAGTTCCCAACCGTGACTAGTATTTTCAAAAGCAACTTCGTACTCGTATTTGCTAGTATTAAATCTATAAGTCACTTCACGGTCAGTTTCAGTAACTTGGCGATACTTAAATTCATTTAATAAACTATAAGCCTCTTGAAATTTATTAAGCCACATAAAGTTCCTCTAAGTTCCTATTTATAGGAATTAAAATAGGATTCTAAGTTCCTAGTAGTAGGAACTTTAGAGTTGCTATTGACTTTAAAAAGCAACTTTGTATAATTCCTATAAAGGAACTAAAAGTGGCTAAAATAATCTTAAAGCACAAATCTGGCTCAGAGGTAATCATTTACGTTGAAGGAACTAATAGCGACTTGGTTGCCCACGTTGACTCTAGGATCCGAGAAGTTTTTAATATTTCCCCAGAAGAAACTATAGATTACTTAAAGAAACTTAAAGAAAAGGATAATCCGAATCCCTTTGAGCAAATGTTTGGGAAAGATAATCCCTTCTCGGGCATCTTTGGTGGAAAATAGAGGCTTATAGGAACTTTTAGTGACTTAAAGGCACTCGAAGTACCTTTGAGTTGCTTTTGTCGCCTAAGCGCCTAGAAATCAACTTAGAAGGTACTAAAAAGGAACTTAAAGATGCTTGAAGACATGCACTTAGAAGAAGATGGAATGCAGATAACTCATTCTATTAGTGGCGATAGTTTCTATGTATTTCCTATACAGGTCAATATAGGAACTGAAGACCATGGTGAGTTTTGGGTACATATAGGAAAATTTTTAACTTTAAAGGCAATTAAAGTGGCTGATAAGTATGTTATTGTGCAGTGCCTAACTGATATTGATAACGAAAGATACTATGATTTTTCTGATAGACATAACTTAGAAACCCGAGAAGATGTTATTAATTTTATTTTAAAGTCATTAAAGTGTCCACCAAAAAAGAATTATCCATGGGAATAATAGAGAATTGTCTTGAATTTTAATTTAAGTGGCTAAAATAATCACCAAAGGAACTCAAATGAAAAAACATCCAAATGTAGGGTCTAAAGTAGAAACTACGACTAAGTACGCTTATGCTTTTACTCTAAGTGACTATGAAAAGTATCTTATTACTAAATTGATGAAAAGAGAGCATGTGTCAACCGATTCAGAAGCTATTATCTTTTCTACATTAAAAAGAATCCTCAAAGGAAATCGAACAGTTTTTAAAAATTGGATTCCTGCTCCTTCCCTTAATCTCATGGAAGCGGAAGATAAGATGACATCTTTGATTAATTTTCTAGACGAAAAAACAAATAGAACAGAGATAATTAGTTTATTAAAGAATGATTTAAATGTTTCAGTTAAATATGATAGCTCCAATAATGTATCTACAATAGTTACTGATTCTGTGACTTTCGGTAGGTTACCCGAAGCGGACAAGAAAGCCATTGATAAGTCAATTACTAAGTTTGAGGGAAGTGCCATTATTTCATCTTTAGGAACTACTAATATAGAAAGAGACATTAACCTCTGTAGAAAATATATTAATTCAAAAAGAGGACTTTCGGAAGAATTTAAGGAAAGTATTGCGAAAGAGACTCCAGATTTTTATGATTGCCGTGGACAAAAAATTGAGGAAAAGGTTAATAAAGAAGTAGATGCTGCTATAGGATATACGGAAGATAAAAAAGAAGCGTGGGCGGAAGTAGCTGCAAAATTAAATGCAATACAACGTCCCACTTCAGAAACTAAACCAGTAACTCAAGTTTCTACCTATTGGCTCTTTGGTATCATTCCTATCTGGATTCGCCGCAAGATAGTAACTCAATGAAACGATGGTAACTCTTAATGAGTTACTATAAGGAACTTAAATGAAACCAGATCCAGAAAAATATAATCACGTTACTAAAGAGTTCTCTAGACTCGTAGATGAACATTTTCATAAACTAGATATTCTAAACTATTATCCTTATGGACCAAAATTCAGTTGGAATTATTTTTTGTGTGGTCAAGTTAATCTTAAAAAAGTTTATTTAGATGATCGAAATAAAGAAAAAACCGAAAAAGACTATATTTCCAATATTAAAAACGAAGTAGCTAGAGCAATGCATTATTTAATGGTTTATGGAAACTATCATTGGTTTGACAATCAAAGAATAAAAGCATTTGCACTGTGGAAACTATTTCATAGCGGGAAAGTAGAGTGGACAAAAAAACCACTTAAAGGTCTTAGTAACGAAGAGAAACTTAAGTTATATAGAAAATGTAAAAAGAAATCAAATTTGCTATATACAGATCCAGTAAGACATCCGACGAACAAAGAAGACATTAAAAGTGAATTGTACTACCTTAAGACATATGGAGTTTATGAAACTAAACATTTCCCGTTAGTATCTTTCGGATCTAGACAATTTGAGAAACCATTATATACTATTCCAGAACTAGCAGCAATTGAACTAATGGTCGATTGTGCCTTTGAGAATCTTTGTTAACTAAAAGGAACTTAAATGGAAATCCAAATTAAAAGAGAATATAACTACTCTGACGTTTATCTAGTTCCTAATAAGTGCATTGTAGGTTCTAGAAGTGAATGTGATACTTCGGTTATCTTTGGGGGAAGAAAATTCAAAGTTCCTGTAGTTGCTGCTAATATGCCAGCAGTTGTCAATATGGAAACTTGTAAGTTCTTCGCTGATAATGGATGGTACTACGTAATGCATCGATTTGGTGTAAATCAAATTGAATTCATAGACTACATGAGATCAAATGGTCACTTCACAAGTATCTCCATAGGTGTTAATGAAGATACTTATAAGCAACTTAGAGAGATTAAAGCCGCTGGACTGGAAAAAGAGTTACATTACGCTACTTTAGATATTGCGTATGCTTATTCGCCTAAAGCAGAGAACATGACTAAGTATTTTAAAGACAATTTTCCTAATACTTTTTTGACTGTTGGGAATTACAATACTCCAGAAGCATGTGTTGCTATTGAAAGTTGGGGAGCAGACGCAACAAAAGCAGGAATCGGCGCGGGGAAAAGTTGCATAACCCGTTTAAAGACAAAGGTTTACAGAGGAATGGTATCCTGTGGAATTGATATAGCACAAGTTGCAAAAAAACCAATAATCCTAGATGGTGGAATAGAACATCATGGTGATCTTTCGGTTGCTCTTGCTATAGGCGCTGATCTTGTGATGGCTGGTTCCTTATTTAATTCATATGACCAGAGTTCATCAGAGAAAATTGAAATTGACGGTCATATGAAATGTGTTTATTACGGATCAGCGAGTGAACATAATAAGAAAACATATTCAAGAGTAGAGGGAAAGAAAATCCTAATGGACTATAAAGGCGACATGACCCATTTACTTAAGGAAATTCAAGAGGATCTTCAATCAGCTATTAGCTACGCTGGGGGTAAAGATCTATCTGCTTTGAGATCCTGTAAGTTAATTACAGTAACTTGAAGGAACTAGAATGAACCAAGAAGATATAATTTCCCATAATTTACTTAAGGTAACTTTAAGGAACTTAGTAGAAAATAGAGTTAACCCCCACGTAAAACAAAGAGATGAATATTTTGAGAATTGTTTAAATAATATAGCCAATTTTAATCGTTCCACAAATCTTTTCCTCTTAATTTATCATAATTTAAAATCTAAGAATAACGTATATCTTCCATATCTTAAGCGACTTGAGCTAGAAAATAGAAGTATCTCGGAGTTACAGAAACTTTTAGTTACTGAAAGTATCTTAAAGGAACTAGAATGAAGTTTTCTGAACTAATTAGAAAAAGAGAAATTATAAAGTTATTCTATGGGAAGTTAGCTACTAAATTAACGAAAGTAAATCCAGATGACGATGACGGGTATCTTGTTTTATGTTATATGTATAAGGATTTTTTGGACTTATCTGTAGCTAAAGTCGTTAGAGAAAACGTGAATTTTAAAATAGAATCGAATGTTAAGATCAATATGAAAGATTCTTTTAAATTAAATAAACATAATTCAGTTCCTCTAAGTTCATATCAGCGACTTAAAGTAACTGAAAGTATCTTAAAGGAACTAGAATGAGCATTGACTGGACTAAAGTTAATTATAGAGAAATTGAAGAAGATCAAAAGTATCTTTCAAGTTTCGCTAAGGAACTAGAAGAGAAAATGTTAAATGAAGTTGATAAGAAAATCAAGTTCATTGATGAAGAAACCGATAAGATAATCTTCCATGCTGTTAGGAAAATAGATAGTTCCGTATTGACTAAGGAAGATTGTATTGAGTTCCTTAAAGTTCATAAGGAAAGAGTGAATATGCTTGTCTTATCAAGTAACTTTGGAGGTACTGGGTATGTTTTAACTTATTATCATGTACCTTTAGCAAGTTTCGTAGTTAATTATATTAAAGGAACTATTAAGGAACAAGAAGTTTATCTTGACCGCAGCGAAGAAAATCTAAGACGCTTAATGTATCCCTACCAGCCAATAAGGAAAATTTAATGAATAATCACATAAAGTTGATAGCTAAACCCAATAGTTACTATGATGCGGGAACCGAAGTATATAATTATGATGGCAATAGATTTACTAAGGATGATTGGAACGAATGGGTAAAGAGCGGCATTGCATGTGTTCGTGGTTATGTGAAAGGGACGCTGGATGGAGACACTTCATTGATAGAAGAGTTTGAAGTGGAATATGGCGTTGGTCCGAAGTCGATTAACAATAAGGAAATTTAAATGACTGATAATAGACTATTAAAAGTATTATATAAAGTAACTCCAGAAGAAAACGAAAAGCCAATGTCACCTGAACTAGTAGCGCATATCGAAAGTAGCATTATAGAAACTGAAGAAACTTCATTGCAAAAAGAAATAGAATATTTTAAGTCGATTAGTGGAAAATTTCAAGTAGCAAATGCGTGGACAAGTCACTCTTATAGGAACTCAAAGGAACTAAAATGACTCATGATTTCACAGCATATAAACGTGGTTATTATTCATGGCACCTAATTATTTGGGGGGTCGCTGATACTCGGTTAGCAATGCGCGAGTTTCTTAAAAGAGACGATTCAAGTTATGATTGGTCGAAAGTTATGGAATTTGTTGAAACTAATCACCCACATAGATACAATAGTTATAAATTTAATGAATTATTAACTGCTTATAAAAGCATAAACAAATCTATTGATTGTACTAAAGTTGATTCATCGCTAAATTATTTTGATATTTTTGAAAGTAGCGAAGTTGATGGGATGTATTCATTTACCGCCAGCGTTGAGAAAACCAAACAATTCATTTTTAAGTTAATGGGTATATTTCCGTCTTTAACTTTTATATTGGAATCATATGGAGCAAATGTTTATACCGAGTTTAGAGAAAATATAGAAGTAGATCCCAAAAATTTCCAATATTGGAAAATATCAAACTAAAAAGTTTTGAAAGGAACTCAAAATGAACAAATTAAAAGCATCACATGAACCTGGAAGCGAGTTTCTTCCACCATTCACAGTTGAAGAAGCCACCAATAATTTACTTTATGGTGACTCTGTGTTTGGGGATGGGAAAATGACACGGGAAGAAGCCACTAAAAGAGTTATTCAATTTAGGAACTCAAAGGAACTAAAATGAACAAAAAATAGAAAATTTAAAGAACCTTAAAGCGACTTCACTAGGATTCGCTAGTTGCGTTGGTGTTATGGCTGATGAAAAAGACTTTCCATTAAATCACGGAAATTACTTTTCCTTAGACGCAGAGGATGGGAAAGGCTACGAAATAGCCAATTTTTGGTATGAGGATTTTGATTATCTGATTCGAAATAAGATAATTGAATTTCCAGTCAATATAAAGGTTCTAGAAAAGAAATGGGCAATAATTTCTGACAATAGAGTTCCTTTTGAGTTTTATTCAGAAACTTCTTATAGAGCACCAGAAAAATACTGGTCTCTAAAAGATAGATTGATTAGACATCAAAAAATAGATACTGGAATTATCAAGATATTTAATGGGTACGAAACTCAAGAAATTAAGGCAACCAGAAGAATGTTAGATGTTAAATGGTCAATTGAAGCAACACAAGATCTAGCAATCCACAACAGCAAATTCGACATAGGAATATCCCAATGAAATATCGCCAAGGTTTCGTAACCAATTCTTCAAGTACCTCGTTCATTATCGCCATTAAAGGCGGAATAGAAAATTTAAGTAACTTAATAGATACTGATAAGAAATGGAAAAAGTTCATTGAAGATTCTATTAAGTTAATTCTAGAGTCTTCCGATGATTACGATACTTGTTCCTTTTGTCCAGCAAATAGTGACTCTTGGGTTACTGAAGGTAATTGGAAAGATGAAATAGAGAATCTCAAAAAGAATAACTTTAAGATCTACGAAAAAAGAGTTTCTATTCACGATGATAATATTCAGGAGTCCATACGGAACCTGGATAAGATAAATGGAATAGTTATTCTTAAGGAATACGACTAAATGGTTAAGTTTATTGGCGAAATTTTCCAAGTAACTGAGACTCTAGAAGAAGGAAAATCTTTCAGAGCCAGATTAATTGACTATTCTGGGGAACGGAGTGATTGCTTTGCTACATTTAATGAATCTGAAATTGCTAAAGTTTCTAGAAAGTACATTAAGTGCGGCAATAATTTTACTTGGATAATCGACACCGAAAATAAAATAGATAAGATAATCATGCATAAGCCAAAGATATTAACTACGAAGGAAATTAAAGAAGCAAAGAAAAGAGCAATGAGATACTCAAGTTACAACGAGTTAATGGAAGGTTCCAAATGATTAGCTTTTGTCCAGATGATGGTGGTTATTATTACTTTGAGATCTCTAGTGGGAACTCAAAGATAAACATTTTTGACGAAGATGGTGTAAGAGTAACTTACGTTTCAAGTGATAAAAATCAGAACATAGCTAACGTAACTCTAAATGAGGAACAACTGGCTAACGCAATTAAAGAATATATCGAAAAATACTTTAACCCCTATTCGAAAGAAGACATTGAAGAAGCAAATAAAATCGCCAATAAATGGAAAGAAGAGTTAAATCTATGATTACTAAAGTAATTAAACCACCAACCTCACTGCCAGATATTACCCATATGGGAGGTTTTCGTCCACTTTCGGTTTTCCTAGCGGGGTCAATTGAAATGGGAACCGCGATAGATTGGCAAAAAACAGTAACTGGGGAAATAACTGGGATGGCTTCTTACATTTTTAACCCAAGAAGAGACGATTGGAACTCAACGTGGCACCAAGATAGCCCCGAATTCGTTAAGCAAGTTAACTGGGAACTTGATGCACTATCGATGTCGCATTTTATCTTTATGTACTTTGATCCTAAGACAAAATCACCTATTAGTTTATTGGAACTTGGACTATTCGCATCGAGTGGAAAGTTAATCGTATGCTGTCCAAACGGATTTTGGCGCAAAGGTAATGTTGATATAGTTTGTCAGAGATACGGAATTATATTAATGAATGACATAAATGAAGCAGTTTATCATCTAAAGGAACGGTTAATTGATAACAGAAACTATTATTTAGATAAGGAACTTTGATTGACTGCTTATGTACTCGTAGATTCTAAAAGCCAATTAAAGGATCGGGACCAACTAGATCTTTATGACGGCTATTTGAATCTTGGATTACCTACTAAGTTAATTAAAGAAACTGAAATTTACTTAGGTGTACAAAAGGTTACTAAAAGTGACATCTTTTGTGGACACATTAATCTTTGCCATTTTATCCTAAACGAAAACAAAGTTCCTATTCCAGAATCTTTAGGGTATCCAGAGGAACTTAAGAGTTTCTATGGAAGGAACATAACTCAAGTTTCTTTTAGGAACTTTGAAGAATCTTTTAAAGATGATCAGAATTACTTTATTAAGCCGATTAGGAATAAACTTTTTGAAGCCCGAGTAGTTTCTTCGATAGCGGATCTAAAGGTACTTAAAGCATCTATCGAAGATTCTACCATGATCTACGTTAGCGATGTAGTATCTTTTAAAAGCGAATATAGATTTTACATCTTTAGGAACGAAATAGTGGATTTCTTTAAATATTATGTGAGCGACTGGAAAGATTCTTTTGAGCTTAATTTAGATGTAGTAGAAGATATTTTTAGAATCTTAAAGTCGCTTAAGATGCCTGTGTTTTATTCGTTAGATGTAGGAAATGATTCGCTTGGTAGAACCTTAATAGTTGAATTGAATGATGGGTACGCTCTTGGTAACTACGGGTTAGCGCCTTTAAAGTACACTCAGATGTCGATAGAAAGATGGCGAGAAATAAATAAGGATTAATTATGTTATCTAAACTTGAGAAACGATTAAAAGAAGCATTTAAGAACATCGAAATATACGATGTTGATGATTGTTTATGTGAATGTGGGGTGTTGACTGAAAGAAAAGGCGACGATCAATTCACTAGAGGATTAGATGTTCTATATAAGGAAATTATAAAAACTTATAAAGAAAATAAAGAAGGTAAAGCGTCTCTTTTTATTCCTCGGTTCTCTTTTAAGTTTATAATAGAAAGAGTAAGTAACTCACATAGAACTGGTTACTTTTCGTTTCTAGCCTCAGCGACTAGGAAACAAGAAGAGAAGATACCCTGTGTTGTTATTTGCGTTGGGGATGACTTAAAAGAAGATTTTGATAATAAGAACTTCATTAAGATAATAGAACATTTTAAATATACCGTTTACCATGAATTAACTCATTTTTTAAATTATTATTCCTATAAGAATGAACATAAGAGAACCTGTACAGATCAACAAGGAGTAATAACAACTCCCGACGAATTTAATGCTTACTTTCACCAATTCCGAAAGTTTCTCAAAGACACGGTTGATGAAGTAGTTTCTTCTAAATGTTCTTTCTTAGAGACTTTCGGTGATTCTGCTCAAGATTTCGTAGATAAATTTTGGATTTTATTTAATAAACATAATCCAAAAACTTATAATCAAATTCCAGAAAATGAAAAATATCATCGAAAGTGGCTTAAGAGAATATATCAGATGTACTTCGAATTAATGGAACACTACGAAGAAGAAATAAAAGAAAATAATAAATAGTTGGTATAATCAATTTCAGCGGCACCGCATCGCCGCCGTTTAGCGACTTTAATACCCCAGCCACTAGTCGTTTGGCTTTAAGAAAGGACGAAAATGATGCATTTAAACAGCATAGTCGTGGCTATCCTCGACTCAAAACAAAAATCTTTTAGAGGATACTCTTCTGAAAGATTATCTAACGGTAGAAAGTCAACCGTTCATCTTCCATTCGATTCTGAATATCAGATTCTCATCAAAAATTCTCACGAAAGAAATATTCGTTTGGATATTGACATTGATGGAACTTCAGTCACTAATGATGGACTTATAGTTTCAGCTAAACATCAATGCACCCTTGAGAGATTCCTTAATTCGGATCGTAAATTTAAGTTTGTTCCTATTTCAAACTCAGAAGTTGCTGATCCAACTAGTAAAGAAAATGGAATAATTACTGTAAATGTTAATTTCGAGAAAGGTCGATCCCATTTCACTATAGGAGACAATGAATCGTGGAAGAGATGGGAATGGACAATGCCATTTCAGCCTTCCGATTATCCACCTGGATGTCCGCTAGGATCTTCTGGAGACGCTACTTGGATGAATTATAGACCAGTTACGCTCTCTAGTAGTGGGGCCGAATTTAACTCATCCACTAATATAAATTGTTTACGTGGAAGTAAATCATCACATGTAACTTATTCATGTGATACCATTAAATCCAGATCATTATCAAACGCTGGAGCGACTATTGAAGGTTCTAAGAGTAACCAACAATTTACTACTGTTGACTGGTTAGGCGACGATCCGCTTATTGAGTCACTTACTTTTAAATTCCAGTTACTTGGAATAACCCAGCAAGATACTAAAGAGTACCAAGAGTATTTGCGTCTTAAAAATAAATTTGAAAGTTAATAAGTAGTTGCTAGAAGTACCTTTAAGCCCCTAGAAGTTTCTTTTAGGGGCTTTTTTGTCGGCTATTGACTTCCTACAAAAAGCCGCTATAATCCCCTCTCAAGAAACTAAGAAGGAAAGCAATTATGACGGGAGCAAATGCCGTTTTTGTATAAAATAATAAAATTTCATATAAACTTATTTTTTGTGGTATTTTATATAAATAGGTGTATATGAGTAGTTTTGTTATCTCTGCCGATATAAAAATTGAAGACGAAGAACAGAGAGAACATGTTCAAAATGTTTGTCGGCAGTTCTCTAATATGTTTCGTTGTGCTTACAACGAACTCAATAGAGGGGAAACAAAGAAAGACACAGAACATAAACTATATAACTACGAAAACATTCAAACACTCGATTCTTGGTTTATTCGGTGTGCTGTCATTAAGGCAGATGGATTGTTTTCTGCCCATAAAAAACAGTTTGATTCAGCAATGAAATCTTTTGAAAAATCAAAAGATAAAAACAAAATCAAACCAAGAATGCATGTTCCGATATTTGGAACAAGAAAAAAGTTTAAAGAAAGAGCAGAGGGAAAGATTTCTTCAGCCGAATGGAAACAAGAACGAATCTACATGCTTGAATCCATTGGAGAAGAAAACCGAGGTGGTAATAGAAAGTTTGAACTAGACATAGATAATAATCAATTAATTTTTAAACCAGAGCGAGGAATAAAGATTCCAATTAAGTTTGTTGGCTTACGTCGTACTTATATCGAAAAACTAAAATACATTCAGGATAATGGCAAATGTTTCTCAGTTAGATTAGATGACAAACGAATTAACATAACGATAGATGTTGAAAATTTTGTTGAAACTCCACATAAAGTTTTGGATCAACGAGTAATGGGAATTGATTTGAATCCTGACAATATTGGTTATTCGATTGTTGACCAACCAAGTGGAAAGATTATAAAGGCAGAATGCTTTGATTTGTCGAATTTGACAGTTAAATCAGGAAAACCTTCTGACGATCCAGAATCGAAATATTTGACTAATAAACGCAATTACGAGATTTTGCAAATTGTTCATTCTTTAATAAAAACTGCTATTCATTTCCAAGTTAAAAAGATTTCGGTTGAAGAATTGAATTTTTCTTTTGAAAAGAAGTCGAAAGAAAAATCAGCATTTAATAATAAGTTTGTTAATAGAAAGAATAAGAATTGTTGGCCTTATAGATTGTTTATTGATAAGATAAAAATGTTAGGAATAATTAATAATATCGAAGTTGTTGAGATTCATCCAGCAT